GTGAGAGATTCTTACTTCCAGAAGAAAATAGTATTGATCTTTTTTCAGATACAATCAAACATTGTATTGCGTTTGTAAAATAAAAGTTAATAATGCTTTTATTTTGATTTACAATCTCTTGCAGTCACTGCTATTGTCAAACTCCTGTTTTTGGCTATTCTCTCGAGGTGAGAAGTATATAACACAAGCTTTACACTTAAATCAACATTACAAAATCACTTAAAAATATGTAAAGAGAATACTCCAGAGAAAGAACTTCGTAGAGAATATGAAAATCGTGAAAAAGAACTTATCTCTAAATACGAGAAAAAGATAGAAGAACAGAAAAAAGTTATAAAGGAATTACATGCAGAGTATAAGAAACAGTTAGAGATGCAAAACAAAGATTTACACGATCGGATTCAATCTATGGCAGAAAAGGCAATCGCGAAACCATCTACTGTCAATCAGAATAATATAACACAAATAATAAACAATCTGCTACCAATAACCAACGAACATCTTAACGAACAAGTACAATTTCTAACAAAAGAACATGTAACAAATGGTGCTGTTGGTTATGCCAAGTATGCACTAGAATTTCCTTTAAAAGACAGATTAGTATGCACTGACTCATCTCGTAAAAAAGGTAAGTACAAGGACTCTGATGGAGTAATTGTAACGGATCCAGAGATGACAAATATAACAAGAAAGCTATTTTCTGCTATTAAAGATCGTAACGCAGCTTTGATTGATGAACATGCTCTCGATTTGAAAACTAAATTGAACGAGTTTAATTCATGTAGTGATAATGAAATGGATGAAAACGATTCTATTGAATTTTCTTCATCTACCGATCAATTAATTGATTACATAACATCAGCTTATTCTCAAAAAAGGCAATCTAGAGAAATGTCAGAAGGTTTGAAGCCTGAATTGTTTCAAGAGTTTGTTAAGGAATTATCATCAGGTTGTTTTCTTTGTAAGTGAATAATATCAATAAAAAATTGAATTAATAAAGCAAAATCCTAAAAAAATTAGGAAAAATGTATCTTTGCATGACAGAAGTGTCATTTGGTCAAAATAAAATGATATGTCATGGAAAAGCTATACCAAAATGTTCAGCCGAAAATGGTACTAAAGATTCTATGTACATAAAAGATATAAACTATAGTACATTCTCTTGGGTTGCAAGAGCTGATACACCACATGAGTGTAATGTACGTACATGTATATTGAACCGTATCTATTTAAGAAATAAGTTATGGGACATCGGTATTAAACGAATGTTGTACGAAGAGTACGAAAGATTTCTCTATACAAAACTACCACGTGATATTGTCATATACATATTTGAAAAATTTTTCTGTAAAAAACAAATCAAGTATAATAATTAAAAAGAAGTGTTAAAAATAAAGGAATATTCCTTTATTTTTATTAAGAAGAATTATCGAAGCCTCAACACCAATAATTTTTTTAGTAAGGAGATGTTCGTTTTTTCTTTCCATATGCTTTAGTTGTTGCTTTACCAGCACCCCAATATGTATTCTCTTCTCTCTCATTTCTATCTGCATCAGCAATACGTGCCCTATTTTCTTTCTCAATGGAAGATTTATTTATATAGTCTTTCCAAGCCTCTTCAGCTAAAGGAACATTTTTTTGTATAGAAATACGTGCTTTATTTGCCATTTCTTCAGAACTAGAACTAATAGATAGATCATATGGAAGTCTTTTATCTGCATAGTTTGGTTTTTTCATACAATTCATAATGTTACACATTGAAGGCTTTTTCTTTTTGGTATTTTTTAGACTAGGCTGTTGTGGAGGAGGCCAACCAGAAAATAAAGGTTGTAGAGACCATCCTGAACCAAAAAAAGGCACTACATCAGCTTCTTTCATATTTAGACAATTTTTAGGTTTATCACTTGTTTCACTATCATCATATTGTCCTATTTTTGCAATAAGAGTAAAATTAAGAACTTCATTCAAAAATTTTCGATATGTTTCGCAATGATTATCTCCAGCATATATGATTATATTATGTGACTCTTCAGGCTCGTCGGTAACTCGTTTTTTTTCTGTGTTATCAGTGTCTAGTTTAAATTTTTTGAATATACGTGCTAAAGTATAAGCATCCGGAAGACGAGAGTTTGGTGCTATTACAAGTATTATCATTTTTTCAAAATAAGTTATTAAGTTTAAATCATCAGCTTTTGTTCTTGGCCATATAATTATATTTGCTAAAACTAAAGTTGTGTACTTTTTTAACTCAGTATGATATTCTTTAGCTTCTGATAAAAGTTCTTTTTCAATAAAAGTGTTGATGAGATCGGCAAGATAACTTCTTTCTAACTCTTTTACAACATATTTATTATAAGTTAATTGACTCTTCCAAAAAATATCAAAGTTTGGATTTTCTGAATCTATTAAAAAACTATTCATAATATTGCAATTTTCAGTAGCAAATTCGATAAGTTTATCAACAAAATCCTCTTCTCTTAACGTGAATTTTGAATCTTCAACCAAAAACAGATATTTAAATATAAAATTAGATACATGGTCAGGTCCTTCTTTTCGTTCAATAGTTCTAACGTCAAAATAATGAATTCGAGACGAATCACATACTCTGTTTTCGTTAACAGTTAAACTATTTATGCATTTTTGAAAACTATTACCTATCTGAAACAATCGAAAATCCCCAACATCATAACTTGCTAAACTAGTTTTATATTCACGCCCTTGATATGCTGGAATTTCAATAAAAATATCTAAAAAACAATCAGTAGTGATGATTATTCTTTTAAGATATTGTTCAAACAAAATTCCATCATTTTGTGCAAATTTTTCACAATCTGTTTCGGACGAGTGCTCTTCTCCAAATATATATATTAATTTTTTATATTCTTCACTCCAATGACATGTAAGTGTAACAGGACCTCCGATAAATTCTTCTACGGGTTTAACCGCATTATAATGATTATTGATAAGCTGAATTAATACATTTCTGGTCTTTCCATCGTGTGTTAAACTTTTTTCGGCGCATAACCTTGCTTCATTATAACATGCCTGTTGAAGTACCTCTGGTGCTTTAGAAAGTATTGTTGTATTATATGTCTGAACCAAATTTGAACAAAGATTAATCAGATTACAAGATCCTTCTACCATTTTATCTTATGTGTATAAAATTAATTTACTAAATTATTGGTATATACATATTGGAAAAATGTTTCTGTAAAAACGAATCAAGTATAATTGTTAAAAATAAGTCTTAAAAATAAAGGAATATTCTTTTATTTTTATTATAAAATAAATGGTTGTATTAACAAAAAATAAAAAATAATAGCTTTTGCGTTGGCTATTATTCTTTTTTTTGGTGGAATTACCGCAGTTATAGTTCTTTCTAAATCAAAATCAAAAGATCCTGCCAAGCCCGCTACTACGTCTTCTGGCGCTACTACTAAGACTCCCGATGCTACTACTAAGACTCCCGATGCTACTAAGTCTTCTGGCGCTACTACTAAGCATCCCGCTACTAAGTCTTCTGGCTCTACTACTAATCCTCCCGATTCTACTTTGGGAGAGACCTCTTTCTCTCTAGATGCTACGTCTTCTGGCTCTACTACGAAGCTTCCCGATGCTACTTTGGGAGAGAAAGAGGTCTACTACGCTAACAAAGGTGGTACCTATGCGTTTACGACGCTTGCTGATGCGGAAACGTATGCAACTTCACTAGGAGGAACTATAGCAAGATTTGATCAATTAGTAGAAGCTTATCAAAAGGGTTTAAACCAATGTTCTTTTGCTTGGGGTGTTACTGATCAAATTAAAGGAGGTGCTATATATACTGTTACCACAAAACAAATGAATGATGATACTTGTCGTTTTCCCCAAGGTGGTGTAACTGAATTTTTTCCGAATCATCCGGAGTGGACCAATCACCCAAAAGTAACGAGTGGTGGTGTGTGGGTTTATGGAGTCAAGAAACCAAAGGCTCAATCTATGGATTGTGCTAATAGTAACGTACCTTGTCTTTTACCTTTTTCAGAAACTAAATGGTCACAATACGACTAATTTTAAAAGCAATTTGTATTGATGAATTTCATTTAGAAGGAAAGTTTTTAAAAAAGTTTGGTTCAATTTCTGATGATGCAGGTGAATTAAAATGTCATAACTCAGGCATTTGTCTAGCATTAAAAGGAAAACTGAAAACGTCAGCTGGATATATTTGGAAATATAGTAGTATAAATACAGATTTATAATCTTTTGTCATATTTTGATATATAATATGACAATTTTATAGTATTCAAACTATTACCGAAGTCGAAGTACTAAATGCAAAGTCGACTCTTTGCTTACTCCATATTGGTCTAAAGTACGTTCGTCTTCTAGTTGCTTACCTGCAAAAATAAGGCGTTGCTGTCCAGGCTCAATGCCTTCCTTATCTTGAATCTTTGCTTTTACATTTTCAATGGTATCTGACGACTCTACCTCAAGAGTAATTGTTTTACCTGTCAATGTTTTTACAAAAATCTGCATTTTATCTAATAATTAGATATAAATCTTTAAATACAAATTATTAGAAAAAATGCACTTCTTCCAGATTCTTCAATATAGGTGAAAAATCGGTGTCATTATACAAAAAGTCTCTAAATTTGATTCCGGATTTGCTTACTCCGTAATTATTTTTCCACCATGATTTAGGAGAAAAAGATTTGTTCAACAACTCACGAAGATGATATCTCAAATCGTTTTCGTCAGTAAACAATTCTCCTGTTTGAGAATTAATATATTTAGTACCACATACAATACTCCTATTCATTAGGACAGGAACATTTTTGATTAACGCTTCACTTACGACTCTAGGTGAAGCATCATAAATATTTGGAACAAACAAAAATCGTGATTCTCTCATTTTTTGTTGAAATTCATGATACGGCAACATATCCATAATTTCCACCTTATCTCCGTATTTTTCTTCTAGTTCACAATTAGAACGACCTACAATCAGTATTTTTAAATTAAATTCTTGAATCATTATAGGAAAACATGCTATAGCTAGTTTAAAATTTCGATTGATTGCATTCCATCCATCCATTGGACATGTTAAATTTTGGTCATCGTCACGTAAACAACTATAAATGAAATCATATTTCTTTTCAGGCAAGTCTGTTTCATCAACATCATAAAAATCAGATTCACTGATGTCAATCAAATTATTATAACTAGTGAATCCATAGTCTTCGGGGTCTTTGAAACAACACAACCAATTTTTAATTTTTTTAGTATACTGAAAAGAGTCTTTCATTGATTCTTGATCACCTGTTAAGTCAGAAATAGGTTTGGGGAATGTTTTGTATGCGGTTACACCTACAATTTTGATACCATTTTTTGTATATTCATCAAATCGTTCTCGGTCAAAATCATTTCTAAAAAAAGCTGTCAACGCAACTATAGGTATGACTTTATGGTTTTTATCGTATAATAAACGATATGGAAACATTTTGTTTTCTTCTTTGTGTTTTAATAATGTAGGTATATAATGGTGATCATATACATTTTTATCGGTATTTGTATTGGGATCTGTAAAGGTAACAGGTTCGGGATTAGGTTCGGGATTAGGTTCGGGATTAGGATTAGGTTCGGGATTAGGATTAAGTTCGGTATTGGGATCGGTATTGGGATCGGTATTGGGATCGGTATCTGGAGCTTCAAATTTTTCATTATTAGGTGATACCGTTGATTTTGTGGATTGTCTGATTAAAAACCAAACAAAAAAGCTAAATAACATGATGATAAAAATAGTATTGCAAGTTATTTTCAGATAATTTGAACTATTTCTTTTCAGTTTTTTTACCATATTTTATTATAGTTATATTTTATTATAATAAAATAATTTTGATATTATATTTAATTTTTAGAGCAACTACCTTTTGAATATGGACGAGTACCTTTGACTCGGTGATATCCTTTCCAACATATACTCCTCGACCTCCTCTTTGGTGACCTCCTCTTTGGTGACCTCCTCTTTGGTGACCTCCTCTTTGGTGACCTCCTCTTTGGTGACCTCCTCTTTGGTGACCTCCTCTTTGGTGACCTTCTCTTTGGTGACCTCCTCTTTGGTGACCTTCTCTTTGGTGATTTCATTTATTATAATAAATGAAATTAAAAATTTATTTAATAATTACTTACGACAATAGTCTGAAGAATTTACAAACCATTGTACAGTCTCTTTTAGGCCCTCTCGTAGAGTACGAAAGTTGACAATCGGGTGTAATCTCTTTAATTTATCAATAGAGATTGTTTTCTTTAACTGACCATCACTTTTACTAGTGTCCCATATAATATCATTATCGTACTCAAGCTCTTCACACAGAATTTCAACAACATCTTCTATACTATGTTCATCTTCACTGCTAACAATTAAAGGTTCATTATCATCATAACTAGAGAGCATCCAAACCAGATATCTGGACAAATCAGATGCATGCGTAAATTGTCTTAGGGCTTTTCCGGAACCACAAACAACAAGTTTTTCACCTGTAGACTTTGCAATAGTCATTTTATGCAAGAGAGCAGGAATTACATGAGCATCTTCTATTCTGAAGTTATCATAAGGACCATATAAATTTCCCGGAATAACAGTTACGTATTTTGTTCCATATTGTTTATTATAGTTTCTACTAAGCACATCTATCATTCTTTTTGCGTACGAATACCCCTCGTTAGAAGAATGAGGTGGGCCCATGTGAAGCTTATCTTCAGTAATAGGATATTCAATTTGATCTGGAAAAATACATGTAGACATAACTGATATCAATTTTTCTACATACACACTTGCCTTCATCACATTCATATTGATTAGAATGTTCCTTTCAAAAAACTCAACACCATTAGTCATGTTTTTATATAATCCACCAACGTAAGCAGCTAAATTGATAACATGTGTTGGTTTAAACATATCAAACAATTTCTCCACCTCACTCAGAATTAACAAATTTGCATCTGAACGTCCAGCAAAAAACCATTTATTATCTTTATCACCTTTAACTAGATCCTGAAGATTTTTACCAATCAAACCGTGACTTCCTAGTACGAGAATACGCATTTTAAGTATTGAAATAAAATCTTTAAATAAGTCTGTTTTAATTATTGCCGTAATTATGGATTTCGATAATAACTTTAGTAAATCATATAAAATTATTATATATTGTTTATTATAAAGACTATGTCTAAAAAAAGATCTGACCCAAATCGTGCTAATGCAAAACCTCTTAGATGCAAAGATATTGCCGATTTATTAATAAAAACTTACAGACCTTCAATAATTGATTCTTTTACTCACAAATTAAAAACTGCATGTGAGCAAGAAGCATTAGAAATTATTTCTAAATCTGATAATTATATGCATGGAAGACGAAGAGGAAGAAAAGTACTAGCAAAACTTATTAATAATAGAAAAAACCCATACACCAAAGTTGATTTTATTGGAGGCCCGTTCAATATTACACATCACTGGAGTAATAAATACAAAAAAGAAATATACATCTTCGGTGAAGATCATGATGAAATTGTAGATTGCCCAAGTAATCCAGACTTAAATATTGTTAACATCGAAGATTTTTTACGCTATATTTTTTTTATAAATCCAATTGCTTTCTCAGATTTTTTACTTGAAATGCAGTCTCATGTAGTACCAGATGGATATCCGGAATACGCAGATAATCAGAGTCGTATGAATATTTTAAGAAGTTTGTTTGGACGATGTATAGGACCAGAACGTAATTCGGATATTTTATGCGATAATTCAAGAATGCATTTTTTTGATATTAGACAAGGTAAAGTTAGATGGGGAATGAATTCGTCGTGCCTATTTATGAATGATTGTATTTCTTTCTTATCGTATGCTAACAGTAAACTTACAGAACATAAAGATAGAATCAGTCAGATTCAACCTGAACTTGATGAGAGAAGTGTATGGGATGAAAAATGTTACGATACTTCCTTTCTAAAGGAAATAATTCGTTTTGTTGATAGATGGAAGAGTTTTCTAGATTTTTTCTCACGTTTTTACAATAATAACGCAGACACAAAATTAAACTATAACAAATTTTGGTATGATCAAGTATATCATTTTAAGTTACTTGCAAAAGAAATAAATGTTATGCATACCGATGTAAAACCATTACTAAATATCTTTATTAAAAAAGAATTGGACAATATACTTAGTCGTGAACATACAAAATTGGCAGAATATTCAGAAAATGTTATATATATAGATGAAATTATTCAAGATTATATCTTTAGACCATTACATGCGTTAAAATATACAAATATTAAAAAATTAATAGATTCATTGTATAATATTAATATCAGACTTAGAGGATTTAATACGCTTATAACAGATGGATACCTTTTGGCACGTATATTTAAAACATTTAAAGTTTATGATCGCTTTGCTTATAATCCACGCAAAACCGACGAACCTGCAGAACCGCATAATATTGTTATATATGCCGGAAATTCACACTCTCATAGATACCGATTGTTTCTAAAATATCTTGGGTTTAGATTAATAGAAAATGCAGGTGGATTAGAAAAACCGGATGTGTTTTCAAATTGCGTAGATATAAGAGATATTGATCAACCATTTTTTAATAAATGGTACAATATAGAAGACAATCCGCAGAATGAAGATTATTTTGATAATCAGGATTTATATTCTTCATTTGAATCAGCGTTTACATTTGTATCACCTGACGGATTTATTCCATTTGATGAACCAAATGTTCCTGACGATTTACGTTCACAAGTGTCAATTAACGATCGACAATATGTTGAGCCGAAAATTGGTAAATACACTTTATACACATATGATCCTTTTCAATCTAGTAGAAGCAGCTAATAGTTATATCTTTGTTACTATTATACTCTTATTATCTCTAACCAGAACCTGAAGATTTTTATCAATCAGACCGTGACTTACTAGTACCAAAATACGGATTTTAAATAGTCTGTGGTTATAAATGTGGAGTCGAAGGATTAACTAACAGTGACATTATTAAATGGATATCTACATTTGCAAGTTCACAAAATCCCATTAGAGTGTGTAGACTATAGTCTAAGTCTTCGTCTTTAAAAGAATATAAATTCATACTATTTAGTATGAATTTTTTCAATTATATTTTAACGATCATATGTCAATTATTTCTTATTTTAAAATAATATTATTGATTACTATAAAGACTTTTAAAATTATGGATTTTAAACAAGAGAATGATTCTGATTATAGCATGTACTATACACCTATTAAAAACCGGTTTATTGATAAAGAACGTTCAATTGCGTCAGCACCAATTGCGTCAGCACCAATTGCGTCAGCACCAATTGCGTCAGCACAAATTGCGTCAGCACCAATTGCGTCAGCACCAATTGCGTCAGCACCAATTGCGTCAGCACCAATTGCGTCAGCACCAATTGCGTCAGCACCAATTGCGTCAGCACCAATTGCGTCAGCACCAATTGCGTCAGCTCCGAAATCGACACCTCCAGCTGCACACGAAGATATGTGTGAAAGATTAATAGAAACTTACAATACTTCAATAATTGATTATTTTAGTCAAGAATTTCAAGATGCTTTTGACGAAGAAGCATCAAATTGTACATCTTATCGTAAAAATTATATGCGTGGAAGAAAAAGAGAAGTACTATCAAAACTCATTCGTAATAGAAAAAACCCATACACCAAAGTTGATTTTGTTGGAGGCCCGTTCAATATTACATATCACTGGAGTAATAAATACAAAAAAGCAATATATATTTGGGGAGAAAAGCATGGTAAAACGGTAGATTGCCCTAAGTCTGATGATTATCCACGCTTAAAAATGATTAACATCGAAGATTTTTTACACGATATTTTTTTTATAAATCCAATTGCTTTTTCAGATTTTTATCTTGAGATGCAGGCTCATGTAGTACCATATGGATATCCAGAGTACGAATACTGTGCTGATCGTATTAATATTTTAAGAAGTTGTTTTGGAAACTGCATAGGACCAAATCGTAATTTTTACAGAACATGCGATAATTCAAGAATGCATTTTTTTGATATCAGACTAGGTGAAGTTAGATGGGGAATAAATTCGGCGTGCCTATTTGAAAATGAAATTTCATCTTTTTTATCATATACTAATAGTAAACTTAAAGATCATAAAGATACAATGTATCAGGATAATCCTGACCTTTCACTCTCAGATGAGAGCAATGTTTGGGATGAATATTGTTATGATAATTCCTTTCTAGAGAAAATAAATAATTTTGTTGATAGATGGAAGAGTTTTCTACATTTTTTCTCACGTTTCGACAATGATGACTTAAACACCCAATTAAACTATAAAAAATTTTGGTATGATCAAATATATAATTTTAAATTACTTGCTAAAGAAATAACTGTTATGCATACAGATGTAAAACCATTACTAAATATCTTTATTAAAAAAGAATTGGACAAGCTACTTCCATTGAATTATTACAGAGAAATGGCCGAACATTCAAAATATGTTTTGTATGTAAATAAACGTATTAGAGATATTCTCTACGGATATCATACATCATCATATAGGTTTACATATAACGATATTAAAAAATTATTAGAATCAATGTATGATATTTTTGACAAAGTTTTTGACTTTAATCTTCTTATAGTTGATGCGTACCTTTTGGCGCGTATATTTAAAACATTTAAAATCGATAACCCCTATAGTTATAATCGACGTAAAACCGACGAACCTGCAGAACCGCATAATATTGTTATATATGCCGGAAATGCTCATTCTAAAAGATACAGATTGTTTCTAACATATCTTGGATTTAATTTAATAGAAAGTTCAGGTGGATTAGAAAAACCGGAGAAATTTACGAATTGTGTAGATATAAGAGGTATTGATCAACCATTTTTTAATAAATGGTATGATATAGAAGATAATCCTCTTGACAAAAAATATTTTGGTACACCGGATTTATATTATTCATTTGAATCAGCGTTTACGTTTGTTGCTCCTGCCGGATTTATTCCATTTGATGAACCAATTGTCCCTTACGATTTACGTTTACAGGTGTCATATAACGACCGACAATATGTTCAGAAGAGTAAGCCATATAAAATTCGTCAATATCGACGATGGTACTAATAATTAGACTAGTAAATTAAACCGGAAAAAATATATCATCTTATTTTATAATAAATGGAAGATATTTGTGATATACTTATATAAACGTATAATGTTAATTTGGACACGGACATCTACAGAAGAAGAATCTTCTTAGATAATAAAAGACTTACTAAATTCATATTATTTAATATGAATTTTATATCATCTATGATGATAAATACTTAAGCTTTTTATACATATAATATTCAAGATATTGGTTTTAGTGTTCTTGTAATTCATCAGACACTGTTCTAAACGTGATAGAAATTCGTGTATCACGTTTAATTCGTTTACCATCAATCTCATCAGATTTTCGTTTTACGATCTCATGAGTCCATAGATTTCTCGCATCATCTTGCATAACTGCTAATGATCCAACAGGTAACAAAATGTTACAGATTGTGCTTGGATCTACTAATGTATTGTCCGGATGTGGACGAAATATCATTACATAAGCAGAACCGAGAGATAAAGTCGCTATATCACCAGTAAAGTATCTAATATGATCACGATGTGCAGCAATACCTTCGCCCGGTTCGTATTTATTTATGATAATTTGATTTGTTTTTTGTCTCATTAACTTATATTTGTATAATATATCAGCTATACACAAAAGTTGTTTAGGTGTAGTATAAATTGTTTTTTTAAGTTTTTTATCTTTATTTGATTCTCTTGCAGTATAATCATATTCGTAACCATATTGTCTTGTCTTTCGCTTTAGAGGAGTGTCTTCATCAAAATTATCAACTAATTCAAATAATTTATCCTGAACAATTTTATCAGATATTACTTGATAAATTTTTAATCCAGATGGTAATTCTGATGTCATTTATATACACAAAAATAATATATAAATTATTATAAAAATCAATTTTATATTATTTCTCCATATAATAAATGTGCTGCTCAATCACTTGTTCTATTGCTGCAGTTTTCTTATTCGCGATGATTTACTTTAACATATCAACTTTAAATAACGACGTTGTGAAAAAATACAAAGAGTCTTTGCCATCGGATTTACAGGTTGTATACGACAAGATTGCAAAGGAGCGTTTATCAATAAGTATGTCCGGATACGTTCTTGGGTTAATTCTTTCTATTATAATAATATTTTACAATACGACAGTTAAAAGAAATCGTTTAGGGGCCAAATCTCTTGTTTGTATAGTTGTAACAACTAGTTTCTTGACTAATTACTTTTATTATACTCTCTCTCCAAAATCCGATTGGATGTTGAATCATTTAAAAACTCCTGAACAGAATAAAGCTTGGTTAGAGATGTATAAAAAGATGCAATACAATTATCACTTAGGTTTCATTTTTGGTATTATTGCGGTTGGATTGTTAGCGTTTGCATTCAGATGTTGATATTTTTACAAATACTATAAGAAAATTAGGTAAACCTAAATAGTTTAAATTTTTCTAGATTTAAAAATAGCTTATTGTAGAATACAATATAACTATCATGAACAAAGTGATAGACATACACTATCAAAATGCGGTAAATGTATACAATTCTGATTGTCTTTTTTTTCTTAAATCTTCTTACGAAGAATGGGTAATAAATTATCTTATCAAATTTTTTGACTTTAATTTATATTCTTTACCAATACGTATTGTTGATTTAGGTTGTGGTAATGGGTTTTTTATCAATAAATTTGCATCACATATCAATAATATTGAAGCATGCATAGGTGTCGACCCATATATGGAATGGTTAAATGTGGCATCTAGACAATCTAATATAACAAAGACAATCTGTATAAGTGCAAGTGATTTTTCTAAAATTCCACCACAAGAAATGAATTATTCTCATTTGTTAATGAAAGAAATGATTCATCATGTAGATAATTCTATACTACCAAATGTTTTTTCTGGTATATATGAACAACTTAACAATAATGGTAGAATTGTAATTATAACACGACCTGTAGAAATAAATTACCCTTTTTTTGAAAGTATTCATCATTTTTGGAAATTAACACAAACACCATATGAAAATGTAGTATTATGTATGAAAGAAGTAGGATTTGATGTTTCAGTTGAAATAGCAACTTTACCAGTTACTCTTAAAAAACAGGACTTCTTATCGTTTATAAAAAACAAAACGTGGAGTGTGTTTAGTATGTGTTCAGAACAAGAAATGAATGATGGATTATCTATCTTAGATAAAGAATTAGAAAGCAGTATTACTTTTGATGAGACTCTTATATTTATTTTAGGTCATAAGAGAAGTAAATAAATGAATTTTTAAAAATATAGTTATTTGATTTGTATTTTGCTTTTTTCATTCAATGTTCCAAACAAACGATCCAGTATTGTAAAATATAAAGAATAATTACACGATGATGTATCACCAAACTGATGATGAATGTAGTGTAAATATGATGAATTCATAAATCCGGCTCTTTGTATTCTTTTTGGATAAGTATGTATATACGAAGCCCATATAGTGTTAATTATTAAACATACAAAAGCGCAATATGCGTTGTAATTACAAATAAAAAATGGCGTAAAAAAGCTAAGATTTTCAAGTGTTGCATCTATCCAATGACTATGTCTTGCACAATGAGTACCAATAGGTTTACATAAATGATGTTTTTGATGTATCTGATAATATAAGAACATATGGCATCCTCTGTGTAAAAAGTAAAACATTGTATCAACAATGAAGAAATATAACAATGATAGGAATCCATCGAACAAGTCTGGTATTCTCCACGTAAACCGATAATATATTAAATACCAAGTAAGTAAGTAGTTAATTATATTACCATGCCAGTCTACAAGTGCTCGTTTTTGTGTTGACATCTTAAAATCATCTGGATTTACTAAAAAAGATGAGACAGAATAAAGAGTAAAATCGACTAGTGGTGTTAATAGCATACCTATAAAACCAAAAATATATTGAAGCATAGTTATTAAAAGTAAATATATTAATCTTAAAATAATACAAAAAGTATTATTTTAAGCAACCTGCAGCCAGCTCTCTTACAAATCCATAAAATAATTCTGGTCTCATACCGTCTGTAAATTTGATAAAAATTTTTCTAAAGACTACTTTTGCGAATATGAAGAGTTTCCAGATCGTGCAGAACTCGAACAGGTGGAACTTGAATCTGACGAATACGATTTTTACAAAGTCCATGATTATGATGATGTAATATAAAGATTGAAGTGATTCTAAATAAGACACAACCAATAAGACTTTTTATTCCTTTTTACTATAGTAAAAAGGAATAGTTTTTAATTTTTATTATATAAATGGAAACAAGTAAAATTCATAACTTTTATTACCACACTCGGCTTATAGGATATTTGCAATTTTTAATTAAGACACCAAGATTCAACCAAAAATCCCTTACCTTCTTTATAGTTTCGGAAGTATCAGATAGTTTAGAATATTCATTGTTTATCGAATGAATCATATTATCAATACCTAAAGGTGTTATTCTTGTTTTAAGCCCAAACTCAAACTGTATCAATCTAAGAGGTTCAATACTATAACCTGAATACATTTCAGTTTTAATAATAAATGGAACCCAAGTTGTTATTTTATTTCCTGTTTCATCTATATATTTATGTAGATCCTCAAGAACGACTATTCGTATATTAAATGAATCAATCGATTCAGGATTTGTATCTTTAAGATGTTGGAAGTATGACAATGCAGCAATTGTGATATACTGCGGAACCGTAAAATCTGGATCCATTGGATCTACACGACCAATACCTGAACTCCTAAAGAGTTCATCTGATATACTCCATTCATTAGACTTTACGGTTGATTTTGTTTCTGATATACGCATACCTTCCATAAATTCGAAAAACGCACGTGTCATTTCCATTTCCTCATCGTAAAAGCTTGTATCCGGTTTGCGAATGTGATGATCACACATAGAAACAATTTGATCTTTTTTCTTTTCCTTCAATTCTTCGTCTTCTAGAGACATATATTGAACAGCCGCTCTGGAGATAGCAATTATTCTCATTAAATAAGATGAAGAAACGTTAAATGTTGGAATTTTGCTTTCTTCGCTTATATTGCTAGTAAACATATTGAACATACCTGACCATTCATTCAAACCAGCAAGTGCATCTTCAGGAATTTTTAGCTGCCCATCAAGAGTATTAATTATTGTATATGAATCAACTCTTGGGGCGTAGAGATCGCTACTCCAAACTTTTTCACCTGTTTCTTTGTTTCTAAAATAAATCGATCCTTTTTTTTTATTATTACTTCTTCGTGGACTCCATTTGTCTAAATCCATTTTATATATATATAATAAATATATAATAAATATAAATAAATTTTATTCGTGTGTTACCTTAAATAGGAACAAATTTAATAGAGATCATAAATGCATGTGAAAAGTAATCAATTTCCATTTATTAATTGTGTCATTTAAATTTAATTTTTAAAAAGCATATATTTATCTTACATTCCTAGAATAATTATAATAACATATAATATGTTATTATAAAATTGAAATTATAATAACATACTTTATGTTATAATAATAAATGGTGGATAAATTTGTCTTTTATTCTAAAAGCGCAGATGCAAAACCTAGTCGTGGTAAAGGTGAAACGGTAATCAATCCAAAAGATTATAGTGAGTTGGAAAAAATAAAAGATTGGAGAAAGGCATTATCTAATTTTCATGTTGCACCATTTATTCTTGACGATAACGAATGGAATTCAGTTGAACATTTTTTTCACGCAGTAAAATTTCGAAATAATAAAATACCAAGTGAAAATTATGAATTCTACCAAACATTCACTGTAAATGGTGAAAGACCTTGGTCTGCAAACCCAATTTTTGCAAAACAAGCCGGTAAAGCAGGTCGAAAATCAATAAGAAACGGTAAAGAATATGTATTTGCTGGAATAATTGACGGTGTTAAGATACCTCAAAATGTTCAAATGAGAGACGATTTTTATACATCTAAGGTAGATAGTATACTTCAAAAAGTAGCATTTTTAGCCAAATTTACACAACATGATGACTTAAAAAGACTTTTATTAGCTACAGGAGATGCAGAGCTCTGGCATTATACTGGAAAACGAGGAAAACCAAAAGATGATCTAGGTATAATACTATTTGAAGAATTAATGATAGTTAGAAATTGTATAAGAAAATTTGATAAAAAGTTTAACTTAGCAGAAGTTTCACAATTTTCAAGTGAGTTTATTACTGAGATATTAGCCTAAACTATACTATTGTTCAGTTTATAAAAAACACCGCCAGATGTAGTCAACAATTGTGGTATATTATCTTCTGGTTCTAATATACCATGGTAAATAATAATTTTTGCTACTATATCATATTCAGAGTGATGTTTTACAAAACGTAATAATATAATAGAAGTAGATTGTTCACAAATATAATATTCGTCTTTTACCAACATTTTTTGTATAACAATTCTGTCTGAATGCTGGTTAAATAAATTATTAAAATCCTTATATATCTGCATATACTCAATAGTAAGTATATTCTTTAGATCTTAAAATATTGAGACATTTGTTTGGTTTCAACAGATTTTCAAAAAAAAGTCGGATGACGAGGCGGAGGAGCAAAATAAAAAAGATAATCCAAAGGTAATTTTATATGAATTTTTAAATTTAATAGAAAACCAAGAAAAAATCTTTTTGCTCCTCCTCCGATTTTAAAAACCCAGCCGATGCTACAAAAAAAACGATTAAATTTTGAGTTGTTCCAAATGGAGACCCCCCATCTCTCTCAAGATTTTGAGATTTGATAAAAATTTGAAAAACATGAAAGCAACAAAAAGAAAAAAAGAGAATTTAGCCTAAAATAGGCTAAATTCTCTTTTTTTGATTCCAAATGTTTTGTAAAAAGTTTGGATAATTTTGTAAACTTTTGGAATATTTCCAACATACTAATCTAAAGGTGTATTTATATTTATGAAATAAATGGTAAAATGTTCATATTGCAGTCATGATTTTTCTACAAAAACAAGTTTAAATTCACATCAAAAAACAGCAAAATATTGTTTAAAAATACAAGAAACTGAAGGTGTAGAAATTAAATTCTTGTTTAAGTGTGAATTTTGTTCTAAAATTTTATCTCAACAAATTGATTTAGATAGACATCAACTTAAATGTTCTAGTAAAAAAGAAACAGATAACAATAATAAATATGAATTGATTATTATCGAACTGCAAACAACTATTGCTTCACACAAGAAGGAAATAGAACAAAACAGCATTGAATTCGAAAAGAAATTATCTATAAAAGACAGGATCATAAAAAAAATTCGTCTTGAGTGTGAAAACAAACTGTCAGAACAAAAACTGATTATAGAGGAGCAAAAGATCATCATAAAAGAATTCCAAGATGATCAAAGAAAACAAAACAAGGATTTAACTGACAGAATACAGTCAATGGCTGAGAAGGCAATTGCCAAACCTTCAACTGTGAATCAAAACACTACAAACCACATAATAAACAATATGATGCCAATAACCGATGCTCATTTACAAGAACACGTTCAGAATTTGAATCCTGTTCACGTTCAAAATGGAGCTTCTGGATATGCCAAATATGCTCTTGAATTCCCTCTAAAAGATATGATAGTATGTACTGATTTTCAGAGACGGAGTTGTAAATACAAAGATGAGAATGGAAATGTTGTTTCAGATCCAGAAATGACAAAAATAACAAAACGTCTGTTTACTGCCATTAAAGAGCGAAACGAGGAATTGATAAACGAATATTCTGCTGAATTGCAAGCCAAGTGGAGAGCTATCAATGATTCAGGAAATCCAGATATGGATGAGGAAGAAAGTGTTATTTTTTCTAGTCAAACAAATGAGGCATTGGAATTCGCAATGGAGGTTTTATCTCAAAAGAGACAGGCAAGTGAGATGGCGGATGGTATGAGACCTGATTTGTTTTATGGTTTTATAAGAGAATTGGCGGCAGGTTGTTATCGATCAGAAAAATAATGATGTAATTGATTTTATCTTTTTATATAAAAAGATAATCAAATAACTTTTAAATTTTTAAAACGTAATTGGAAGCATATATTTTATCTTACATTACTAGAACAATGATTATTGAGTTTAAAAAGGATTTAAAGTTAAATAGTCTATCATTATACAACTAATGTATGATGAATACATAGAATTATATAACATATATACCAAAAAGTATGGTGAAAAAACAGCCGTATTTATGCAGGTTGGAACGTTTTATGAATTATACGACATTATCAATACTGAAACAGGTGAAACAAAATGTAATGTTCACGAAATCACTGATATTCTAGGTATACAATTATCCAGTAAGAAGAAAGATTTTGGAAAGAATCATGATGCTTTGTTTGCAGGCTTTCCAGATTATGCAGTACATAAGTGGGCTGGGAGATTAACGTCAATTGGATGGGCTGTAGTTATTGTAGATCAAGTGAAAGATTCAAAAGGAAAGGTAAAAGAACGAAAAGTGTCACGTATTTTATCACCCAGTACTCACATTGAGAATATTCAAACTAATGAAACTCCTTATATTATGACATTTTATTTTCAAGGAGTTGTTAATCAAGCTCCCAACTTTGGAGCTGCTATTTTAGATTTGACAACAGGAACAACTCATACCTATTTAGGAAAAACTAGCGGAAGATCAGATATTTGGACATCAAATGAATTATGTCAAATGATAAGTGTATTTCAACCAAAAGAAGTATTGGTCTATTGGAAAGCGGATATACCAATCGAAGAATCCTATTTTAAGAGAATTTTTGGTTTACACAATACACCGATACATATTCGTAATCTAGATAAAAATTACACTGATAATTTCTCTATTGAGTTGGTTCGTTCAGAGTATTTAAGAAAAATATATTCAATAAAATCTCTTTTACCGGAAAAGGTGTTTTTGGGACTACGTTCGGATTACGAGGAGTTGGCTCTATTATATTTACTCCAATTTATCGAGGAACACTACCCAAGTATATTAAAATCCTTTAATAGAAACGAGCCTTGGATTCCTGATGCAAGATTAATATGCGGTAATCATGCACTAACACAATTGCAAATGACATCTGTTAATCAAAATGAATGTGTAATCGGCTTGTTTAACGCAGCCATAACTCCTATGGGGAAAAGAGCTATCAAACTTCGTCTTTTGTCACCTTATTCTCAAGCAAGTGAAATTCGTGCAAGACTAAATGAAGTGAAAGAACTGATGGAATGGCCAGAAAATACACAGAAAAAATTAGATAGGCAACTTCGATTTATGTACGATCTTCCAAGACTTCATAGAAAATTACTATGTGGATTAATAACATGCCAAGAGATAGCTGGATTGTTTCAGACATACAACTCAATCGAAAATATTATTCTTCATATTACACCAGACACAATATTAAAACAACCATTTGCATTTGAAGAATGGACCACCTATATCACATCGTTTAAAGAAAATTTCTCGGAAGAAAAGGCATTACAAGACTCAAACGATATAACGGCGTTTAATACATCAAAATATACTGAGATAGGCTCAGTTGAAGACAAGATACAAACCGTTCTAAATAATTTTCAATTACTTATTAAGGAAATTGCAGTAAACGCAGAAGTAAATGAAGATGCACTTCGTCTAGAATCAAGAGAAAAAGAACCTTTCGGGATCAAATGTTCATCTGTTACTTTACAAAAATTAAAGAAAAATAGTAAAAAACTGCCAGATGGATCTAAAGTAACCGAATTGAAATCGGGAGGTTGGTTTGATTGCAAACTACTGCAAAATCTAAATCAACAACTGGTTAAACTAAGAGAAGACCTAAAATCATTAATACACACTTATTTAATCGAAGCCTGTCATAATATATCAGAAGCCGGTGAAAAGATTTGGGTTTTAATGGAAGAATGGGTTCAGCATATTGATTGTACACAGTGTATTGTGAGAGTTTCAAATAAGTTAGGATTTTCTTGTCCAAATATAGAAGATGTAACAGAAGAATCAGGATCTGGTTTTACAATTCAGAACATTCGACATCCTTTAGTTGAAGCTACAGCTTCTCGTGTTACATATGTAACACATGATGTTTCACTTGGTATGAACGGAATTAAGGGTTGGTTAGTGTATGGAATGAATGCGAGTGGAAAATCAACATTAATGAAAGCGACTGGTATTGCCATTCTCCTTGCACAAGCAGGTTGCTTTGTACCAGCGACAGAGATGATATTAAGACCTTTCAAAGCTATTTATACAAGAATTTTAAACCAAGACAACTTATTCTCTGGTCTATCATCATTTGCAGTCGAAATGTCTGAACTAAGAGACATTTTAGTTAACGCAAATCAAAACACATTAGTTTTGGGTGACGAATTATGTTCTGGGACTGAATCAACTTCAGCACAAGCATTAGTATCTGCAGGTATTCAATATTTATGTGAAAAAAATGCTAAATTCATTTTTGCGACTCATTTGCACGATATTCCAAATGTAATTGATGTAAAATCTCTGTGTGTAGAAGTATGGCATCTTCACGTTGACTATGATCCAATTAGTAAAGTGCTCAAGTATGATAGAAGTCTGAGGAAAGGTTCAGGATCAAGTTTGTACGGATTAGAGGTCGCACGAGCTATGGATCTTCCATTTGCTTTTATTGAACAAGCTTTAAAAAATAGGCACGCAATTGATGGTTCAACGGATGTTACAAATGCAAAAAATTCATCTTGGAATACTAGCATTATTAGAAAAGAATGTGAAAATTGTCGGTCACAAATTACTAAGGAATTGGAAGTTCATCACATCAAAGAAAGGAATTCAGCAGTCAAAGGCATTTTAGAAAATGGAACTCATATGAACAATATTAGGAACTTAATGGTTCTTTGCCAAAAATGTCACGATAAAATTCATAGCAATAATATTGAAATAGGACCAGTTATACAAACTTCAGAAGGTTCGGTACGAAGTAATGATGATATTAGTAGCGAGACTAGTTCTAAATCAAGTGATTCAAAAAAGAATAAAAAGGCAAAATGGTCTGATGAAGATTTAGAAATAATCTACTCGATTATCGCCAAGTTCAAGACTTCAAGTCTCAAAGCAATTAGAGCATACTTAGAGTCAAAACACGAAATTAGAGTAAGTGAGGCTATTCTAAGCAAGATGCGGAAAGGAGAATATTAATTAAAAATATTATAACTAATATTTTTATTATACATCATAAAATAATTGTATAATTTCAATTGTTTTGTTTGTTATATTTTCTGGAGTTGACTTATTTGAAGATTCTGAATCAGTTACGAGTATTGGTGATTATGCTTTCTATAGTTCATCCAAAAAATCAAGTTTATTTGAGATTTAGTGTTTTCGTGATATGCAAAGAGAAATCTAAGACTAATTTGATGCTTTTACACCTGTAAATTCACCAAATGCTTGAACACTTCTAAAATATACTACCATAAATAAAAATTTATTTATATATCTTCACCTATTAAACATTCAGTATCTATTTGTTTCGCACAATTTTTTCCTGTAAGTTGTGCTAATGTTCTATTGAACAAACAAGGTTTCATTTCTAGATCTTTAATAGAAGTCATATTATTAATGATCTCCTTTAAAGCAGTTGGGTTTTTTACACATTCTTCTGCTGCAAACTCTCCAGCTTTTCTTTTAAGAGGAGAATGTACTTTCTTAATCAAATGAACATTCTTATAATCAACAACATGATCGCCAACAGCTGATTTGTGATGAAATATACCTCTTTCAGTATCGGTACAAACTATTTGAGATTTTCCTGAATCATCTGTGAGAATATGCTTATGAATTACCTGTGCTGCTCCTTTTTGACCTTCATAGAAATCGTTCTTTGTATATTTTTCATCTATTATACTATCAACACGAGCTTGACTTAAATCAAGAGGCGTAAGACTTGAAAATAAAAGCATCGTTAACTTTTATTTTATAAACTTGATACATTCTTTTATTGTATCCGAAAAAAGATCAATACTAGTTCCTTCTGGAAGTAAAAATCTCTCACGGTTTGCTTGTTCTCTATACTCATTTAGTTTGCAAAATACAAGAGATTCAACTATACTCATTCTTCCTTCATCTGGACATTCTTGATAATATATTACTTCATGTTCATCTGATTTGTTGTATACAGATAAACGTGATGTTAAATTTGTTGCTTTACCAAGGATATAGCGCCTTTCTTTTTTCATATTAGCAGTTGTTAGAATGTATACTACGTTTTTTTCGTCAAACTGTGTTCGAGGTTGTTTCTTTACATATTTCTTAGTCATTAGTTGTATTTTAAGTTGTTTATTCTTATTGTCTTGTTGTAATTCTCTATAACTCTTTGTATTTGTAATATCTACTTTACCAGTCATCATAACTTCAAGTACCCAAGCAGATACTTTAACGTCAAATTGAGGAGATATCCATTGTGCTATATTAATAGCAACCTGAGGATGAACCCATGTATGTCTTTCTCCATTTCCACCGGTATTTTTTTTGATTAATTCGACTACCGGAATTCCGGTAGTCAAAGATAGCTCATTAAGAAAGGAGGTTGTTTTATTAAGAGAATTCCAGTGATTAAATTTTTTCTTACCTGCTGTACATAAGTTGGTAACGTCAATATACCCATCTTCATCTCTGCTTTCTATAATATAACCATTATCAAGCTCAAGAGGTACAAGTTCATATGGTTCGTCAATTAATTCTTCAGGAGTCTCGGTTTCTTGTTCAATCTCTACAACTGTTTGCCATGCTTTTATTATTGCTATCTCATCAATAGTAGCTTGGGCTCTGTCGGCTACAGCCCGATCACGTTCAGCAGATTCTTTATATATTGAACCAATTTCACCCTTCATCTTAGCAATTTCTTCAGCATTTTCAGCTTTCATTTTTAGAATAGCTATTTCTAAATCTTTCTTAACATTCTCTTGATCTTTTTTATCAAGAAGAAATTGATTTTTTTTCTTACATGTTGAATCATGTCTATTAAAAGTTGAACATGAAAAGTTCTTATTGCAAAATGTACACGTAATAAAAGATTTTACAATTACGTCAGACTTTTGAGATTCTTGTATTTTTAAACAGTATTTAGTTTGTGTTTGGTGTTTATTTAAGAGATATTTGGTCTTGAATTTATTACCGCAAAATTGACAAGTTAATTCTTTATTTCTCTGTATATCAAGAGCGTCAGACTCTTCTTTAGCTTCAAGTTGAATTTTAATACAATATTTTGTTTTCTTTTGGTGCTGACGTAGCATTTTTTTATCACCAAACATATTATTGCAGAATTGACATTGTTCCATCTTTCTTCTTTTCATTCCTTTTTTTAAATTAGGAATGAAAATTAAGTATTCTTTCTTTGTATAAAAACATAATTTCTTTGATAAACTAAAATGCCGGAAATCGTACTTTTCTCTTCTGAACTCCAAAATCATTTTTGCAAGAAAAAAGGGTTTTTCCGTCAAACTTTTATACTATTTAATCAGGCGACCGATCACCAAAAATGATTTTTGCAAAAATGAAAAGTTCGGAAGATGAGAGAAACTTTTTGCTTTCTAAATAATTTGAAAAATTCCTAGAAAATTTCCTTTGGATTATCTTTTTACTTCTCCGCCAAACTTTTAAAAACCGGAGGAAATCCGCAAAAATGTTCATTTTCATTTCTTAGATAAAAGTCATTTTCTCTGATTAAACTGACTATTTTGTCATATCATATTCCGTCTCCAACGACGAACTTGGCTTATAGCACACTGAATAAATAAATTTATTTAATTATAAATAAAAGATTAATTAAAAAAAATGGATCCAAACGAAGATTTTAGTAAACTATATGATAGTAAACTATATGATAGTATAGAAGAACGACCACTTAAAAAACCCAATACTGCTGAATTAAAAGCTCATACAACTGAATATCTTGACCTAGTAATGCCAGATTATACTGATGACGTAACCAAATTATTTGGTTACGGTCCATATGGGCCGGATGATGATCTACAACCAAGAGAATGCATAGAAGCTTACAAAGATTTGATGACCACTTATAACACTTCATTGTTAAAAAAGTTACCTTCTGATGTGGTTGATGAGTGTACTGAATATGCTAAAAAAACAGCAAACTTGTCATTTGATGGAAAAACAAGAAAGGTATTAGCTAAACTTATAGAAAATCATCAAGATGATAAAAGACCTATCGCTTCATATATTGGAGGTCCTATGAATATATCATGTCATTGGAGTGAAAAATATAAGAAGTTGATATATATAATTGGAGAGATACACGGTAATGGAGATGATTGCGCTAAATTAAAAAAAGGCCGTCTTGATAATCCTGAAACTATTAATATCGTAGATTATTTGAAACAATATTTTTCGTTTCCCACTGCTTTTACGGATTTTTATCTTGAAATGCCATCGTTTATAATGCCAGAAGGTTATTATTATCAATTTGATCCTCATGATCGTATTAATATATTGAGACACACTTTTCATAAATGTGTAGACCCAAAATTAAGAGGTGGAGAGGAAGATTGTAATCTTTCTCGAATGCATTATTTTGATATTAGACTAGGTGACGTTAAAGATGGTAAATTAAATAGAATTTCTATTTTTATACGGGATGGATGGTCTTTGATTGAAAAGCTAAAACAGGATTTATATAAAAAGAACATTCTTTTGGAACATTTAAAAGCTTTTTATCGCACATATTATAATATTATAAGGCTTTTTATGTTTTCGTCTGATACAGAACCTGTTGATACTAGCCAACATTATTATAATATGTGGTATTCTCAAATTAAGAAATTTCCCTTACTTCAAAAAGAATTAGGAAGAGTTGTTGGATATGAAGGTGAAGATATGAAAAGTATAATAGAAACTTTTATAAAAGAAGAATTGACAGTAATGTTAGGAAGAACAATTGAGAAAGAAGTTTTGGGTCAGAAAATATTGAAAAAGGCGTCAACAGAATTTAATACTTTGTGTCGTGACTTTTTTATATTGTCTAGGAGACCTGACATGTCTGACGATATCGAATTTTTATATTGTAAAAAATTAAGAGAAAAATTAGAAATAATTGTACATAATTGTGTATCATACAATTATATGATAACAGACGCCTACCTATTGGCGCGTGTATTTAAAAAGTTTGATATAGATACCGAAGATCCACTTAAAAAACGTCTAACTGATGAGCCGGAAGAACCACACAATATAATAATATATGGAGGAGTTGCTCACTGCAAAATATATCGAAAATTTCTAACTCAACTTGGTTTTGAAGATAAAGGAAGTTCCGGAGAAATGGATTACGAAAATTTACTTCCAAGTAATGCTGAAAGTTGTATAAATATGTCAACAATTAAACAACCATTGTTTTCTGACTGGCCTCCTATTAAACCAAAACCCTCACTCTTTATTTGGCCTAATACATCAGTTGATAAAGATGCATTATTTAAAGTTCCTGAAACAGTTACAAAACTTCCGCGATCAGGTCCACGTACTAATCCATATTCATGTGAATGGAGATGATTGCGTACAAAAAATCAGTTACTAAATTAAGAAAAAAATAACAACAAGGGGAAATATAATAAAAGCATATACAAATATATATTTGTATATACACTGACGGTAAGTAATTATTTTATAATCATTAAACGTGTTTATTATTGAAGTAATTTTTTGATATGTCATATCATATTTATACCCTCTTCTATTTCTTCAACAAACCTCTTCTTAGTCAAAAGAATATTAATTGTATAAACACCTGTTATTTCTAACACAACCCATTTAATTAGAGCTAAATCTACTTGAGTTATCGATACTAAATTTGTAAAAATAGTTCGCAAATTATTAAACGACCAGTAAAGAGTTGCAAGAAGTTGCAATTCTCTCTTCGATTTAAAATCAGTAATAAGTTTTTTATCAGGATTGTATATATTAAACCCAAGTATAGGCTGTGCAAATTCGCTAACTAGAGTATCAATAACCGAATTGAACACTATAGCAAATACCAATACAGAATATTTTTCTCGTGTATCTATAACAACTCCTGCTATTGATAGATTAGTAGATGGACCAAATGAAAACCAGCCTTTCTCTTCTGCAAAAACAGTTGTGAAAATAAGTGTTATAATCGTTAGAACTGCAGAACCTGCAATACAGAGACTAAGTTGAACCTTTAATTTCATTTATATGCTATTATATGTTGTTATAAACTAATAAAAATCAATTATAAATAAATTGATTTTTTAAACAATTTTTCTAAGATGATTAGAAACAAAATGGCATTCATAAACTCTGAAGTTCAACGTGCCTTTTTTGAAATAATTTGCAAAAGACGCATAAAAAGAGTTATGTATGGTGCAACACTATATCATCTGGAAATCTTGTTTGATAGATGCCTTAATATAATCTTGTGTCATCATACGCATATTTGGTCTTATGGAACTGGAAATTTACTTGTTGCACCAAATACTCCTGAAATTATAACAAAGGCAAGTGAACGAGCAACTGAATGGCGGAAGGAATCACTAAACAAACAATATGAAGATCTTAGCCAAGTTATTGGTAACTCATTTGGCTATTTTATCCGATATTCGATTGAATGTCGCAAAAGAATACGAAACGTAAGTAAACTCAAGCAACGTTGCTTAGATTTGGTTCAGACTCTGATAGAACATACAAACAATCTACCACTTTTACCAGAAATTGATATCAATAAAACCTCAAAAGACGAAGCACTCAGAGTAATCGAAATGTTTCCCAAAATCTTCGCCAAAGTAAGTTCAGATTTAGATACACCTATAATTGACGTATTTTGGGAAAAATTGGTATATGACATGTATTTACAAATGTTTAGGTATGTTGATGTACCTGTTCCTCCGCTTGCAGATTTAATTTTAAATATTAAAGCTGTATGTCGTAAAGGTCTTTTTAGATATGGCAATCCTTTTATTAAAGCTTTTCATTTAACAGATTCTATACAAAATCGTGAGATTATAATAGAATGCAATGAGAGACCAAGGGTTACAATATTAAGAGAATTTATGTTTGACAACATAGAAACAATATCTCGTCTCGTAATTCCTCCATCTTTCTTATATGCGGATGATAAAACACAATGTGTAATCTGTCTAGAAAAAAAAGATGTTCTTGTATGGCCTTGTCACACATCACATGTAACTTGCACCCAATGTACTATTGAATTATTATCTTTACAGGTTTCTTGTCCATTATGTCGTCAGTCCGTCCGTTTTATATATGGAAAATGGTACCTTGATAATGATGACAATGACAATGTATGACTATTTGTTCTTCACAATTTGTGGTATGAATGGCACCTTAGAAAGAACTAATGTTCAATATTCTTTACGTGAACAAGATTTTCTTTCGAGAGTAAACTAATAAAAATCAATTATGAATAATTGATTTTTAAACAAAAAACTATTCATAAACTCTGAAGTTCTATGACATTAAAGAATGTTTATCATCGCAAACAAGGTTAAATAAATTATTGAAATAATTTTTAAATTGATATATATTATACTCATCTATAGCATTTTTAGAAATAGTATATACTCTAGATATGTATTTTTCTAATTCTATTTTTAGCTTTTTAAAATTTCTTTTTATATTCCTATAATCTCCTTCTGGATATCCATTTACAAATGTAAATTCATCCATAATAGGACAATGATTCCATGATATTTGCCCTAAAACATTACACGATAGAAGATTGTGAGAATACCTTTCTTGTGGAAGATAAATACAATGTTTTTCCATTGAAGTACCTTTAAAAATAATATTCAATAAATTAAATACATCAATAATTCCTAGTTCAGTAGAATGTCCTGGTGGATACGCATTACAAGAATCTCCAATTAACCATATATTAGAATTATTATGTTTTTTACAATATTGTAATTTATCTTTATGTAATTGAATACCTTGGGGGCAAGATGCTGGTTTTACAAAATGAGCTAAAAATTTTTCATTTTTATTTATTTTGGGACCTAAAAAATTTATAAGATTTATTAGAGTTTCATCTAGTTTTTGTGTATTTTTACATAATAGTATCATGTTAACAGAAACTTCAGCTTCTTTAGAAACAAGTATTTTATAAATAGGTTCCATATTGTTCTTGTTCTTTTTTATATATTTAATAGCATTTTCAAATACACTCATATATTCTTCAAGATCACTAAATCCACTTGCCCAATGATCTACTTCTTGTCTGAATGGTTTATTAGGAAAAGAGTTACTATATTTATGAAAATTATATGCAAACGATATTAAAGAAGACATATTGTTACTGGCCTCATAATCTCCTGTTCCTATTTCTCTGTCAAGATCTTTTAATTTAAAAATCAAAGATTTTGGTAAATGATCACAATCTGATATATCACTAAATATCATAAAAACAGGAAAACTAAATCTAGTCACTAATTGTTTAATTTTCCCAAAAAAATGGTGTCTGGAAGGACTATGATATCCATCAGCGCAAAATATATGGTTATATTTAGTCATATTTTCATGTTCTGACCATTGACTCTTAATATTTATTGATAATTTTAATTTACTATACAAAATAAATTCAATACACTTTACTTGTACATTTGTAATTGTTTTTTGTTTATGAAAACAATCATCTGAACAATCCATTATGGATTCAAGCTTTTCTATAATAGATGTGGATATCTGAAGCAATTGATTTCTTTCAAAAACGGCTCTTTTAACATATAATGTAATTTTTGCTTTTAGACCCTTTGATACTAAATATAATAAATAAGTAGCAACACATAAACCGATTGGACCTTCTCCAATAATAGCAATATTTAATTTATTACCATCTTTTTCATCAAAAACTTTATGTAGACGTGGATTAGACTTAGGTTTTCTTCGAATAGAGTTGCGTGGAATAGACTTAGGTTTTCTTCGAACAGACTTACGTGGAACAGACTTACGTGGAACAGACTTACGTGGAACAAACTTGCGTAGAACAGACTTGCGTGGATTAGACTTAGATTTTCTTCTAACAGATTTATTTTTACGAACTGTTGACCTATTCATTTACTTTAAATAAAGATTAATTTATTGAGTTTGCATTTATTTAAAAAATAACATGATATTACAAAGGACTCAAATTATGTATGACGACAAATATCAAGAGATGAAGATAGTATTGGACGAAATATTCCAAACCAATTGTTCCGAATTGGATATTGGGAAAAGAGCAGGCTGGACTTCGTACATAGATTTTATAAATCCTGATGAGTTAGACGATTCTCATGTTATGAAAGGAAAAGATGTCACGGGTAGGAAGTTTATCGTTTTCAAATCTGAAGTGCAAACTAGCGAAAAAAAAATCCGTTTATTTACGATTTTTTTTCAACGGTGGTATGATTCAGAAGTAGTATATCACTCTGCTGGACATTACGGAACACATATGTTTTTGACAACTGGAGGTGCCTGCTTAATGCAAATAGAATTGTTACGTGATTTGTTAGTAAATGGAATTGTTAATTTGACAGTAGAAAAAATGGAAAAATGTCGCATCGGATACAGAGATTACCTTGAATTAGAAAAGATAGATCCAAACTCAATTGACACCATTATACTTGGATGGTCTGATTAAGTGCAATTTAAAATCGACAGACCGCATTCAAAGGAGATATCGTACAATTTGTGGATACCCACAAAGATAGATTGGGTAGATTCGGTTTTGAACTCGTCCGAACTAGAAAAGATAGATTAAAACTCAATCGACTCCATTATCTTGAATTTCCATTTAGTAAATATACCATATTTATTTAATATAATTTCTTAATTTCTCTAATTATATAAACTCGTTAGTAAAGTCTCCAATTCCAACGACGAACTTGGCAATAGTACACACTGAATAAATGAATTTATTTAAAATTAAATAAATAATCAATTAAATAAAATGGATACAGAAGATTTTAGTTACCTATATGATAGTATAGAAACACTACCACGTAATACTCGTGAGTCAAAAGTTCCTCCTGAAAAAATACCTCCTGAGCTAGCCATGCCAGATCCTGATGATGATACAAAGGAATTTGGCTATGGCATATATGGACCGGATGATGATCTACAACCAAGTGAATGTATACAAGCTTACCAAAAATTAATAACCACTTATAACACTTCATTGTTAAAAAAGTTACCTTCTGATGTGGTTGATGAGTGTACTGAATATGCAAAAAAAACAGCAAAACTAACATTTGATGGAAAAACAAGAATGGTATTAGCTAAACTTATAGAAAATCATCAAGATGATAAAAGACCTATTGCTTCATTTATTGGAGGTCCTATGAATATATCATGTCATTGGAGTGAAAAATATAAGAAGTTGATATATATAATTGGAGAGTTGCACTCTCTTGGAGATGATTGCGCTAAATTAAAAAAAGGCCGTCTTGATAATCGGGAAATTATTGATATTGTAGATTATTTAAAACAATATTTATCGTTTCCCACTGCTTTTACGGATTTTTATCTTGAAATGCCAGCGTTTATAATGCCAGAAGGTTATTATTATCAATTTATTACTAATAATCGTATTGATATATTGAGACACACTTTTCATAAATGTGTAGACTCAAAATTAAGACGTGAAGAGAAAGATTGTAACCTTTCTCGAATGCATTATTTTGATATTAGACAGGGTGATGTTAAAGATGGTAAATTAAATCTAATTTCTGTTTTTATACGCGATGGAACGTCATTAATTGAAAAGCTAAAACACAATTTATATAACAAGAACATTCTTTTTGAACATTTAAAAGCTTTTTATCAAAAATATTATAATATTATAAGGCTTTTTATGTTTTCATCTCATACAGACCCTACTAAAGATGCTAGCCAACATTATTATAATATGTGGTATTCTCAAATTAACAAATTTCCTTTACTTCAAAAAGAATTAGAAAGAGTTGTTGGATATGAAGGTGAAGATATGAAAAGTTTAATAGTAGATTTTATAAAAGAAGAATTGACAGTAATGTTAGGAAGAACAATTGAGAGAAAAGGTTTGGGTCAGAAAATATTGAAAAAGGAGTCCATAGAATTTAACACTGTGTGTTATCAATTTTTTCAAGATTTTAAAAAAGATAAAATTTCTAAACAAATTAAGGTAAAATATTGTATATCTTTAAGTAAACACTTAGAAAGAATTATATACAATTGTATAGCATATAATTCTTTTATAATAGACGCCTACCTGTTGGCTCGTCTATTTAAAAAGTTTGATATAGATACTGAAGATCCACTTAAAAAACGTTCAACTGATGAGCCAGAAGAACCACATAATATAATAATATATGGAGGAACTTCTCATTGTAAAATATATCGAAAATTTCTAACGCAACTTGGTTTTGAAGATAAAGGAAGTTCCGGAGAAATGGATTACGAAAAATTATTTCCAGGTGATGTTGAAAAATGTATAAATATGTCAGCAATTAAACAACCATTATTTTCTGACTGGCCTCCTATTAAACCAAAATCTTCCTCGATCTTTATTCAAAGTAATCCATTGGTTGATAAAGATGCATTATTTAAAGTTCCTGAAACAGTTACAAAACTTCCGCGATCAGGTCCACGTAGTAATCCATATTCGTACAAAAAAACACTTCCTCCTAAAATTTGATTTACTCTTCAAAGAGAGTTATAATAGGAAGAAAATTGTTAATACAATTGATTAGAAATTGTATTAAGAAAAAGGTGAATATGGTATGATGCAACTAATAATCTTACTAAATATATTCTATTGCAATTATCTTTATAAATATAAGTACTCGCTTCCATTAAAAGGTAATTCCAGACTTGTAAAAGGTGGAATAGATGCGAAAAGACCATAATATTCGCGAACAATATATAATAGTTCTGTTTTTGGATCCCAATCGCTTTTATAATCTTTATATGCATTTAAGGGTCTAAGATGAGGATTGCATCTTCCATAATAGTCACATGCCTCTTTTTTTGTCTTGAATTTTACATTCATATAACCAACATGTTTTAATTTAGTATTTTCTCCATCTACCTTTTGTGTAACAAACCGTACTACCTCTAATACATAAGATTTTGTCATTCTCTTTTTTAATAATAGTTTATCTTTAAACATAATTGATTTCATTCAAAATCAATTTAAATATTGTGGCGATAAAACCATATGACAACACGCCACCATTTGAAAATTGGATTATGTATGTCAGTCAGTTTCTGGTCCATGCATTTCTCGTTCAGAACGTGCTAATATATCATCTATATGTTGGATTTGAAGTCGCTGTTCTCGTGTAAGAGGTAAATTTTGTTGCCTCGGACGAAGCCTAAATGCTACTAGTACAAAAAATCTACCATTTTCTCCTCTCATAAATTCCTCATAACGTCCACGATCATCATATCTAAACTCGTTTGGAAATGATAATTCATCAGCTCCAAAACCAAATGTATCATACCGTTTAACAGCAAAATTCTGATAACGTCTATTCATACTTTGCCATGACTCTAGCCTAGGGTCTATATATAGGTCAGGTAATGATGCAAGAGCTGTTCGATGTTCAATTGATAGAAAAGCAGGTCCTAGTGGTTCTGGAGTACGAACTGGAGTAGGAAATGGATTAGGAACTGGAGTAGGAAATGGATTAGGAACTGGAGTAGGAGCTTGAGTAGGAGCTTGAGTAAGAGCTGGAATAACTCTTCCAACTGTGTTCATAAAATTCTGATATTCAACACACTCATCTCTAATTGGCTTCCAAATTGTACCTCTTTGATTTTCATACCTTTTTACAAAATCATCTAATATATTTCTTAGAGCATAATTTGGAACAAGAATGTCGCTTATACGTTGTCTTGTCTTAGGGCACGTATTATTACGCACAAGCCAGCTTTGTATCGATTCTCTTTCATACGTTTGTCCATTACTACATATAACTGGATCTTTTAGTATTGAATTATGACAAGATAAACCATCAAGTTGATTCATTGCTTTTGAAAACTCTTCCTCTTTCATATTTACACCACAAAGTTCTCTTATGGATCTTTCGGTTAAAAAAGAAGCATCTGATTCTCTAATTTTTTGAAAAGCAGTTTGTGTAGCATTTTCCCCAAGTTCTTCACGTTCTTTTCTCTCAATATATGCAATAATCTCATCTGGTGAAACAGATGCTTTAGTAGCAAGGTGTTCTAAACTCTCATCGCCAATACTTTCGGTTGTAGACTTAAGAAGATCCGCAACTTTTTCAAAAAGAAAAAATCTTCTAAAAGCTTCCTCTTTATAATTTCCTTCCGGATCTTCTTTATGTAAAAGATCTTTATAAGACATTGATATTACGCTTAAATGTTTGGTAAAGACACCACCGCCACCGCCACCAAATAACCGACCGCCAGCACTGCAACCCAAAATTATTGAATGTGGTCGATATTTGTATACAGGATTTTGTCCTTTAAAATCTAGACGAATAAATCCGTTAGGAAGTCTTTTTTGTGTATTAAAAAAAGTATTGTGCCCCCATTGTGTTTCACCAGTTATTTTATTTTGGTAGTATATTTTATCATCTTTACTTTTTTTTTCTTTGAAATAATCCATTTATTATTAGAGTTTTTTTGAAATAAATTTACTTTTTTTACAATTTAGAATCGTAATTTTTTAATCTATTTGTACCATTTATATCTATTAAAGATTGATATGTCTAAAGGTGTAAAATAAATATTATGTATCAGCAAAAGAAATATTTTTTAGATGTTGTATGGGTTGTTGTTGTTGTAGGTATTGTTGTAGTTCTAGGTTTTGACTCAAAAAAGGTATTAAAGGAAAGTTATTTGGATTATTGACTCCTTTAGAATTATATGTGTTAGAGTATGAATACGTAAGATCAAAATAAGTAATAAAAACATTTTTTTGATTTGTATCTATGTCAATGTCTACTAAATAATTGCCCATATTTATTTTGTCAATTACATATATATCCTTCGACAATAGTAAAATCGTAGGATCTGTAAATTCTTTTTTCTGGTATTTCTCATTCTTATATATAGTTTCAAATACAACTTCTGTGTCATATACAGTGACTATTGAATTAATTGCTTCAGTATCACTCTTATTATTAGAAATATAATATTTCCCAAAAGGAGGTTTTTGATCTTTAAATATGGATGTCATTTTTAGAATATGTCTATATATTTAATTTTAATAAAATAATCATTCGCGTGCTCTTTCTGTATTAAAATTTGATTTTCTCTTCAAACAAAGTTCCGATAGGAAGAAACTTTGGAATAGTTTTAGTATTTCCATGGCATTCATAGTCTATCTTATTAAACCCATCTCTGTATTTTATTATATTTAAATACCCACCGTACTGTTCTAAAAGACGCCAATGCGGAGATGGTCCTATTACTATCATCTTAGTTCCCATCATAGTGTTATACATTTTCACCAAGAGAGTGCTTGATAAATCGTACATTCTATCGTGCTTATTATCATTAATCCATGCCTGACAACAGTTAAAAGAACAAAAAACACCATCAGTCTCATAATATTCTCCAATTTTCAAAGAGATCTGATCATTTTTTAGAGTTTGCAAACGACGCTTTTCAGTAATGTTTTCTTTTATGGTATACGTATCTCTACTGATATGAGAATGATATTTTTTCTCAGCTTGACTTGGAATATATTTAATTGGGCATCCTATCGGGTGAGTTTCAAAAGGATGTCTACACCAATAACAATGATACCGAAGGAGATTTACGTCCATTCTAGATTGAAAATCTATCATAGAAACATGACACGTATGTAATTTTTTAGACTCGTCTAGAAACGATATTACTTCAGGAGTACCCTTGTCAGTATTTAGTTCGGTAAGTTTTGTCGTATTTGCAGAATTCTTTTCTTCAACCAACTCTTTAGAAATGTTTTGTATACCATATGTTACATTTATACGTGCGACATTTACACCCATTAGAGTGAAAGTATACTTACTCTTTTTAGAGTTTTGATTTTCAGTCATTTTCTATTCAAACTCTTATTTTTAGTTTCCATTTTCACTTTTATTTTTAAGCATTTACAATAATTTATCTGTAATAATTAAAATGCTAAAGTGTCAAAAAAATAAACTCTGGGTAGAAAATATATCAAATCTTTTGTGCTCGTACACCCTTATTCCAATGACTGGAATGACCCTTGCCGAACAGATGAACTCTTTGAGTAGACTGGTAATCTTTATTTTTATGATTTTACTTACAACAGGTTTTCAGTCTAGCGTCCTTTTTTTACTTCTTTCTCTTCTATTTATAATTATTCTTTACTACATACAAAAGAATCGAATGGAAAGATTTGATGTAGAACATTATACTCCTATAGATAATACACAAGTGAATAACTTATCTCAAACTCCTATAGATAATACACAAGTGAATAACTTATCTCAAACTCGTGTAAATTATCTGAACAATTCTGAAGAAATATATGATGACAGTAAATTAGGTGTTTCTAGAAAAATTTACGATGATAATAGTGTAAATTTAGATAATATAAGTGGTACGTCGAGTGATCCAAATTGGATGTCGCCAAATCAAAAAATGGTTGGACCTGCAAATCCTAAGACAAATATTCAACCTGTTATTGTACCACCAGCGGCCGATCCTAGTTTTTGGCGAGGTACAAATCTCAGTTCATCTTTAAAAATCAATCAACAGGGTAACACCGACTTGTATCGTTCGGGTTATTTAATTTCTAATAACGATCAACTCACAGAAAAATACCGTCAAAAGGATAGAAATAAATATAATGGTGAAAGTGTTAATAAAAAACATCAGCACAATGAAGATACAGACACCGGTTCTTTTCAACAAAATAATATAGGAGATATAGAAACTTCGTGGGGTTATAACAAAGACCAACTTAATTATGCAGGTCTGCCCTCCAATTTAGCTGCATCTGGATTCTCTAGAAATCCTTCTATGAAACAATATAATGACAATTTGTTTACACAAACTATTCAACCAGGTATCTACACAAGAAGTGAAATTGTCGAACCAATAAATTCTAATATGGGTGTTTCTTTTACACAACAATTACCACCGGCATCATCTAGAATAGATCCAATGACTGGAGCATTGTTAAGAACTGAGCACGATCCCCGTATTGTAAAACCTTATTTGAAGAATACGTCAGCTTACACTGTAAATGAAGGAGATATATACGATCCGAGATTTACTGGATACGGTACTTCATATCGTTCATACAATGATGATGCATTAGGACAAACTCGTTTCTATTATGACGATATTAACGCTGTTCGTATGCCAAACTATATATCACGTAGTAATATAGATACTGAACCTTTTGCTGATAGCTACGGACCTATTCCAAAAGGATTTGAAAAGGGAAATCCCTATACTGATAAAATTCATAGTTTAGCTGAGAATGCTTTTCTTGAAGGAGCTATTCAGCACCGCACAGAGTTATCGGAACGGCTGATGCGTAAGGTTAATTCTGAACAGTGGCAACGTCGTGCTGCTCCTATTAATAGGAACGGTGGTCGTATGTTAGGTGGTTTTGGAAGATAAAAGTGGAGGCTAACAACTGGTGCTCTTATTCGTATGAATTAGTAAGAACATTCTTTTTTAAAAATAAAAGAATATTTAATTCGTAAGTTTTTTAATCAGAAAATTGCTTTCATTACATATGAATTACTAATTTTAAACTAAATTGTTATTTAAAAATAAGCTTCTTATAAGTAAGAAGTATATTACGGCGAGTTAAAGCGGTTAAGGGCGTAGTGACAGGATGAAAACCAAATCTTTTCGCAAACCCTAAAAAATACCATATCTCTTTTAGAGATTAGAAAATTACCTTTTGGTATTTTTTTAGCCTCGATTTACTTCTTACCATGGAGCTACACATGGTTTAGAAGCCCCTTTACGGGGCTGGATTCATATAATTTTGTATGAATCTAGTAGCGGAGATACAATACAGATTCTAAAAAGAAAAAGTTTTTAGAATTTTAATATAGGAATAATTTTTTTTAAAAATTGGACTATAAAAAAAAATAAATAATATTTCATCTTTTAATAAATGGATTCGTTGGATTTGAATGAAGATTATATATATCTTATTAATAATTTAGGTCAAGTAGAATCTATACATCATTCAAGAATTAAAATTCTTGGATTGTCAAACTATTTTGAAATTGATATTCTAGACGAGATTTTTGTTTTTAAAGTGATTTATATTCAAGAAATTCTTAATGGCAATCGTATGGTAGCTTTAATACCAAAAAAACTAATAGGACAGATTATTGAAAGATTATTGTGGAATAGTCAAAGATTATTGTGGAATAGTGAAGATGTAGATGTTCGTATTTTTAGAATTGTTAAATTGGATGAGGATATTTCTAAAAAAGATTTAGAAAATATTTATGTTGTTGACTTCAAAAAATTTTGTCCAAATTCTGGTGTTTGTATTTCCTTAGCACAATACGCTGAACAAATTAAAAATTATTTTTTAGGATTTAGTAATTTTACTTTAGTAACATCAGTGAGAAAAATAGGCAATAATTCTTCTAATGGATTCGTACATGAAATTTTATATGAACGTGACGGATATACAGCAAAATCAATTTTGAAATCAACAAACAGTGCATTCGCAGATAATCTTTTATATGAATATTTAGTTGGACAATATATTAACAAAAAATATGATATTTTTCCTTGTTTTATACGAACATATGCATGGTTCAAGTATAATTCATATACTGATTGGAAAAAAATTAGCAAAAGTACTAGTATTACTTCTTCTGATCTTATAAATAGTATGACTAAAGATAGAGATTTATTGAAAACAATAACAGAAAGTAAAGAAGAAAGTTGCTTTAATGACAAAAAAGATCAGAGTACTAAAAGACAATGTACAGTGATAGAGTATCTTCTCGGTTTTGCATGTAAAAACTCAGAATATTTATCTATTCTAATTGAACATATTGATTCTAAAGCGTTAAAAAACATGTTAGATGATAATTCTGAATTTATAACTAATAATGAAATACTTTACGTGTTATATCAGATTTATATGGTATTAGCGACAATAGCTGATGAATTTACTCATTATGATTTACACACTGGAAATGTATTGGTATATGAACCAGTTCGTGGAAAATATATTGACTATATATATAAATTAAAAAATGGAGACATCGTACAATTTAAATCTAAATATATTGCAAAAATTATAGATTATGGACGTAGTTATTTTAATGATCCTTCCAACAAAGATATATCTGGATCATCAAAAAAGATATATGATAAAATATGTAATAATGTGAATGATTGTGGTGATATTGGTGATGATTATGGATTTTTCGAGATGGATGTGTCTAGTAATCGTAATGTAAGTAAAGATTTATCATTAATCAAGCAAGTAAAAACATATCTACAAAAATATCCTAGTTCACAAAGTTTATTAGAATCACTTAATAAAGTTGATCTTGGCCTTGGCACAAGATATGGAACACCTGAAAAATATGATAATAGGGGTATTGGTAATATAGAAAATATATTTGATATACATGATGAATTAAAGAAACTAGTATTACAGAATAAAACTAACAATGAGAAGGAATACAGAAAAATGATATCTTTAGGTTCTTTAACAATTTATCAAACAGGAAAACCAATGAAATTTATACCATATAATAAATTTAATACATTTATATGAATTTATTTAATGATAATCAATTTGAAAGACACATATTTGATCCAGTACAAAAGTTTTATTTGTATTAGAAACTTTAAAACTCATTTATAATATTATTTATTTAACTCCACCTTGGCTCCCATCGTTGTTGATTGTACTTACGCATTTGTTTAGAAAGAAGATCTTCTCTATGTTCTTGAGTATCTTCGATCCACGACAAACATCCATTGTAAGAAGATCTATCCATATTTATAGGATCATTTTTGGTTAAAATACGACGTTCGTATTGTGGTTTTATACCACCCATAGGATCTTTGTAAAGCTCACCAGATGAAAGAATCTTATTAGTGTAAAGAGGTTCAAAAAAAGGATCCTCTATCGATTTGTCTATATAATATGTGATATGACCAGCATTTATGTCAGAATAAGTACGATAATTTTTACCATAATTATCTAGAGAAGTATCTGTATAAATTTTCTCGAGAGGGATTCTGCCATCAATCGGTGGACGATCAACCGTTAGAACTTGTTCGTGAGATGCAGAAAACAGTTTTGGATCTCGACTACCCCATCGCCTACCAGAATCAATAGGATAAAAGTCATTTGCGTATTTATTATTAAGAGCATTTGGATTTAGAATGCTAATACCATTCTTGTTTTTAGGTTCATTACGTTCTCGAAATTGCAATCTAAGAAAAGAATTCAATTCTTTTGGAATCTCACATTTTTCAATTGACATGTTAGTAGTCATTTTCTCTAAGAACAAGATTAAAAACGAAAAGCTTACGTTTTTGGAAAAATTTTAATGTTTTATCAACATTAAAATATGTATTTATTTACTTCTTAACACACTTGCCAGACTTGCGTCTACGCTTCTCACTCTTCTTGCACTTCTTACGGCAACGACCCGACTTGGAGCTACGCGACTGGCTCTTCTTGCACTTCTTACGGCTACCCGACTTGCTCTTACGGCTGCCAGACTTGGGCTTGCGGCTACGCGACTTACGCTTAGAAGATTTACGCTTGCGGCTACCCGACTTGGGCTTACGCGACTTACGCTTGCGGCTACCAGACTTGGGCTTACGTGACTTACGCTTGCGGCTACCAGACTTAGGCTTGCGGCTACGCGACTTACGCTTCGGCGACTTACGCTTTGACGAAGACGAGGAAGAAGACGATCGCCGGCTCTTCTTCTTACGGCAACGACGGCTCTTTACATCGCGAGTTTTACTGGGACCACACTTCTTCTTACGGCAACGACGGCTGATTACATCTCGAGTCCTGCCAGGACCACACTTCTTGCGGCTACGCGACTTACGCTTAGACGATTTACGCTTAGACGACTTACTGCTAGAACGACTGGAAGGAGTACCCTTCTTCGATCCTGAACGACTCTTGGGAATGCTAACCTTGTGAGAACGAAGCTTTGATTTAAGACTCGCCTTCTTTAGACCGGAATAGGTAATACCGTGAGATTTTGCCAACTTTTTCAGTTGAGCCAAAGACGCCCCCTTTCGAGACCGTGACTTTCGCGACGGGCTTTTACGTGATTTCGCCATTTCTTTATTATACACCGAGAAAAATAAAATAACGGAAAAATAAATTTCAAATTTAAACATTTGAAATTTAGAATGCTTCTATATTATCTTGATTTTGTTTCATAATTTTTTTAATTATGAAAATTTTATTAAAATTATTCTGTGATAAGGTTAACAGATAATACATCTTTTTTTGTGTCTGAATATTTCAACAAACTATCTATTAATTCAACATGACCCATCATCATACGCCTACAACATATCTTTTTTAATCCTAATCTATCAAGAGACTCTTTCATATCTACACCTTCACTTAACAAGTTTTGATATGGAGCCCATTTTCCGCCTATAACTTTTCCACATGTATAACATCTGACTGGTAGAATGCACATTTTTATTTTATTCTTCGGAAATCAATCGTAAAATTCAGTTTTTATTTAAGCTGTAAAATTAGGTTGTTTTACCCAGCAATTACTCAATTTTGAATATCCACCACCTGTATGATGGTAATAATGTATAACCGGAGGAATTGTTTCCATATAATTAACTACCGGATAACTAGGAACACTTTCCATTTCAAAATTCTCAGAAAATCCTTCCTTTTTGCATTTAAGTAAGCAGTCTTGATATTTAAATTCTCTAGATTTTAGTGTAGCCGTTGGGATAACAGCCTTAGCGCTGATGTCACAATTATCTTTACACTCCTCATATTTGTGGCGAAATTTTAGGTTTGTAGACCATTCTTTTGATTTTTGTATACCATCACCACCTTTGTTTTTCCAACAGTCCTGATAGCATGGGTTTTGAGGCTCGCTTGCCGGAAAATCTTCCTTAACCTTAAAAAAAGCATCAATATCATCATCACTAAACAATTCTACGCAATCTAGTTTTTCTAGAAGATTATTTTTACTCCCAGGCCATCCTGTACATGTTCTTTTATTGACTGTGTTAACAAAATGAGGAAAACCTTGAACACCGTATGGGGCTTCAAAGTTTGATAATACTTTAATTTTTCCAGAATTAATTTCTTCAGCAAGCGCCTCTTTGGCATTATCGCAATGACCACATCCATTCATAGCGTAAAAAATAATTTTTTCCGAAGTCATTTTATAATAGTAAAGAAAAAGAAAAAGAAAATAATGTAAATTATTTATTTAGCTGTAATTTTAGTTTTTAACATCATCGCGTTTAATTCTTGCAAAACAAGTTTTCCAACATATGGTAACTTTACTGGTAATACTTGATCAGTATCACACGCTCTACATTCAGTCTTACTAGTTGCAAAATTACCACACTTTGAACATATGGATACTTGATACTTATCCGAAACCAAGAACAGCCTCTCCTGTAGGAATTTAGATACGCCATGACCAATCATACAATTATGCGCAACAATTCCATTTGCTAAAAAGGTATGAGTATCATCAACTTGAATATCATATACAGGATGAACTCCAGCAGGTCTAATATCAATCACTCTTAAATTCATAGTTGGTAGTCCTTCACACTTGCGATTCACTCCATATGACACACTTAGATTGGTTAGACCTTCTAGAAGAGTTGTATCTTCTTCACATGGAGGAGAGTCACCACTATCTTCTGGCTTGACAGGCTCATCTTGTAAAAACCAATCTAATGCGCCGATATCTTTCAAATATTCTTCTGCGTTCGGAAAGCCTTTTCCCCTGAATTTTCCAAAACTGGTTCCCTTTACTAAATGATCATTAATATCATGTGTACTGGGAATAGCATAAGGATGAAGAAGTGCTTCTGTTTTATTCAGATCTTTTACCGCTTTTTCTATCGCTTTTTTCGTAGGTACAATCTTATCTGGAAATTCCTTCTTAATTTCACTAAAATTGGTAAGTTCATCAACCCTTTGAACCAACCAATTGTGCTGACGAGTTACTCCATCCCTTAAACGTTTATAAGATGCTCCAGCTTCTAGTCGTTGAGATTTGTGACAGCAATACCGAAAACCGATTTTTTCATGGAACATAGGTAAATCATCAATACATATATGAAGAGTAAGTTGATAGCTTTTGTTTTCTTTCAATGAATCTACCTTTTTCTTTGATGATGTTGTCTCTTTTGCTTTTTGTATAGTAACATTATGAATATCAAATCTAGCTAACAAAGTCTGAAGTTGCTTCATCATTTCTTCTAACGAATCAAGTTGAGATCCACATTTGCTTTTTGAAAAACTTACAGAAGTTAACAAATCTCTCTTTCCTCTATGAAGAGCGAGAACACAAGTATGACCGTCTCCACCAAACAACCCACCCAAAAACTCGCGAACTATCGGTAATGGACAAGATGGATCTGTGATAAAGGTAGGTAGTTGTGCAGGTTGATTAATTTTTTTACCAACTAGTATTCCTTCTATCTTCATAAGGTCTGATAGAAAGTTTTGTGGAATCCTTATACAATAATAGTTTTTCTTTGTAAAATTTTCTTGTGTTATCATAGCAAATTTTCCTAAATCTTCCAGTGCCGAAGAAACGTCTATTTCATGACCAAGATTTAATATTCCATTATAAGTTTTACCACTAAGATAAATTCCACCATCTGCACAAATATATCCAACCAACCGAGCAAACGAAAGAGCATGAAAATAGGATTCTTCATCCTTAACTTTTAGCCGTGTATCACCTGCTTGAAACTTCCAATTTGCACACTTTTCAATTTCTTCTTTTACAATAATCAAAGGATTTGTAATACCTGTTTTAAGTTGTGTAGCCCCTTTTACCATTTCGCAAATAGGCACCCACGCATTCTCGCTTGTAAGCATTTTATGATTATCTGTAAAACGAATAGTACGTCCATCCTGAAAAACAACATCTACACATTTTCTATCTCCTTTGCTTAAAAAATTGCTTTGAGTAGAAGGAATTATTTGTTGTTTTTCTTCGTGATAACTTAAAACGGTATAGTTCTTGTTTTCCATAGTTCCAAGTTCTACGCTCAAACCGCAATTTAAGGGAATTGGCGAGCGATAGTCCCCACAGTCTCTTTCCATTTCGCCAAATCTCTGTCCACCATCACGTGAACGACCTTCCAATGGCTGTCGCGTGAGAGTTGTCACAGGTCCGGTTGCGCGTGCGTGCATCTTATCAGAGACAAGGTGTTTCAAACGTTGATAGTAAACAGGACCAATAAAAAACATTCCCATATTTTCACCTGTCATTCCGTTCATTAGAATTTCTTTTCCCGTACTTTCATAACCAAGCATACCTAGCGTTTTGCATGCTTCTTCTGCTATATTTTTACTTTCTTTCGTGAAAGGCGTTGCGTCGCCATACTTACCGTTAATTGTACAAGATTTTCCCATTACTGATTCAATTAGTTGATTAATAGTCATTCTCGAGGGTATGCATTGCCCTGTTATAATCGGTCTAGACGCTTCTACAACAATATCGTTACTATCACGTTTTGCTCTACGAGTAATAATAAATCCATGTGGCATTGTTACACACCAAGTTAAACCAGTATATTGTACTTTCTTTACATCATTATTAGAATGTAAGATAGGATCAATGTTTGTATAAGATATTTTCCATAAATTTTGACTAATTTCAAAATGCGATGAATAACCACAATGAAGATAAAGACGAACTACATCATCTCTAAATTTATGAGAAGATGTATAAATTATATTACGACTACAAGTAAGACCAGAAAGAATTGATCGAGTAAGATCAATTGGAAGGTTCCATACCCATTTAGCTAATCGTTTACCAGTCGTGTGATCTGGAGATAATACACTCAACCAATTTTTATTAATAATTGTAAATATTGAATTTTCATATGTATAATCTATTGTTGGAACTAGAACAAGTATTTCAAATCTCTTTTTTAACCAATCATCAGTAGATAATAAATCGAAACCAAAACGTAAGCAATTATCACCTACTAAGTAACCATATAACTCAAAAAATGCGATAAGTTTTTCATATGTATTAAGAGCAAGCAACTCCAAAAATGGTATACCGGTTATATTTCCTTCAAAGCCAAATCGAGCTTTTCCTGTAAACTTAAATACTTCTGAAAACATTAGTTCTTGTGCTTTAATTTTTTTATAATCAGATTCTAATGGTTTGGTTTGTTTAGCAAACATATCATGATCTGTAGTAACAAGTAGAGATACTTTTTCAATCATGTGTGTAAATTCAATCATTTCCTGTGTTTTTGTTTCATTTAATATGAAAGCGGTTGGCTGCTCATATACAAGACGACCCGTTTGATGATCATACCCAGCAATTCTAAGTATACCTTTATCATATGCTTGTTTGGCTTCTTTCCAATTCATAAAACCATGTTCTGTAAGAATCTCGTGATCTTCAGCGAGACAATGCGGATTTATTATAATATCTGGAACAATTCCTTCTCTTGTAAAAGGCATGTCTTCTTGCTTATACACCATACCCACTGTTCCTTTTTGAGCGGCTCGCGATGCAAACTTATCACCGACTTCAGGAATTCTCAAAGACCTAATCACAATTTTGACAAGTTTATAGCCATTTGGTGTTATTGTAGAAAAGATGCGATCAATATACCCTTCCTCTCCTTTTCCAATTACTACAGAGCAATCACTAAATATTTCGTTTCCCGATTTGTCAGATTGAATAGAAATCTTTCCAATAATAACGTCTCCTTTCTTTACAAAAAGTGCATCTCCTCCTCTAATCTTACCTTTTTCATCAATCCACTTGGGATGTCGTAAACGAACAATACCGTTTTCATCAAGTAATCCATAATTAGCATCATGCTTTCTTCTGTCTATCGGGGGTATACATATCTTCTCAGAATTATAACCCTGTTTCTTTTCTTCATCACTATGAGTTTTATAAGTAGTAGCCCAAAACAAACCACGTTGAACAGCGCTATAATTTAAAATCACAGAGTCTTCTTGGTTGAAACCAGTATAACAAGCAATAGCAACAATGCAATTTAATCCAGATGGCATATCGTTAAATCCCATCATTTTTGCTGCTTTGGTTCCTACCAAGGGCCGTTGTGGAGTATTAAGAACGTGTACAACTGTATCTGCTCTAGTTAAATGAGAAAGAGCGAACATACTCATCGCTTGTTTACCCATCGACGAATTATGTACACAAAAAGAATCTCCAGCTATGAAACTATGATTCTCGGATTCTGTTGTGATATCGGCAATCATGTTTCCCTTTACTGATCTTGTCTTGCTTACTATTTTAACAAATATAGCTCTATCTTTTACTTGTCTTTTCCAAGATTCAAAAGAATTTGGTATTCTGTTTTGACAAGTTTTTTGATACTCATAAACTCTAATGCTTTCAACATATTTAAATATATTATATCGCCAACCTATTTTTTCAAAATAGTTTATATGATTATCAGGTGTGCTTTTGAAATAAAGATGCACATCATCACTCTGAGAATGTTGTGCTTTTTTAATTAAAAAAGGCCCAGAACACTCAATATCAAATTCTTCAAATAACCCTTTCATTTCTTTCATAAATTCAAGTAAACTATTTGCATAATCAACTCGTGATGATAGACTTGTATGATTGAATAGAAATTTTCTAGATGTTACACCTGTTAATTTATTACCCCCTTGAAATCCAGATAAAAATTCTCTTTTGACCAACATGGAACCGTTTTTAATCCAGTTCATCAATGGAGGATGAGATTGGATTGTTCTTTTTCCTACATATCCATCTACAAGGCCGATAAGAAGACTTGCGAATGCATTGTTATAAATTATTTGTTTACATTCACCATATTTTTCAAATATAACATCTATGATTTTATTAACATCTGTGACTTTATTAGCAGAAAATCCCAATTCATGCAAATCTTTTAGAAAGTCTTCGCAATCTTCTATAGAATAAAAATTAAATTGAACTTGAGGACGTTTATCATATAAACCAGCGCTACCATTTGTAATTAAATAGCCAACTATTCTAGCTAGAATAGGTAATGATGTACTTTTAATTGGATATAGACCAATACTTGTCAAATCATTAATATGTTTTTCTTTCACTGATGTTTCAGGTAAAGTAATATATAAATCTTCATCATCACCGCTATACACAACTTGTTGAGGGATTACACATATATTTTCCGCGTCTATCGCGTGTTTCCATCCATCCGTTGTTAGAACAGGATGATCTACTGTACAAGTTATTTTTCTACCAGATTCTGTTTCTACAGTTATTATTTCTTTCTCTGTTTCTCTAACATATTGGTTTATTACCTTTGTTGTGGATTGTACACAAGTGACAGGGTCTACCGATACAACAGAATCACCAATTTGTATGTCTTTTATAGCTTTTTTCGTATTGTCAGCCATTACAACTAATGTTTCTGGGTCTAAACATTGGTAGCAATTTCTAGGAGAATTATGTACACAAAATGTATCACCGCATAAAAAGCTTTGATTTGTTGATTCAGTTGTAATATCTGATATTATCGTTTCTAAACTTTCTATTTTACTTTCAAGTGGTATGAAAAGAGTAGTACTCTTCCATTTTACAATATTTCGCCATTCTTCTGGTGAAATTTTATCATCTTGTAATGTATTCTCTAAATATTTAAGATACTCCACGTAAATACCACTCTCAATGTTTTTATTTACGTTGTATCGATATCCAACTATATTAAAATACTTGATCAAATTATTCGACGAATCACAAATCTGATAATATACGCTCTTTTTATTGTGATCGCATTTAACGCTACTTGTCTCAATTTTAAAATATCGTAAAAGTTCAACTATATCATTCATAAACTCTGTCTTTGAAATATCTAGATTATCTGATTGACACGTAATTTTTGAACCATATCCACCGTAAAATCCAGCCAATAATTCTCTTTTAACCAAATCTGATGCGTTTTTAATCCAATATGGTAAAATTTTGAATTCTCCCTTTTGAATAGTGTTGTTACATCCAAGAGCAATAAACAATGAAGGAAATGATCCAGAATATTCTATTGTGGAATGATAAGTAGATTCATTCACTCCTACAAATTTTGCTACATTGGAAATACATTTATACTTAAATCCTAACCTTTCAGCATCTTCATTAAATAGAGTAGCACTATGTTCATCTGTAAAGTATACATTTAGTATTACATCACCTTGATCTGAAAAGCCAATATAACACCATTCTGTAGATATAAATCCGAAAAGACGACTTATAATATATAAATTAGTATCGGTACTTTTTATCGGAAAGGATAATTCAGACGCGTATTTTGTTACAAAACTTTCTTTTATTTGAGCATTCAAACATCTTTCAATAAATTGGTCTTTGGTAAGAATTACATACTCATCAACTAAAATAGATACTGGTTTGGGTTCTGTTGATACACCTACTAATGTTTTTCCAACTTCGATTTCTTCTATACGTTTCCATCCATCAAAAGTCATAAAACGATGATCAAAAGTTGCTGTGATTTTTCGACCGCTTATTGTGGTAATTTCAAATAATTGTTTGTCTGTTTTATTTGTATATGTATGTGAAACTTTTGTAATACTTTGTTGTTGTGTTTCAGGATGAAATGTGATTACTTCATCTCCAACTTGAACGTCACATATTTGTTTTACAGTTCCATTAGCCATATACACGGGTTCATTTTTAAAGATGCATTGTGAATGATCTGGGAAGGGAATAATTGATGCCATAACACCAAGCATCATCGCGGGTGAGATTTCACAGTAATCACTCTTAAATTTAGAAAGTTCTTTTTGATTAAAAGCAATCACTGAACCGTTAGCCTCCATGTTATCAATATATTCAATAAAACCTTTTTCTACAAGCTCATCCCAGTTTGTTCCATCCTTTTCTTCCGCCAAAATCTTTTCATCTTCAACTTTAAACACAGGTCTTAGTAATCTACCTTCATCTGAACAAACGTGTACCTCGTTATCTACTTTTTCATAAGAGATTGATACATCCCATGGAAGCATCTTGATACGACGCAGTTCCTTTAGCTCTTCTATCAATTCTGAAGTGTATTCGGTACCACCCAGAAGTATTCCGTTTAGAAACACCTTTGCTCGATCTTTTTCACATTCTCCAATCTGGGACATATTCTCGCACAATTCAATTACTTCTTTAACTAAAACAGTAGGGGTTCTATTTGAAATACGTGTGAGAAGGGATAAATTCAAGACAATTCCAACAGGAGCACCTTCAGGAGTTTCAACAGGGCATATGTACATAATTTGTGAAGGATTAATTTGTCTAATTGCAGCATTCTTAGATTCTTTTCCAACTGGAATTGAAACACGTCGTAAGTTAGAGAGAGTTGCGCCATAAGATAATCTTGATAGTATCTGAGCTACACCAGCTCTAACATAGCTATTTTTAGGAACACCCCAATTTCCCGTACCAAAACAATGGTTAAAACCTTTTGTGATATCAGTTAGACGCGGAATAATGCTCATGACATCTGGAAGTTGTTTCTTTTTCTCGATTGTTGATACTATGGTACCTACATACTTTTTGAAAAGTTGTCGAAAAAGCTCATGACATAAAACTCCTGGTGACTCTACACGCTTATTGATATAATTATCTCTGTCATCTGGTTTGCGATGTTCAAGAGAAGTCGATAATAATTTATTAACCATATGTCCTAATAAATAAGCCTTATCTCTTGTAGAAGATGTGACACCCATGTGTGGAAAAATTTCACAATCGACAACTTGTTCAGCGTAATCTTTTCTCTCTCCTTCTTTTATGGGATGGTTAGTACGTTGACCAATAAATCTCAGTGCATTATTTCTAGTAGCAATTTTTTTCCAGTGTTCAAGATTTTCAGTCTTCCACATCTCCTTCAATCTAACCATAATTTTTTTCTTACCATCCGCTGATGTTTCATCAACATTTAAACTATTAGCAACAATCTGTTGATTTTCCAATACAAATGTATCAAACGGATCTCCTTGTTCATCCACAAAAAAAGAATCATTTGATATTAAACGAATATACTTTTCGGCACCTTTTGGTGTTCCAATTAAATCACTAAATTGATCTGAACTATACCCCATTGCCTTAAAAACAATTCCCATTGGAATTGGATCTTTAATATATGGCAATGAAAAACACAGTGTTCTGTCATCACTTCCGATCATTGCGGACACTAAGACAGAGTGTCCTGTCTCTTCAGACATGCTACGCATGTCGCAACAAAATCTATACTTATCACCAGATCTTTGTTCTATAACGAGAGGTATGTTATAAACTCCGCGTAACTGTGAAATCAAAACTCTTTCTTTTCCCTTGATTACAAAATAACCACCTTGATCATGTTCACATTCTCCTGCTGATATTCTTTCATCTGGAGTCATATTAGTAAGATAACAATTGCTGCTTCTCAACATAATTGGAATGCGCCCAAGTACAACTCTAACATGCTCTGTTACTTCAGATTCCTTTCCGTCGATTTCGAGAGTTTCTGTTACTGTTGCATATATCGGTGAATCGTAAGTCAAATCTCTCTGACGAGCCTCTGAAGGGTAAAAACTTCGAAGAACTCTTGTATCTTCTGTGACAGTGGGTTTTGGAACATATACATTGCTAAAAGAAACTCTGTACTTAGAGTAAGATACTGTACCTTTACTTCCTTTTGTTGTTATACATATTTCTGGTTCTTCTGTTATTATTTTGTGAATTCCTACGTTTACAAACTCGTCAAAAGATTCTGTTTGGTGATGTACGAATCCTTTTGTTTTAAAGTGATTTTCAAGAATATTCCAAGTGTGTTCTTCCGACATCATTTTGAAAATTTAAAGTTTAGTTGATCCAAAAATTCGTTTTTGAATTTTTGCTAAAACATTTGAATTAAAAATAAAAATGGAAGAGATACCAATAATCTTTACAGATGGTTCTTGTTTGAAAAATCCAAAAGGCCCAGGTGGATGGGCGTTCACTTTAATAGAAAATGGTAAACAATGGACAATGTCAGGAGGTGAATCTAGTACTACTAACAATCGTATGGAGTTAATGGCTGTTATTGAAGCTCTTAATTTTGCTCAGGGAAATGAATACGCAATACATACAGACAGCGAGTTAACTATAAAGTGCGCAACAGGTGTTTACAAAAGAAAAGCGAACAAAGATTTATGGGATGAATATGATCGTGTTTTACGGTCTAGAAAAATAAATTGGGTTTGGGTAAAGGCACATAATGGAAATCGTCTTAATGAATATGTTGACCGTCTTGCTCGCAAAGAAGCAGAAATGTTGAAAAAATAAAAATCTTGATGAATTAATAAATGTCTTCTCAATACGAAGAAAATTCTTCGTCAGTCAATGGCTCGTCATGTGCATACGCAAAATTGTCGAATTATAATAATGGAACAAAATTTCTTAATATGCCGAAGCCTCCTCTTCGAACAGGTCAAATACCGAATACCTATGTTATTCCGTCGTTTGATCTTCCTGGTTATAATTCCCTTGTTCATGTAGCAGGTGGTGCGTGCGGCGGTTATCCTCCGATTGGTCCGGCTTACAAGTCAGACGATGGTAGTTGCAAAACTACATACAAAAATATGCAATGCGGTACATACTAATTTTACATTTGCATTTTTATATTACGAATGTGTAATATAAAAATATCATGTTTAGAAGCAAACACCTGCTGTCTTCTGTCCCGCCTGTACCCAAAGAAGAATACACAGTATAGTTGACAAACAGAAACCAGCCGATATCCCAAGAGCTGTTAGAGAATTTTCTTTTCCGCAGATGTATCCAGTATAAGTTGAAATAATAATTATAATTACGTAAAATATAATAATTCCTGTAAGAGCACCTATATTCAAAACCGGTTTTTCTTCTTTTACAACATCCTTTTTTGTTGCGACTGGAGTAGTTGCTACTGGAGTAGTTGCTACTGGAGTAGACATTTTATGGTATAACAAGATTATAAAAATAAAACCAAAAATAATCTTTATTGCAAAAAAAGACTATAATCTTCTGATATTACCGTCTTTTTTACGTTTGTTAATCTGCTACTAAGAAATAAACCTGTAACACCAATACATCCAAGAGAAATAAAAAGAGCCCATAAAGGAAAAACATTACTTTTTGCTGGAGTGTTTTTCACAGACTTCTTATGTTTAATACGCATTTTATAATATACACAGAATATTTTTAGTTGGTATTATATCTTTGATAATTTTGCAAAGTTCTTAATTACCGCATCTATCATTACTATGTTATCAAATACAATATTGTCAACACTTAGACATAGATTCTCGCGTTTTGACCTAGCTGTCAGAATATTACGAATGAGTTCTTGCTTGATAGAATTGATACGAGAGACCTCTGCTTCAAATTTGTAAATTTGATTAGATCTTTCGATGTCTGCATTCATTCCTTTCAAATTAGTTTGTCTTGAAAATTTTTCTTCCTCTTCAACAAATTTCTCCATATTTTTCTTTTCTACTATAACTAGATCTGCGAGAAGCTTTTCAAGTCTTTCCAACGCCTTAGAATATTTATCTTTCTTTTCTTTAACACTTGCTGCAAAAACCAAAAGTTTATTCTTTTGTTCCAACATTTTTTGTATTTGTCGAATATGCTTATTTTGATTCTTGTCGAGAACTTTGCATACTCCGTCTCTTATGGTTTTAATATCTACAGAAACAGTATTTATTTTTTCATATAGAGTTTCTAAGTCTATTGTCACCATTAGCCTTTTTTCTTCTCCTAAAGATTCTTCTTGTATTTCAAAACATTCATACGTATCGTCTCGGCGAATGCAACAAAGGTGACGGTCAAAAACAATTGCGAGTTTGTACTTAAGACTTTGTGTACAAAATTTTAATCTTCTAAGTTGTCGAAAAACTTCTCTTAGCTTAATAACATCTTTATTTTTTCCTGATTTCAATGAAACTGGATGTTTATATTTTTCTTCTAGATACCCTTGTATATCTGTCTGATTTTCATTTGAATCAAGTTCTATACCATCGTAATTCTTTATGACATCTGATTCTCCGGCGTAGTCTTCCGATATATGACCGTCTTCTGTAACATCAACATATTTGATTTTGTAGACATCATCTCCTTCAGACAATTCTATCTCATATTTACTTGGAATGTACAACATAAAACATCCTGCGTTAGAAAGGCTAAGCACCTCAATATAAATAATAAGATTGTCAATTGTAAAATATTTTTTAGGCAACAAACCTCTTCCAGTCAGTAATTTTTCCAATTTATTAAATGATAAAGGCATTTACTTCTAATTTTTATTGGCTTAAAACCATATTAAATGGACACTAAAATGACAAACGGTATACAATATTCTCAGCCTTTGCTAGGAGGAGACCCAATTATTCAGCTTCCTGTTGATAAAAATCCTCCGCTTCCGAACGAAGTGCATATAATCGATACTCTATTTAAAAGGCACCGTGGTGCCATGGACATGATCTTTGAAGAAGCAAAGGATTCGGTGCTAGTAGCAGCATTAGTTGTTCTTGCATGTATGCCTCAAAATGATTTATTTATACATAAGATGATACCAATTTCTCAACAATCTCCATATTTTTTACTACTTGCAAAAGGATTGATTGCTGCTTTTTTATTTTGGTTAATTAAACACTTTTATCTTTCCAGAAAAAATACTTGATAAATTAGTTTGGAGTTCTATTTTTATATACAATAACTCCAAAGTGTGATTATAGTATTTATTACTATTGTCAAAACAATTGTTGCAACAATAAGTTTCGTATGACTAAGTTTTTTCTCAATTTTGTTATCATCAAGCAATAAAGATGGTTTCCAAGCAAACAAAACAATTAAAATTAAGAATGGTAATATAACATAACTAATAATACGTGATTTGAGCATATTAAAATTAAACTCTTTAGTTTCTTCTTTTATAGTACTTGTAGTCGAATTTGTTATTTGATTTACCTCTTTTTGTAGATTTTCTATCTTTTCTTCAAAATCATCCATTTATTTAATGCCAGAAAATACTTTTAGATAATTTGATCGATTATTTTATAACCAATATTGGTTATAAAAATATTTATTCAGATAAACCACTTAATTATCCTCCTCTTCAAGTAAATCTTCATCTTCATCTTCGTCGTCATCACAATCTGAACTGTTTTTCTTATCAATTTGAAGCTCACAAAGGATTAAATCAATGTCAGATGCTTTAATATTAGCTTCTGTAATTGCATCTGATATAGATTTCTTCTTTTCAACGACTGGTAAATGTGTAATAGTCTCTTCTATTTCATCATCTTTCCAAGATTCATCGTACGCAAAGCTGTGTGACATACAAATATCAATATCTTCCTTAGAAAGAGGAAGAAGTTTATCATCTACAAACTTTCCAATAACAATTCTCTCTTTTGCGGACTTAAATACCATACCTGTCGCCGAATGCCAAAGCTTGTCAATTACTTTATTCTTGCGAAGAACAATATTTACTTCTTTTGCAACCGGAGCTGAAACTTTAGAGGGGGTGCTTCCAGCAATTGATTTCTTTGCTGAAGGAACTATCTTCTTTTGTTTTGGCTCTTGACCCTCATACTTTTTGTGACGAGTACAGTAAACAACAGAACCCTTAGGGTTGATACCGCAAGATTGTCCCTCTTTTTCACCCTTTGTGTATATATAGGGGCAACCACTAGGGTTAGGACTAGTCTTAACAGATTTAGTATTTTTGTGACCACTATCGGAACCACTATCGGAACCAAATAATTCCTTTTCTTTGTCAAAATCTACAACTTTACTCAGTTTTTCCTTCTTGCCCACTTGCTTTACAACTTGTTTAGGTTGAAACATATCATTCTTACCTGAATTCTCCCACATATTAATTAACTCGTCAAAGTCAAGATCATGCTTATCAGACACGTTCTTAATAAAAGAACGTACAGACATACGAATATTGTTACTTATTTCTTGCATAAGAGCTTCCATGATTTCTAATTTAAATTAGAACACTTAAAAGAAAATTTCAATTTTTTTTTCAATTTTGAAGCTGATTCGTTCTTGTTACTTTAATTGATAATAATTTTTAAAAAGTTCTTGAAAATATGTAGGTATTTTTTCTTTGACTTAATTTGGATTATTATATTTTTTGAGAAAATAAAAATGTATATATAATAAATGATGAATCAAAAAAAGTTATCTTTAGGTCTGTTAGTTACAGCTGTTATATGTTTTGTATTAGTATCCGTATTTTTAAAAATGGGTAATTACTCGTACGCTAAAAATGAAACATCATGCGACAAAGAATCGGAATTGCAAAATAAAAAAGATTCTAAAAAATGTGCTGTTTGGGACGGTTCTCAATGTAGAAAGGGACAGTTACAAGGATCAATTTGCATGTCTCCACCAAATAAAGCACCTTTTATTCTTATGATTATGGGTGTAGTATTTTTAATTGCTGCAATAATTACTTTTATTATTTCAAAAATTACCAAAAAAGTGGTTGAAAAGGAATAGTAGTAAAAAATCTTTACTAGATTTAGTTGTGAGACCATTCTAATCGGTTTTTTACCAAATTTAATTGCCTGTTGTAAATTATATCTTTACAAGATAGAATTTGAGCGCAAAGTAAATACTATAAAGATATATAAAAATATTTATAATTAAATATAATAAAGAATGTCACATGAGATACAGTTCTTACTTTCAACCACTCCTGCACCTGCAAATCGTGTATCCGAAAGACCAATTATGAATATACCACTTACAATAGGTTGGGGCGCAGTTTCTACAATTGAGGAAGATAAAGAAGATGGAATACCTAAAGGCAAATTGTTTTTTTATAATCAGAAAACCAAGGATTCGTCTTCGATTCAACCAGACCCTTTGGAACTATTAGTTACAACTCGTTTATTAAAGAAAAAACCATTATGGTTTAGTGGTAATCCTTATAATCCTGATGATAAGGATTTTAACATAGAAATTGAATATCCAGAAGATGGAGACAATCCTTGGATAGAACTAACCAAAGAGTTTGATGATCAACCACATGATAATGATTCGGATGGTTATTTATCTGATCCTGATATTAGAAATTTTTTACAAACACAAACTCATTTTCAATCTCATCCATACGAGAATCAAAGAATGTTTACAGGTGATGAATCTGCCCAAACACTTCCATCTGCAGAACAGGCTATCAGAAGAGTTAGAGATCGTCCAAGCCGAAATCGAGAATATGGATCTTTTGGGTTAGGATAGGAAGATAAAATAATCAATAAGAAATACGTTAGAGAATATTAAATTGGACAACTCAACTTTTGGCATAAGACTAAAGAATGTATTCATAAGAATTTTTATGAATCTTATATATTCTACAAATTTTCATTACAAAAAAAAGAAAAATCCTAAAATACAAAAGAGGATTATTTTATTAAAATGGTATTTTCTATTACAAATAGAAAGATTGCATGTATATGCATTTTTATGTTAATTTTAGCAGCTTTAATAACAGTATATTTAGTTATCAGTAAGTACTCGGAAATCGAAAAGTTCGATTCATATACAAATGTCTGGAGTAGTTACTTATTCTCTCATAAAAATTTGAGTGTTTCTGATCAAAACGCGTGGCCCGTAATCACATTCCCTAATCATCTAAGTTTACAAATATTGACTAATTACCATAATCTAAATTTAAAAAATATATATAACAAATGGGCAGAAATGCACATAATGATTGATGGTGAACCAACTGACATTACAAATCCGGAAGATTACAATATCATAATTACTACAAAAAAGAATGTGAAAAACACGGTTTTCTTACCGTATTATATTTTTCACTGTGTAGAAGCAAAACTTAATATTAATACTATTAACAATAAGTACAATAACTATTCAAACCGTAAATTTGCTGTTTTTGCGTATAGCAATTGTGATGAAAGGTTCTCAGGTGTTAAAAGGAGGAGAGAATTTTACGAAAAGTTAAAGAATAAATTTGGAAATAACATACATAATCTTGGACGATGTTATAATCAACAACTCGATCAATATGGTACACACGTAGAAAACAAGAACAAGTTTACGGAATTTAAGTTTGTAATTGCATTTGAAAACAAAGCAATAGAAGGTTACGTATCTGAAAAACTTATTAATCCTATCTTTGCTGGTTGTATTCCGGTATACTGCGGAGCACCAGATGTTGCTAAATACATTAATCCAAAAAGGATAATAAATGTGAATGACTTTTCTAGTGATGAGGAAGTATTTAATAGAATGTTAGAAATTAATAATGATCATAATTTGTTTATGCAAATAGTATCACAACCAGCATTAGTAGAAGCGCCTTCGATTTATAACGAATACTCCTTTTTACTTGGTAAAGGTAAAACATTTGTAGATATATACAATCAAGCACCTTCACCCTTACGAGATATGATGCCTCTCAACCGTTGTGTGTTAAATAGAATTGTATTTTGTACTTTTTCAGATGGTATTAAATATAAATCAAACAGGATTGTGAATGAAGCTGAAAAATCAGAATATTTTGACAATATAATTTCTTATTCTTCTTTAGATTTGAAACCTAGCTGGAATTGTGAAAAAGTAGGCCGAATCAATTTTGATATTAATTTTGTTAGAAAAGCTAGCAGAGGTTTTGGTTATTATACATGGAAAGCATATATCATTCTTAAAGCTTTATGTGAAAATTGCAAAGATGGAGATGTACTTGTATTCAGTGATTCAGGATCATCGATTGAACCTTTTATGACGACTAAAATGATGGAGTACGTTAAGAGCGTAGAAGGAAATACTCCTATTTTGGGTTTTCCACTGTTACATAAAGAAAAATTTTGGTCAAAAGGTGATCTTATCGATCGAGTATTTCATGGTATTTCGATTGAAGAAAAAAATCTTGCGTTAAATTCAAATCCTTATCAATTTACATCTGCAATTCTCATCGTACGAAAATGCCCAGCTGTCATAGATTTTGTTAAAGAATGGTATGCTATCGGACAAGAAAATAATCATCAGTACATCGACGATTCTCCGAGTGTAAATAATAAAGATGAAGAAGTTCAAGAAAATCGTCACGATCAAAGTATTTTGTCATTGTTGTGTAAGAAATATCGTCATTTGGTAACAAAATCATTGGACTCTCAAATTGATAATAAACTGAATGAGACACAAAAGTTTATTTTTAGACGGCGTAGATATCAAAATTGATAATTTATGATATCAAAATTGATAATTTATTGTACAACTTATAACCATTTTCTAAATATGAATCTACCACTACTAGATTCATATATGAAACTCTTAAGAGTACGAATCAACTTTTTCGAGCTTCTAAACAATGTGTAGCTCCATTGTAAGAAGTAAATCGAGGCTAGAAAAATAATCTCACCTTTTTAGAATTTTAGTTCTAAAGAAAAGTATTTGGTCACAAAAAAATTACCAAATAATTTTTTGTCTATATATTGTTCATCACAATACTTATAAACTCATCCTGAAAAATAGAATCTTCTATATCTTCACACTCAAATCTTACATTGTCGTTTAATTCTATTAACTCGTATGTTTTTTCTCTTACTGAATCCAATAGCATCTTTGTCATCATCTTTCCTCCGTGATCTGTTATTATATCACCTGTTCTATACTTATACTTTATAAATGTAGGATTTGAATAATCTTCTTCTATAAGTCGACCATTCAAAGGATAAGATAAAGCGTAATCCGCATATCCTTCTGGTCCTCTTAATATATGTTCTATCGTTAAGAACTTTGCATTTTCTATTAACCATTCTTCCGTTATAGTCATATCACTATTTTCTGATGATTTTACTAATAATGGTTTTGCACAGTTTTTTCCTGTAAGTTTTGCCATTGTTCTATTGAACAAACCTGGTTTAGCTTCTAGTTCTCTGATAGAACTCTCATTCATAACAATATCTTTATAAGCAGTTGGATTTTTTACACATTCTTCTGATGCGAACTTACTCGCTTTCCTCTTAAGAGGTAAATGTACTCTTTCTATCAAATGAACATTTTTATAATCAACAACATGCTCACCATTAAGATCAATGTGATGAAATGTACCACGTTCTGTATCAGTACAAACTATCTGAGATTTTCCGTCTGAATCTGTAGAAAGATACTTGTAAACAACTTGCGCTGCTCCTTTCTGACCTTCATAGAAATCATTCTTTGTATACTTTTCATCTATTATACTATCAACACGAGCTTGACTTAAATCAAGAGGAGTAAGACTTGAGATCATAAGATTGTTTTGAATGTTTTTTGTGCTGTTTTTCTGATATTTAGGTTGTTTTGCTATTTCTTCAAACGCAGCTTTGTATATTAAACCAATTTCTTCAGCTTTTTCAGATTTTAATTTTAACATTTCTTGATCTTTTCTGATTTCAGACTCTTTAAGTTTACTAATCTCGTCATTAAGAAATTGATTTTTTTTCTTACATATTGCATCGTGTTTAGAAAAATTAGTTGATGCAGAGCTCTTACCACAAAATTTACATGTAATTAAACATGATATAATTTCTTGTGAATTTTGAGATTCTTGCAACTTAAGACAGTACTTTGCGTGTGTTTGATGAGTACGTAATAGATATTTTGTTTTGAACTCTTTACTGCAAAACTGACAAGTTAATTCTTTAGCCTTCTCTTTTAAAGAGAGTTCTTCTCTTTCTTTTCTTTCTTTAGCGTCAGCATTTTCTTTAGCTTTAATTTCTTGTATTTTAAGACAATATTGTGTATTTTTTTGGTGACGACGTAACATTTTTTTGTCACCAAACATGTTAGAACAAAACTCGCATTGCACCATCATTGTTTTATTTTGACCCCTTATCTTTAAATATAAGCTTTATTTTGTATAAAACAACACTTTTTTCTGATAAAAATGAACAAAATGAAAAAGTATTAAAAAAATATTGAAAAATATTAAAAAGTAAAAAAGTAGTCACAATTCTCTGATAAAAGTCACTTTTTGAAAAATTTAGAATTTGTGTGTGTGTAGGACGCGTTTTAAAAATACTCGATCCTGAAAAATTCGGGTTTTCCTACAAACTTTTAAAAAAGGCGGAGGAGCAAAAAAACTTTTATCTTTTGTTTTCTAAATAATTTGAAAAATTAATAGAAAATTTCCTTTGGATTATCTTTTTATTTTCCTCCTCCTACCTCCGCTTTTTTAATTTTAGTTCTAAAGAAAATTCTTGTAATAAAATTGATAATTTTAACCAACACGATTAACTGTGTGACTATGCTTTGTAATATAGATTACATCATTAATATTTTGTCTTGGAAAATTGCTACCATCTGCGACAAAAGAAAGTTCTGCATTCTGAATATTTGCAAGAGCATTAGCACCTGTATAATAACCGTTTACACTTCGAGAAGACCATACACCATCAAAACCACTTTCCATTAAAGTTGCGACAAATTTACAATAATATGTATCTGTATCATCTTGAGGATTTGAAATAACTGTTAAAGTGTATCGCCAGTGTCCTTGGTCAGTAGTAGGCCAAATTATTGGTCTTGGTATAACATTTCTTGTAGTTATTAAACCAAGAAGAGGAAGAGAATCATCAATAGTTGAAAATTTTACACCAAATGATATCTTAGGCCCTTCAGAAGATACAGGTGGGTCATTTTGTGGAAATTCAATGTTTCTAAATAAAAAAGTACCGCATGCATCAAATGTAATAGTATGTTTTAGTAAATCAGATTTAGGTATGAAAATAGAATTCGGATCTGGATAAAAGGTATTTTGGCCAATTAATGCACGCAAATTTTGATAGTTTATACTATTTATGTTAGCATTACAGTTTGATTTACTGTACAACTTGTAACCATTTTCTAAAAGTGAATCTACCTTTGCATTTGCTGAATTAGCTTTAGAAGATATAGCTTCTGATAATTTAAATCCAGACATTTTATTATAAAAACAATAAAATAGTTTTGATCTGAGAATTTTTTTGGTTTTAATTTTTCAATATAACTTATAAATGGAATACAGAGGTAATATTGAAAAGATTACTGTTAACAATACATTTTATCGTAAAGTATTACATACTACTAAAAATATGCAATTGGTTGTGATGAGGCTTAAACCACGCGAGGAAATTGGTATGGAGCGTCATGCAAAAACAAGTCAGTTTATCAAAATAGAATCAGGTAAAGCAAAAGCTATCATTGGTGATAAACAATATTATTTGAAAGATGGAGACGCTATAGTTATACCACCAAACTCTTATCATAATATAATTGCAGTCGGTAATGAAGATTTACATCTGTATACTATCTACACACCTCCAACTCATTCGAAAAATACAAAGCAAAAAAACAAAGAATAGATATTTTTCGATATTTTTATATATCGAAAAAATAAAACAATTTATCTACCTAACGTGATTACGGAACAGACAGAAACAACCCTTTTTAGTTAGTCTACGAGCAAGATCATTAGCTGCTGGATCGTCAATATCGTTCAAAAATTCATCATGCATAACATAGCACAAATCCCAAACCGGCTCTTTTCGTTCGAGCGCCTTCTTTAGCGCTTCACCTGCTCTGCTTTTACCCTCTTCATTAATATCTCTAAACTTTCCAATTCCACTAACAAAATTAGCGGATACATAACTTGATTTTGGTACTTTATTAGAATTTACATCTACATATTTTACAACAGGCTCTTCTACTAGATTGTACGTTGACCAACATTCCGAATCATCAATGAGTTCACAAGCAACAGCGACTGTCACAACATCTGCCAGAAAACTAGCCTCGTTTTCTGTGTATTCGTTAAGAGCTTCAACAACAAGTTCAGGTGACGGTTGTATCTTCATTCTAGAAGAAAGAGCTGGTGCAACAAGTTCCTCAAGAACTTTAATTGTAAGTTCTCGATCATAGTACATTACATTAGTTCTCTTTATAAGTGATTCTGGTGACTTAATAAATAAAGGTCTTGCTTCTCTAGGAGCACTTGCAAAAAATACATCTATATTTTCTCGCTTGCACCAAGACAAAATAGTAGAAAGAGCAAAAGAAATATTTTCTTGTATTTGAGATTTATTTTCAAAGTTGCATCTGAGTCCATTTATTTTAGTTCTAATATTAATAGGTGCCCTAAAATTCGAAGGTAATAGATGAACACGATCATCTTCATTTGATTCTAATATAGAATATGATTGAATATATTCAGATAGATTTGATGAAAAGACAACATAAAACTTGCCGTCTGTCATAGAAATATGAGCATCCTTAATCAAGGGAAGAGTATCAAAGTTTGGTGCTGAATTTAGAAAGAACATATTCTTTTGGTTCATCTTCTTCCACATTCCGTCTAGATCAATGAATGATTCATCATACTCAAGATTACCATCAACAACCTTTGTTGTCATATCATGTGATAGGATTCTGAGCAAACGATGGTACGATTCATCTGCGTTTGAATGAAACTCTGTTGTTTGTTTCTTATAAAAAAATGTTTGAAAGTGTGGACTAGGAACGCTAAAACTTGGCTTTCCGACAACTCCTTTCTTAAACCAAGTTTGACAAGCTGAACCTATTTGAATATCAAGGTTTCCTGTCTTCTCAGCCTCTTCTAGAATATTTTTAAATATAGACACCGTATTAACATAATCGGTAAATATCGCATTTAGATAACTAGGACGATCTACAGTAAGAGCTTTAGCAAGAATTAATTTTTTCTCTGGAATGTCAATAAACGATTCAAGGCTATCTACATATGCTTTGAAAATATTTACTTCATTTGCATTACGCCATTCCATAAAATCTTGAAGATTCGCTCGAGTTGTCTCTTCGTCTGTATCAAAAAGATTAATAGAATTGGGTTTTACTGGAACACAGTTAACTCCCAATGATCCACCAACAAAAATAGGATCGCGAGTAGCAAAAACTGCGTACTTGTCATCTTTGTATACAGCCAAGTCGAGTCTTGTAGAAAAGATAGTGTCTGTAAATCTAGGATTTTTGCAATCAATCTTAGAAAGAAGATCCTTTGGGTCATCTGGTCCGGAATATGATAAACTTTGTTCACGTGCCTTATTACTTTGTTCATATATTTGTTGTCTTTGTTCCTTAGAGGGAATACCAGTAATATCCGACAACATATTATTAAAAATCGAAGATGCAGTAGATGACATGCTTTTTGAAAAATTTTAAAGTAAAATATATATAAAAAATCAATTTTAATTTTTTTACAAAATAATATTTTCTGAATATTATTTATTAATCAGATGTAATAGGAGCACAGTAATCAATGTAATTTTGTTTACCCCAATAACTACCCATTCCTTCGGATGAAGTAAACTTTATATAACTATTATTACATATGTTGCCTTCATCTTCGTTTTCAATACACCACCCTTCTTCGCGATATTCAGGATTTGGATTTGAGCACTGTGGCAGATTTTTTCGTATAATATTTCCATCTTCTTTAATCCATTCAAATGGTCTATCTGTTACTGGGATACAGGCTTTGCTTACTACTTTATTTCCTCTTCCATTAGCATTTCCTATTACTTCTTTTAACTCCCATCCTTGTGGACAAAAACTTTGATCCGATTCCATACACCATCCAGTATTTGTTCTTTTGATCTGATCGCTACTACACTTAGGAAAACATCTGTTACCCTTCTTTATCCATTTATCTTTACCTAACATGCCTTCGCATGGATCACTCACACACTCTTTACTAGGCGAACAATACATCTTATTTGGATCTGGACAATCGCTATTGTCATTGCATATGGGTGACACACAAGATCGAGGTGTACTCCATTTATTACAAAAAGTTAGACCTTTATCTTTAAATTCATCGCACTCCGAGTCTTGTGTACATCCTGCTTTTTTAGGATCTGTCGGTGTCTTAAAACACGTTTTGTTCCTACAAGTCTGATTTGCACCGCAATCTTTTGGACACTTACCTTTTACACCACGCTTTACGCAACCGTCCCATGCTTCGCCACATTTACCTTCGCATTTCGGTACACAAGGCGGTCTTATACCACACACAGTGCCTAAACAGTTTTTACCATCTGAACAACCATTACATGCACCACCGCAACCGTCATCTACTCCACCACATTTACCTTCGCAGTCAGGTACACATTCTGGTGTAGTCTTACGTCTTTTTAAAATAACTACTACTACTACTACTACTGCAATTACAAACAATACAGCTGCAGCAATCGCAGCCATTTGTATTGGTGTCATTTATTATATAACTTTTATTTTAAATTTTTACATCTTTTACATTACATAATCATTTTCTTTTGAGGATTTTATTATTCGGTATTTTAATTTCTTTGTAAAGTCAATAGTCCACTTACACCAAATGGTGAAGAACGAAATGAGTAGGCCATGTTTCGTAAACCACCAAGCTTTTGCTTGGTTGGAAACAACCCCATTTACTATCAACATTTCATAATGATCTTGCCTACAAAAATAAAGTCGACATTTGAAATGTAAAAAGGTGTAAAAAATCAATGGAAAATTAATTTTGTAATTCTAAACAAAAGATAAATGGATGACGTTTACATTTTTGAATCTATAAATTTCCAAGATTCTCTCATAGAAGATTATAAAATATTTTCTGGTTACGATTTAATTTCTTTCTGTAATATTTTGCAACAGACAGGGTCTGTTATAACAGGTGGAATTGTTCTAGATAGCCTATCTGAATTTAAAAATAACAAACCAGAATCTCTTTATATTTATTCTACATTTACAGGCGCTCGTATAATTGGTGAATTTCTTAAAGATTATAAAATTGTAACAAAGGAAGATCAAAATGTGACTGTTGTTTCACCAGATCTGTCACCTGATAAAGAATCTTCTTTTTTCTTAAAAACACGAGTTCGAGTAATTTTGGAATATTCTATTGATCCGATCAAAAGTAGTACTATTAAAAAAGTAAAAATTATGATTGTAGATGAGGATGTAATAGGTGCTATTACCAATTTTGACTTAAGTTTCACTCAAGTTTGGTTTGACGGAAAACATATCAAAACGATAACACCTGTTGATGATATAAAAAATAAGATTGGTTATCTTCATGAGGAGTATATAGAACTACTTATCAATTTTAATCCTAAAATAATTAAACGAATGATGAAATATAGAGAACGTGGTTTTGCTATAACATATAATACTCCAACCACTAATATAAGTGTAACTATAAAGAAAACTAATGTAATGAAAGTGTTTGGTACTAACGAAGAACGGTTGGTCAAGCGTTTGTACACAAGGTTATTAAATTCACTTATCACAGATTTTCTTATAAACAACCGTGCTATTTATACAGATGGTACTTATGACAATGATTACATTCCAATTCTTGGAAACGCCGATATTTATCTCAAATACTTTGAACTTGAAAACTTTAGTCTAAATAGTTTTCTTGAACTTTTAAAAAGGTTGTCGAGTAATATATGTGTTTTACCCTTTTGGATAAGATCAGAATACGGAAAAGCTCAAACAGAAATATTTAATGCTTTACTTCTAGAAGAATGCGGATTTCTCAAACTTTGTATTAATGAACCGGAAGGGGTTTACAGGAATTTTATACATGATATTCTTAAAAAGTTAGGATTTAATATTGACTCTCTGGAGGAAATATTAAAACAATACAACAAAATAATAGATGAGTTTTATAAAGATTTTGGACATGAAATGATATACAAGAAAAAAATATATGCAAAGCAAAAAAATCTATGTATGTTAAATGATGAGGAAGATAGAATGATATCAAGTACTAGTAATATTAGAAAAAATACTGGTACTAGAAATATACCATGGCTTGATCTTGTAAAACCAACGAAAACAGAAAATGTTCGTTTCAGAGAGGCTGCAAAAATTGAAGAGTTTAAAGGATGTTATGATATCGAACATATGAGTATATACGATATTAACTCTTATCTAAGTGGTAAAGAAATACAAGGATATAATGATAAAGGTAAAAAAGATATGGATTATAATATACCTGCTGTAAGTCCAGAAGTCGCGAGGGAAAGATTAGTATTTTTTGTAGCAAAATCTTGGGATGATCTAAATGATTTAAGTCCTTATTGTTATGATCTGAAATATCTAGAAAAGGATATAAGCAAACAAATATTTTACGAATGCGACGGTGGTGATATACCCTCCTCTTCTAAGGATAACCCTATAATTCAGTTGAATGTGGGTGGTAGAGTTTACGTTCCTCTTGGAGAATTTTTACATGCTTTGTACAAAACTAGAAAACAGACTTTTATTTTGATTCCAACTGAAAAAGAAATTGAACGCACTGGTTCGTTGGCATCTACTTATGGGAATTCAAACGTTTCGGCAACTCATTGTGGTGAAGGAACAAATATAAAACTTCATACTATAAGAGCGTGTACTGGTGAAAGGAAACGTACTCGTGGGGGAAGACAAGGAAGGTTACGTGGGCAACAAGACATGTGTTGGCCTGTAACGGACGGTTTACAGATAAGCGAAATTGATGACCGTAGATTTTTACTATCGAATATATATTACACAAACGAAGAACTCATTAGCAAACTCGAATCGGAAAAGGATAATTTGGAGATTTCTTTATCAAAAATTAAACTTTCTCTTGTATTTTTACGTGAAATTGGATACATAGAGAAATTTAATAAGATACAGGAATACGGAGTAAGAATACATTTTTTGATTGAAATTTCAACAAAGTTGGATGAGTTGACTGCAATGAACGAGAGAGAACTCAATGATAGTTTACGTGATATTGAGGATGAAATACGCCGAATTCTTACCAGAAATCCAATATTAGATAGCGATGATGAATGATATTTACTTTTGTTGATAATTAAGCATTATGTTCTGAACTATTCTATGTTGTTTTCAGGTACATAGTCTTAATATGATATTATCTAAACCTAATAAGAATAAAATTATTCATATTTTATTCTTTTAAATAATAAAAAAATGTCTAATCCAAGTGATAAATTTAAAGTTGACGAAACGGCTCCGATCTTTTCAATTGCCCCTACTGGCTCTTATGGTGGTATTAACTCTGGTATAAAAAGCGCGTATCGCCTAAAATCTAAAGATCCTCAAACAAAAAGTGTTATTAAAGCATCTGGAATTGTAAATAGTAATCTAAATACAGTTCCATCTACCACACTACCAATAACAATTTTGAAATACTCAAATAATTCAGGTCTAAACAACAATTTTTCTTGGTCGGATGTTACTTGGACACTCAATAATAAGTTACCCAATTATTCTTATTCTGCTAATGCAATTCAGCTTCGTAGAAATGTTCCGAACAATACTTCCTTAATAAGTGTTGCGATCGGAACTTTAGTTACGAGTATTGACCGTAGTGCTTTCGAAGGGTGTATAGGACTAACATCTATAACAATTCCAAATTCAGTTACGAGTATTGGTAGAACTGCTTTCTTCCGTTGTAGCGGTTTAACATCTATAAGAATTCCAAATTTAGTTACAAGTATTGACCGTAGTGCTTTCGCAGGTTGTACCGGTTTAACATCTATAATAATTTCAAATTCAGTTACAAGTATTGGTGTAGGTGCTTTCGAAGGTTGTACTGGTTTAACATCTATAAGAATTCCAAATTCAGTTACAAGTATTAGTGGAGGTGCTTTCGAAGGTTGTACTGGTTTAACATCTATAACAATTTCAAATTCAGTTACAAGTATTGGTGAAACTGCTTTCAAATTTTGTTTTGCATTAAAATCTATAATAATTCCAAATTCAGTTACGAGTATTGGTGAAAATGCTTTTGAACAGTGTACAGGTCTAACATCTATAACAATTTCAAATAAAGTTGAGAGTATTGGTCAATTTGCTTTCTTTGGTTGTACTAGTCTAAAATCTGTAACAATTCCAAATTCAGTTACAAGTATTGGCAGTAGTGCTTTCCGTAATTGTACCGGTCTAACATCTATAACAATTTCAAATAAAGTTGAGAGTATTGAATTTTCTGTTTTCGCTGATTGTGCCAAATTAGAAACTATAACAATTCCAGATTCAGTTGAGAGTATTGCTTTGAATGCATTCACAAATTCTGGATTAAAGACTGTATATATTCGCGATAATCAATTAGTAGATATACCATCTCCTAGTTTAGGTGTTCCCTTTTTTGGAGTAACTGTTGAAACAAAACTTCCGTAAATTAATAACTTAGTTTCATTTTTAAATAAATTAAGAAACTTTAGTAAATTTAAATCCTGTAACAGTTCCTTTAATAAATTCTTTACTCTCACTAGGGTTAATATCAGTTATTTTACGACTATCATTACAAGGGTCATACATTTCCATGTTAGGTGTTGTTTTCCCATAAGCCGTTGCTTTTATACCAGCTGGTAATATAATTTTTGTAATATTGGACTTTAAATCAGTAGACTCAAAATCTATTAAAGGTTTCCATTTTTCATTCATACCTATTTCCCAACATCCTTCGTTCGTATTAAGAAGTTCTTCTTTATAGAACCCAACTTTTTCAACTCTATCTGTTTTTTCTGCATAAATAAATACTAAGTCATCCGTTTTCGGAGGTGTATCAGTCTTTGGAGGTGTATCAGTCTTAGGCGGTGTATCAGTCTTAGGCGGTGGTGCATTTTCGCGTTTAAAAGCAAAAAATAATCCAATTGCAATTAGTAACAGACCTGCTCCTACAAGAACATAAAATGGTAGGGTTAAATTAATCATTTATAATATTAAATGATTAAAAATTTACACAATATTTAATACTATACCTGAATAAAGTATCAAATTCTACATATTTTAACACACTATAATGAGTGCATTCCAAATCAACTAATGGCGCGACACCATTTTTATATGCTTCTATCCATCTATCACCAATTTTAATTATTAAACTGTTTACTCGTACACAAAAACATTCGTGATATGATAATCATGTTGTCAACAAATCTCAAAGGTAGATCAGTTTTATGAACCTCCCATTTTAAGTAATGATGGAAATCTTCCAGAAAAATTCTCTAGTAAGTTTAATGTTGTTGTTGATTATAATTGTGATTATACGGGTACTTGTGTTACGGAAAGTGATTTTAACAGATATACTAAGCCTTTGTACAAAAATATGATTAAAGCTCTTAATCCAGAAGCTTGGTGTTTTATTACACTTTTTGATAATATAAATCCGCTTTCTGCACTTATCGATCCACTTGCAAAAAGAATGCAACAAGCAGAAGAAAGAAGAATAAATTTAATAAAAGGACTAATAACTGATCATTGTAAAGATTTTTCGATGCTTCTTCAAGAAATTACACTACCTTATGGTTTGAAAAGAACTTATATTATATTTTTTGGTGGTTTTATAATATAGATTGCATATATATTTCTGTATTATCAATTAGTTGTCTTACACAATTTTTTCCGGTAAGTTATGCTTTGTAAGATCAATTTAAAAAGTATATTATTTTGAAGATAATAAATGAGGTTTTTCACACATCTTTATAAACAGTCTGTTTAAAGGTCAATATTCTAGATAATATTAACATTACCGGTTTGAGAAGACTCTCTATTGGATAAGAGAGAGTGCGAGAAGGGGGATAAAAATTAAACGGAGGTTTATCTGAAAAAGAAATACAAATCTAAAAAAGAGACTTCTTATAAAAAAAATACAAGCAAATGGCAGCTAACGTAAACAAGTTCAACAAGTTTGTACTTTCCTTTTTGAAGGATACCAGCGAGAGTAATAATGTTAATGAATTGTGGATGGCTTCGGACGTTCAAAAGCAAGTTAAGTCTCTATGTGCTTCGGCTGCTGGAAGCCAAGGGCGTAAGAATAAGGATCCTAATGCTCCTAAGCGTGGCAAGTCCGGATATCTATTTTTCTGTTCAGATAATCGTGATGCTGTCAAGGCGTCTCTCGGAGAGAATTCAAAGGCGACTGACGTTACAAAGGAGTTGGGTTTGCGATGGAATGCTTTGAAGGACAGTAAGAAGCCTGCTGATAAGAAGACTCTTGCTGTTTACGAGAAGGCTGCTGCGGATGATAAGGCTCGTTATCAAGATGAGAAGGCCGATTACACTCCTCCTGAAGTAGACAGTTCTGATGACAATACACGTCGTCGTCGTGGAAAGCGAAAGTCGGCTAAGAAGGGTCCCAAGCGTGCTAAGAGTGGTTACCTTTATTTTTGTGAGGAACGTCGAGACCAATTGAAGGTCTCTAATCCAAATTTGAAGTCAACTGAAATTACTTCAGAACTTGGACGACTTTGGAATGAGCTAAAGGCTGATTCTTCTCGCGCAGCAGAGCTTGCCAAGTATGAGAATAATGCTGCTAACGATAAGCAGCGTTATGAAACCGAGAAGTCTGATAATGTTGAAGAAGTTAAGCAAAAGAGTGCAAAGCCTCCTCCTAAGAAGGAGGCTCCTAAGAAGGAGGCTCCTAAGAAGGAGGCTCCTAAGAAGTCTAAGAAGGAGGATGTTATTGTAGAGGATGAAGATGATGATGTTGTAGATGATGAGGCGCCTCCTGTTAAGAAGGGTAAGGTTGCTCCAGTTAAGAGTGCTCCAGCTAAGGAGACTCCATCAACTAAGAAGCTAAACGGTTACCAAAAGTATTGCGAGAGCAGGCGTCCTGAGCTAAAGGCTAAGCATTCTAATGATAAGCCCGCTGATATTACCAAGAAGCTCAGCGACGAGTGGAAGTCCTTGTCGAAGGAGGATAAGCAGAAGTGGGATTAAAAAGCGGATTAAAAACAGGATTAAACTTAAATATATTCAAAAGAATACAGTTAAATTCAAACATTTTACCTAATTTTTTAATATAATTATATTAAAAAATTATATTATATTACAATATATTAAATGAAATTCAAAATTTTATGTGTTGTTTTATGTGTTATTTTGTTAGTATTCTTTATTATAAAAAGTTGTGAAACATATATAGATAAAAGTAGTAATTTTAACACTACTGTAATTCCAAAAAAAGTAATGCAAACATACTTTGATATATCAAAAATACCTCAGAAAGTATATGATAATATAGCTATGTATGCAAATGGTTTTGAGCATATTATATATGACGATAATGCGGCAGTATCATTTTTAAATGAATTTTATTCTAAAGACGTTGTTAATGCTTTTAATAAATTAAAAAATGGTGCACATAAGGCAGATTTATTACGTTATTGTTTATTGTATACATACGGTGGTATTTACTTAGATATAAAGACAGAACTTATTACTCCATTAACAGACATTTTTTATTCAAACTCTGATATTGATATATATGTAGTGTTGATGCATGCTAAAGATGGTATATATAATGGTGTAATTGCTACAAAACCTCGAAACAAAATATTTTTAGAACTTATAAATCATATTTTACACATAACTTCTACAGTATCTGATATGCCATATGCAACATTTATTAAACATTTTTTAAATGTGTTGAGTTCTAATATAAAAACTCCAATTACTTTATCAAAAACATTAAACAGCGCGTTTGGAAAAGTTTATTTTTTCAACGAAACTTGCACAGGAAATGAATCAGATTGTCCAGATGGATTGGATAGATATCGTAATTGTTGTTATATATACGATAATGATAAAAAAATTATTAAAGTCAGATATTCTGATTATCCTTGGAAATAGTGTTACTATTTTAGATCTTCATAATACAACTAAAAGTCTACAAAATCAGATAAAATAAAAATTGAATTTTTTTAACAGAAAATGTTAAAATAATTAGATCATGCCTCGTTTAGTAAAAAAGGAAGTCAATATGAAGGTTCCAGAAGATATAGTTTCTCAAATGCAAGCATATATGGAAAAGCTCAAATTAACTTCTAATCCTCAAACTGAAACTTCTTCTAACGAGGAAGAAGAGTATGAAGAAGAAGGAGTTGATATTGAGGTTAACGGTGTATATGATCATCGTATATCTTCAGATGGAGTTTGGCAGTTTAAAATCGGATGGAAAAATTCTCGAGTTCGCGAATGGGTAGACGATAGTGACTGCAATTGCGAAATGATGATATCAAAGTACTTGAAAGGAAAATCAGTTCGAACAGCTTATTTATTCTGTAGAGTTAGCACAGCTGATCAGGCTACATCAGTTAATGTTTCTCTTGATGGGCAAGCTGCTGAACTTCGTCGCGCTGCAGAAGCACAAACAGTTTTTCAGCGCATCAAAGTATATACTATTTCTCAAAGTGCATATAAAAATATTCCAAAGACACTTTGCCGTATAGGAGAGGCCTGCTTGCCTGAAGATGGTATATTTGTTTGGCGCGTAGATCGCCTTTCAAGAAACATAGTAAAGTATTTGTCGTGGATGGAAGACTTGAACGATAGAAATGTCATTCTATACTCTCATCAAGAGAATATTTCATATTCAAAAAACAAGCTTGCATTTTTACAAGCAGTTTTAGATGCCCAGAAAGAGGCAGCACTTTTGGGAGAAAGAATTAAGATGTCTTACCGAATGAAAAGAGAAAGGGGTGACGAAAAGGTTGGATCTCTTCCTTACGGAAAGAAATACCATCGTATCTTGCGACCGGATGGTGGTACTTTAAAGAAGACAGTTGTAGACAATCCTGAAGAGATGGCAATCATTGATCGTATTATTGCATGCGATTATCGTTTGTCTGCTCAAATTGCTGACGAACTAAATGCTGAAGGTATTAAAAAGAGAGGTCGACCATGGACAAAAATGTCTGTTATTCGTTTGCGCCCTAGAAAGAATATACACTTTTGGAAGAAAGCATAAGAATTATTACTGAATAAAAATATATATACTAAATATAAAAACCATACCAAAAGGATATGGTTTTTCTATCTTTAAAATGCGCATATCTTGCATATGCCAAACCAACTTCTATATTTTGGTTCAAGAGATGACTCTACTGCAAAACGACAACATGGGCAACTTTGTCCGCACTGCCCGTAATGTAAATGTTTTGACCATGATCTTGGATGTTTTTTCTTCTTACGTATATACCGTTTAATCTTAATTACGCGATGAGTCATTTTTTTATATAATTCTACTTTGTTTTTAAATACCTAAACGTATTTTTATAAATTTATATTGACTATTAATCGCAACAAAACTTTCTATAAAATTTATAAATTCTTATAATAAATGAAATGGCTTTTATTATTGTCATTATTATCCTCATTTTATTATTACTAAGGACTAATACACATAATAATAAGAATAAGGACTAATACACATAATAATAAGAATAAGGTGAATATAAATAAGAAAGCCATATGTTTTTTATCTGCTTCATTTTCTGATAAATTGTACGAATTCGTAAAAGAATTGGCAAAAGATGATACCGAACGACACTATGATTTCTACATATGCATTGATAAGGGTGTTGAGAGTGATATAAATAATAATGATGAGAATATTACTCTTCTGTTTATCGACGAAAAAAGTGCTGAAGAAAAAGGGTTCAAGTCTTCTGTTTTGTATTTTCAAGGTCGAGCATGCTCCCGCGATAAAGCCCTTTATTATTTTTCAATTGAAAAACCTGATGTTTATGACAACGTCTGGATGATTGAAGATGATGTATTCTTTTATAATCTAGAAACTATTAGAAGACTCGATAAAAGGTATATTTCGTCGGATCTATTAACCAAACAATTTGATATAGTTAGAAATGAACATGAAAAAAATGAAATGAGTTGGCCACATTGGCATTTTTTGAATGATAAGATTGGATTTCCATGGACAACAGGTATGATTTCTGTCATTCGTGTATCGTCTTTGCTATTAGCCGTCATTCGAGATTATGCCCTAAAAAATAAAACATTACTCTTTGATGAAAGTATGTTTACTACACTTTCGTTACATTACAATTTAATAGTGGAAACCCCAGATGAATTTCAAGAGGTGTTCTGGGATGATAATATCAATTGGAATTATTTAAATTCAACACATTTTTTGCACCCTATCAAAGACCTATCCTTTCACGAAAGACTTCGTCACAACATTACTCCTTCTTTATAAGAAATTGACTCCGTTCATCACGTTTAACTTGAGAATTAGATATTCCATTTTTCTTATGTTTTTCTTCTTCTATTTTTTTAAAATCAACAAAATGTATCTTTGGCGCAGGTTTTACTTGATTCTGAAGTTTTTGACATTGAGATGCTTTTTCTTTAACTAATTTGGAACAAAGCAAATATCTCATAGATTTTTATAATAAAAAGTAATTTTTTAGACTATAAAACTAAGATAAGATTTTACTTAAAGTAATTATGTTTTAATATTAATAAAATGGAAAAAAAACTTGTTAATATTATTGTAAATGCATTTTTAATTATTGTATTTTTGTTATTCATAATCACTATTCTTGTTAAAAGATTCGTTTATTTCAAACCTTCTTCGCAGTTCATTCAAACACTAGATAAATATCAAAATATAAATCACAAACATTTGCATGGTTGGTTTTTAGAAAATGAATCATCTGATAAAATTATATTATTCTGTCATGGTAATACAGGCAATATTTCTCATGAACAGGAAAGAATAATTTCTCTTAGAAATTTAGGTTACTCTGTTTTAACTTTTGATTACTCTGGGTATGGAAAGAGTGGAGGAGTTCCAAGTGAACAACAACTATACGACGATGCTTCAGATATGATTGCTTTCATTCGTCAAAAATATCCACCTGAACAAATAATAATATACGGCTTTTCATTAGGAGGACCAGTTGCGACTTATGCAGCAAGGAGATACGGTATTCCAACACTAATTCTTGAATCACCGCTTCCAAGTGTTAAAATTTACTTAAAAAATAAATATCCTATGATGTCGTTCTTTGCACCATTATTCCCAGAATTTGATACGTATTCTTACTTGAACGGATTTAGAGGAAAAACTCTTCTTCTTCATAGTTCCGAAGACACGAAGATCTCATACGAAACGGTAATGCACTTAATTAATATAAGTTCTTTACATATTCAAATGAGAGGATCTCATAATAAACCTATAATTCCGTGGAATGAGGTTAAAAAATTTATAGAGATATCAACTAGAATATAAAATCTTTTTCGATTGTCTTGACAATAGTAAAGTTTATAAAATACAATTTTTGTAGTAAATTAAATTCATCCAGCGGCAAAATTAAAAGTCAATACATTTTTATTATTATCATTGAATTCTTCTATACACTTACTATCATCTAAAAACATATCTTTACCATATATTTTAACCACAGAAAATTTCGGATTTATAGACAAACTATTATTTTGATTCAACACCATTTGGCATATTTCTTTAATTGTTGTTTTCTCACAAACTGTATAACAAAATGGAAATCCTTGATCATTTGAAAAAATCCATCTTAAATGAACATGTATCATTTTGTTAATATAATAGAAAATTTTAGATTTTCTATTACGATTACTTAAACACCAACCGTTTTAAAAATGAATAATATTAAAAATTATAATCAGTTTTTCATATTAATTTCTAACCCTCCTTGTTTTTTTATTGCCTCAAGATCAGCTTTAAATTTATCCTTATCTATTCCTAAACTTCCTAGAGTCTTTTCTAGAACAGTTTCTCTTTGATTTTTACCACTTCTACAAATTTGTTTCTCTGTTATTTTAGACTTTAGAAGATTTGAAAGTTTTTTTCTCTGCATTTCTTTATCCTCTTCCATGATTTATTTCTTACTGTTTGTTTTTAAGTAATAGTTTTTATGTGTTTTTGCTTGCCTCATCTATCATTTCTAGAAGAATGCAATCAATATCGTATTTTGGTTCCCATCCCAATTTTTTTCTTGCCTTTCTTGAATCACCGTGAAGAGAGTCTACTTCGCTTGGTCGATAATATTTAGGATCTATACGAACTACAATATTGTCATCAACTGAAGCATATTCTTTATCTCCCGTACCGTACCATTGAATATCCATTCCAACGATTCTAAAGACTTTATTTACAATATCCTTAATCAAATGTTTTTCTCCTGAAGCTATTACATAATCGTCCGGTTTTTCTTGTTGTAGCATTAACCATATAGCATTTACAAAATCCTTTGCATGCCCAAAATCTCTATAAGAGTAAATATTCCCTAGATAAAGACATTTTTGCTTACCTTTTGATATTGCCACAGCCGCTTGTACTATTTTTTGTTCAACAAACGTTTCACCCCTTCTAGGTGAAGTGTGATTAAATAAAACTCCATTAACAGCAAACATATTATAAGCTTCTCGATAATTTTTTACTATCCAATGTGAATATAGTTTTGCAACTGCATAAGGAGAACGTGGATAAAATGGTGTAGATTCGTTTTGTGGTTCGTCATATACACCTCCATACATTTCTGATGTACCAGCCTGATAGAATTTAATAATCTTTTTCTGATTTTTACATGCTTCTAGAAGTCGTAAAGTTCCTATAGCATCAATATCACCGGTATATTCTGGCGAATCAAATGATACTCTTACATGAGACATAGCTGCCAAATTATATACTTCATCTGGTTGAATTTCCTTGATTAATTTATCTAAGCAACCTGAATCGCTCATATCTCCATAATGAAGGAAAAGTTTAACATCCTTCTCATGTGGATCTTTATAAAGGTGATCCAAACGTTGTGTATTAATGGTACTAGACCTTCTGATAAGTCCGTGAACTGTATATCCTTTTTTTAAAAGTAATTCACAGAGATAAGAACCATCTTGACCAGTACACCCTGTTACAAAAGCTATCATTTTTTTTGTAATAATTTCTATCTTTTAAACTATATGCGTTTATTTTTGAAAATGAAATTATAATTATATACAATCTTATAATTATAAACAAATGAACTTTAATGCAGATACACTATTAGAATCTATTTCTGGAGCTTCTTCATCTGAAAGATACATAATTTTAATGAATAATACTCTGCAAGAAAGAAATAAAGAACATTTACTTACAATTAAGAAAATGGAAATTAATTTAGAAGAGCTATACGAATCTCTGTCAAAATCAGAGTTCCGTGTTGAAAACCTAAATGGTCTTCTTACGGATTTACATCAAACTGAAGCGAATCTACGTGAGTTGACTGAAAAAGATGCGAAAGTTATAGAAACAACTCGTGCAGAGTTGCGCAACTATAAAATAAAAGCCAAGACTCATCTCAAATACTTACAAATAATAATGATAGTATTTTCATCTTTTATTTATGAGTTTCATGGTTTTAATACTTTTGCTCCAATTGCCATGATGCTAATAGTAATTGCAGCTTTTCAAGAATCAACACTTGATGGTATGATAATTCGCTAATGCGCGATTTATATGTTTTTAACATTCAATTATATGCTTTTCATTATCTTCCTCCTCATTCTCGGAATCAGATTCGCTTGGAACTTTCATTTTTTCACACGCAATCTCAATTTTTGTAGATGTTTTATCTGCAAAGTCTGACAAAATTTCACCTGTCTGAGAGTCCTCCTGAGCTCGAATACTACCTGTTCCAACGGACGAAGTACTTGGCTCGGAAGCATCGTCGTCATATTTTAGTTTTGGTTCAATGTAATTGTTGGTTTTATTTACTCTAGACTTGGTATCTGTTAGAGTCTTATCGAATTTCTTAAGATAATCATTCATAACCCATGTAAGCACTTCTGGTACATTTTCTCTTATATCTAACATTTCTGATTTCTTTTCTTGAATAAATTCTTGTGGAGTTTGTGTTCTCTCGTGACGACCAAATGATAACATAGTATCTATATCCATTGAAATTTTCGTATATTTAAATGAAGCGTTTTGATGTTTATTTGTTTTTTCAGAAGTACCTACAAAACTGCTCACACCACTTAATGCAGCAACGAATAAGGCAAGTCCTCCATTAATATATGTCCATGCTTCAGAATCGTTTTTATTGCTTGAAAAGATAGAGGATGCTGTGATACCTCCAATGATAACAACTGGAATACCTAATCTCTTGTGCCATGTCGCGTAATATTGCGCACATAAAGAATGCATAATTGAATACGTTTTAGACATTTGAGCCCATTTTTTTAATAATTGTTCATGATAACGATTCCAACTATTACTTATTGTCATTTAAATCTAATAAAGATTTAAATTACTTAAAACTAAAAAGATAATCATGTTCTCATATATTTCTCACGCCATACTTTAACGTATAGAGAATCTAATTTTTCATAAAATTCTTCAATACTTCCGTCGTTTTTCAATAGATAATCCCATTCTTCATTCTTTATATTATCCAAAGCTGTCTCGCTTACATGTGATGAATTACCTGTACCTTTTCTCTTCTCAGAATCGGTATGTCTAACAATATTAACACAAAACCAATCTTCTTTTTTCAAACCATATAATTCATTAGGGAACCGAAGATCTGATAGGAAAAAATTTCCTTCTGAATTTGTATTTTTGATAGCTAAATTGAGCCACACATCAGGATCTTTTTTCCTAGCCCACTCTGTACCAATAAATTGTAGAAATTGTCTATCTTTCTTTTCTTCAAAACCACATACTCTTTGTGCATAGTGCTGTATATCATATAAAGGTGATGCGAATGAAATTTTTTCACCTCCATACTTTTTAATCAGATAAGAGCAGGCCTCATCCTTGCCAACACCCATCTTATATCCAAAAGCAATTTTTATTTGCATTTTTGGACGTGATATACAGGAAATCATATTTATATTTAGATGAAATTCTTTTAAATTTGCAGTTTATCAATACAAGCTAAAGAATATGTAGAAATCCACTTTCCATCCACTTCACATTGACACTCTTTCCAGCCATTAGCCTCTTTACATCTATCAGTCCTATCAATTTCATAATGTGCTTTAGCAAATCCAGACAACGATTTATAAAACTTTCCGGCATGTACAATTTCATTTTTTGAACAATCGTATGTAGCAATCCACGTTTTATTGATACCTACTGTATGGCGAATGTGCTGTCCATTTGTAAAACACTTGTTCATAACACGGCATCCTTTATTTTTTTTATGATCAATCTTAGCTGTTGTAAGAAGATCTTCATCACTCTTTTCATCTTCATCACTCTTTTCATCTTCATCACTCTTTTCATCTTCAGGAGTTTCTACCCATATTTCACCGTCCATTAGATCAAAGAAAGAACGAACTTCTTCTTGTGAAACACGAAAGAACTCTCTGCGAGGGTGTATACGATCAGTATATTGCTCAAGAAGAATGTGTAGTGTTTTCTCTTTTTTGAGAGGATTGGAGACCTTCTTAGCAAATTCAATCTTATATGGTGTCGGAGGTCTCCAAGTATCAGATGCGTTTGCTTCTCTCAATCTAATTTTTGGTGTTCGTTCAGTCATGCCAATTTTGAGAACACCAGACATTGATCTGTTTGAGAAGCAGTAGATATAACCGCTAGTCATTTTCAACAATTTAATTTATGTCTGAATAGCATTCTGTTATTATCAAATTCATTTTTAAGTAGTCAAGTATCTGTTTAAAATGTTTGTTTAATATACATTTTAAACCATTTTATTACTAAAAAACTCACTCATCAGTCTGCACAGAATATTTAAAGTCCTTTAGAATTGGATTAAATGTTACCATTTCTGTCAGATCCTCTTTTACGTATCCCCATTGTTTGTACCATTCATCACCGTATTGTTCTTTTAGCAATGCATGATCATTTTCTTCAAGCATTGATGGGTGCATTCCAGATTGAAGAGATGTTTCAATATAAGCAACTGCTTCCGCGATTGGAGGCTCCAAACTTTGTCCAGTATCAAAGTTTATACGGCCATATAGATGATCTCCAATTGTCTTATATTTTTGTTTCTGTTCGTCTGATAATGCAGCCATTGCAGATCTAACCATTGGATTATCAAAAAGATCATTACCAACTTGTGTACTTTTCTGTGTATTAGTATTAGAGTGTTCGGTTTTCGTAATCTTACTCTTTTTACCCATATTTACTTAGACTGTTCATTCTTTTTAAGTATCTTTTTAATAATTTTTTCTGGATATTCATATCTATGATGATTTATCTTTTCATAGACTTTTTGCAAAAAGTCTGCATAAGAACGAATAAAAGTAGTAAAAGTTAGATTGCTATCTTTTATTGCTTGCAGAGATAATAAGACAACTTCAGAACGTGATTTTAACGGATTTGCTAGTCGCATATCCGCGTACCAGAATGACCATGCCGAACAATATCCCCAAGGTCCAATTTTTTGCTGTATTTGTTCTTTAAATTCATCATCTTCTTCTTGAATAGTTTGAAAACTGTTTAATGGACAAAAAGAAAGAGGATCGTAAACTGCTTTAACCATATCTTTATTGACATTTTTGTTAAATAACTTCGCAAGTTTTTCGTCGAGCATTGGTGTATCTTTACAAAACGGTGAATAATTTCCAAATCCATAAGGCTCGAAACGCTCCAACTCTTTCGTTACTGAATTGTAAATTAAAAAATTAGAATGATCTGCTTTTCCGTCTTCACAGTAAAAACCAAATGGTATAATAATAAATTCAGAACCTCTTAGACATTTTTTTATTGATGTCCATAAACCTTCCGGTATGATAAAATCTTTAGATATATCCGACCATCCCAAACTCACCTTATGAAATTCTTTTGTACGAAGAGATAAAGCTCTAGATGTTAATTTTCCAGAAGGAGTCAATAATCCAGTAGAAAATGCGACACAATGTTGTGGATACTTGTGCATTAAGTATAATATAGAAGTTAATTCCATAATAGCAGATCCTCTAAACCAAGTTTTATCGACCAATACTTTTGGTTTTATCATATGAAATTCTTTATCATGTGATTTAGTTGTTTGATACTTTAGTTTATATTTTGAAATTGTATTATCGTGTAAATTATTTGCAAGAAATCCTACCAGATCTAATTTCTGCATTTTATAATATCCATATCCTTTGAAATTTTCTTCTTTGGCTATTTCTCTGAGTTGCGACAATGTAAGTGTTTCTAAAAAGTCTCCCATGCTTTATTATTTATAAACTATTACATTATTTTAAAAAAATTAAATTAACAATTTTTAAAGAGGATTTATTATTTTAGTAAATAATAAATTTATACATATTAAGAGCTTTTCCTGACATATGCAGCAAAGACAGCTGCTGGATTATTGCTATTTTTCAATTGTTCACCGACCTTTGTCAAGAAAGATGAGTAAGAACGAATAAATTGAGTAAAAGAATAATTATTTTTTTTCAGTTTTTCTATGCCCATAGAGACAACTTCAGAACGAGACTTTTTGGGGTTAGACATACGAATATCAGCATACCAAGCAGACCATGCTACACAAAATCCTCCAATTTCTCCAATTTTTTTGTCGAATTCATTAGATTGAATTTTCTGAACATTAACTGCTGGACAAAAAGATAATGGGTCATAAACTTCTCTGATCATATCTTTATGTACATTATTGTTAAAAAGCTCTGCTAGTTTTTTCTCAAAATTTGGTATATTTAAGAAATTAGCCATTGGTTTTCCGTGCGGCTCAAATCGCTCAAGCACTTTTGTTCCTGCATTATAGATCAAAAAATTAGCATGAGAAACACGTTTGCTTTTAACTAAACCATTAATACCTAAAGGCATTACAATAAATCGAGGTTTTCTCTTCAAGCAATCTTTTATTGAATCCCATAAACCTACTGGAATATAAAACATGTTTTCATTTGCACTCCAAGTCAAAGAAGTGTTGTTAAAACTCTTAACGTTAAAACCTTTTTGTGTTATTTTTCCAGATCCAGTCAATAAATCTTTTGGAATAGCTACACAATCTTTTGGGTGTCTATGCAATAAATAAATCATTGAAACTAAATCTTCCCATGAAGATCCTTTAAAATTAGTTTTTTCAACTATCGGATGTTTTAACATGTGAAAGCTTGAATTTCCGGAAGAAAGTGGTTTAGTTATGATTTTTTCTAACTCTGTGTACCCACCAATAAATACATTCATATTGAAAATAACAGGAAAATATTTGTATCCACCTGTTAAACTTGCCTTTTCTTTAAAAAATTCTTTCTTGTCTTCATCACGAACTTTTATTTGAGTGTATTTCAAACCAACGCTATCTAGAAGTTCTATAGCCTTTTTACAAGAATTACATCCGTCAATACTATAAATTTCCCAGTCTGGTTTATTTATTTTTTCATTTAATAAGGAATTAACAATCTTTTTACCAATATCTCCAGTTTTACTTACACATATTCCACTATTTGGGTTACAAATCTTAGAAGGAACACATATTTTATTCATACACTTGTCAATAACACCCGTCGGTTTAATTTGAGGTTTATTTTGAGGTATTATTTTTGGAGTTACATTATGATATCCAGTACTTGAGTTAATTAACGAGATTAGTTCTGCCTTACGCAGTTTATAATATCCAGATAAGTTTTTCAGTCTGGCTATTTCCAAAAGTTCTTTGACTGTAAAATTTTCAAGAGGTTTTGAGACAATACCATCTGGTATAACCTTAGGTATAACTTTAGGTGTAACTTTAGGTATTCCCATTTCTGAGTTGATTAACGAGATTAGTTCCGCCTTTCGCAGTTTAGAGTATCCCTTTAAGTTTTTCTGTCTAGCTATGTCCAAAAGTTCTTTAACTGTAAAATTTTCGAGAGGTTTTGACATATTTACTTAAATAGGCGAAAAAAAATATTACATTTAAAGAATTTTTATTTTAACATTCTTGTATATTGAAAAGTTATTTAATTAACGGTGCTAAGGAATCTTGATTAGACATATTTCTATAAAATATTGTATGTTCTACTTGACCACAAATATCCGGAACATCAAAATACACATCCAAAAATTAAGGATATTTTACTTTGATCAATTGATATCAGTCCTCCGCCTAAAAATAAATTTGCAACTCCGCTCAACGAAATGATAGTATTTGTTGTTATAGACATGACTATCGCACGAATACTATAACGTGAAAAAGCTTCTGTGTTCATCCAATTAAAACATTTAGATTGATCACACCAATTAGCAACCATCTCCTCTTCAGCTTTGTTCCATCTAACAGACTCCTTTTCAACATTATCTAAATTAAATGCCATTTTATATGTTCTCAATATTATTTATTGAGAATAACAGTTTCTATGATATAATTCCATTAATTATAAGATTTTTTTGTATAAAACCGTTGATATCTTCTATTTTTACTGTATAAGGTACTTCTATTAAAAGAATACCATTTTCTTTACATATTCTACGCTTCATATCATCTCTGTATTTTTGATTTAGGAATGCCTCTTTGTTTTTATGAAAAAAAGGTATGAACTTGTAGTGTTGGACTCCATTATATTCGACTGCTATTCCAAGTTCAGGATTATAACAATCAAGTTCTAAATTAAAATCTCCACCTGTAACAGGATTGCGTAAGAAATCAGGTCGTGCTTTATCAAAGCTTCTATTAAATATAAGTTGTAGAACACGTCTACATTCTATTTCACCTCTGCTATCTTTAGGTGGCGATCTAGATGTTTTATTACTTATTGTAGGTGTTGTTATTAAATATGATAAATAATCTTTCTTTGACCAAGTACCTTTTGAACCAGTAATCTTCTGATATAGACCAAAAAGAATAACAAATGTGATACAAAATCCAAGAGTTATTTCAAAACCGTGCTTGCCCCAAGTTTTTTTTAAGTTTGACAGCATTTTAGTTATTATCATCATTTTAAAAAATATAACAAAGACTATAATTAATCAAGGTCTTCGGCTCCTGTTTCATTTATATAAATAGAAATCTCTGATTTGCATACTGGGCATGTTGGTTTATACTTAGCCCACTCATTGATACACTTTGGATGGTAAACATGACCACAATCTAAAACAGAAACTTCTTCTTTCTTTTCGTATTTATCAGTGCATATAGAACACTCTTCATATTTTTTATCAGTAGTGTCATACGTTTGTGTTCCAACAAGGACAACCACGTTATCATTCCGGCGCAATTGAAGATCATTTTCGCTATTTTGTATTGCTATTCGAAGAGGGTCAAAATCTGAAATAAACATTGGCTCAAGTACATTCATCATATTAATTAATGCAAATAAAGCATCTGAGGCTGAGTCGAATTGCTCAAAAGTATTCAATTGTATCACGTCTTCATTTGTATGAACTCTGAATCTAATACGAGATGACATTCTTTATTTATATTCAGAAACAAATTTCTTAAATAACCGCTTTTTAGTTTTAGTAAAAAGGACTGTGATTCCAACCAAGATCTTCAAACAAGTCTTTACATATTTCATCGTGAAAGAATTTTCTATCTATGGTTTTGAGTATAATAAATTCTTCTTTCTTACATGGATGTTTGTGCCTGCGAAGTAATTGAAAGAGAACATACTGAGTATTAATAAAATTCTTTCGTTCAATATATTTATACTTCTTGTCATACAGATCGGTAAGTACGTCAAAGTCGTCAAGAAGTTGCTCTTCCAAATAAGATATGTCATCTGGTTTAATTCCAGTAAAGTTATAATGTATTAGATGTACATTTTCGTAATGTTTTGAGTAATTTAGTTCCTTAAGAAAAATAAGAACATGATTCTTTGTTACATTCGCAAATTTAACTTCTTTAGAAATTCCATCACCCTCATTCAGAAGATGATGTCTAGCAAACTGTATTTCTAAATCATCGTATATTTTTTGATGAATAGTGCTATTCTGTTTACCTTGATATTGATTTATACAATCCCGAAAGTGAACCTTTCTATCGTAAGTATATTTACTTGAAATATTAACTCTGTCAATATCTGTATAAGAGGAATTGTGTTTCATTACTGTTTGTCTAGCATAACATTTTGTACATATATAGGTATTGTTTTCTATCACTTCGAAATCTTTTTTATTAGAACAGTTAGTACAGGTAACTTGTTGTAGCTTATCATTCTCAAATTCTAGATTAACATACTTTGTCGCTGATTCCAAGTAAAGTTCGATTATGTTGTTCTTTTCTTTGTCCTTTTTAACAAGTTTTCCCATGAAACTAACTTTTACGGGTGTTTTTAAAATTTCTTTGTACTGTTCTATATAGGTAACAGTTTCCATAATATAAAAATGGTAGTTTCTTTGTGTTTTCAAATCATCAACATATTCTAGTAACTCAATATGAGCCTTTTCTAGACTGAGTCGTATCCTACGGCGAAGATTTTCGTTTTTCAACGATTCTTCTATTTCTTGCAACTTCTCCTCGTGATCTGGAAGTTTTAAGATCTCATCCTCGAAATTCTTACGTATATTGGCATCTATACTCAAAATATCTAGTTCGGACATAGCCTTTATTCGTTCTGTAGACTCATTTAAGCTCACATTTTTTTTTCATTTTAATATTTAAAGTATATATTTTGTTAAAAAAATGAAAAATTATCTTGCGCTAATATAAAACAATGTCTTCCATCTCTACTTCGAACGTAACTTCCGGGTTTATTGATCTCGCCACTTTTGACGAAATCGAAAAATACCTCTATGGTGGTCCCGATGCCACTGCTTATTTCGTTCGCGAAACGCGAAAGGCTACTTGGTTCACTCAGGTTCCTGTTGTTCTATCTCGTGCTGCTGGTTCTCCTGGTTTCGGCCAAGAGTGGTCGGTCTCTATTTCGCGTGCCGGTGATTACATGCTTCACACTTGGCTTCGTGTTACTGTCCCTGAAGTAACTAGTTCCAATATCAATACTATAAAGTTGCGTTGGACTCGAAACTTGATGCATAATCTTATCCGCGAGTGCTCTATTACGTTTAACGATCTGATTGCCGCTCGTTTTGACAATTATCATCTTGATTTCTGGTCGGCATTTACAGTGCCTGAGGGCAAGCGCAATGGTTACAAGAATATGATCGGGGATATCGATCAGCTAACTCAGCCGTCAAGCACTCTGCCGTCTGCAACTCTCAATCTACCGCTTCCTTTCTTTTACAGTCGAGACAGTGGTGTCGCTCTACCCACTGCTGCACTACCCTACAACGAGATGCGAATTAACTTTTACTTCCGTGACTGGAATCAACTTCTAATTTGGCAGTATGGTGATGGTGATCTTAACGAAGAAGGACGTAAAGTCGTTTCAACTGAACAGCTTAAGGGCGGTGTTCCTCCTGTTTTGGGTCAAACTCAAGTTTGGGCCAACTATGCAATTGTTTCCAATGATGAACGAAAACGTATGGCATGTGCCCCTCGTGATATTCTAATTGAACAAGTGCAGACAGCGCCTCGACAGTCGTTTACTCCGGCTACAAATCCTCAGCAGTCGTTTGACATCCGTTTCTCCCACGCGATTAAGGTTTTGTTCTTTGCTGTGCGCAATGCAACTTTTATCGCGGAAGGTTCGAACTACGTTACTACATCGCCTGTTCAGGATGGTACTACATTCAAAGTCGATTTCTCGCCTGACACCGGTGCTAATGACCCGATTAGCGTAACTTCTCTAATTTATGAGAATACCAATCGTCTTGCACAAATGGGTTCAGATTACTTTTCGTTAGTTAATCCTTATTATCACGCGCCCGTCATTCCAGCTGAGACTGGTTACCATTCTTACTCGTATTCTCTTGATTTCATTAGTCTAGATCCGATGGGATCTACGAACTACGGAAAGCTTACAAATGTGTCAATTGTACCGGAAGCTAGTGCAAGGGCTATTTTGTGCGCACAAGGACTTGGTGGTCCGGGTGGTGGTGGTATTCAGGTTGTTACCCCCACTACTTTCAAGCAGGTTTACGAATTTATCGTCACTGCCGTCAATAACAATATTATTAGGGTCAGTGGAGGAGCTTTAGGGTTCCCCGTTTTATAAAAGTCCCACTCGGCGCCCCCGAAAACTCGAATGATTATACTTTTTTATGTTATTTTACATACAAAAGTAAAATTATATTATATTATAATGTTTTAAAAATAAAATTGTTTTAAAAGTATAAACAATATTATAACAACAAAATGACAATAGGATTATCAGAAAAAACTATTAATAATATTACTAATATAATAGAAAATAAAAAATGTTTGGATTGGAAACCAGATACTGAAGACAAAAGATATATTAAATACAAATGCCATTGTGGAAAAGATGGAAGAACTCTTAAACAAGGAATTGTAAGACCTGAGTGGAATGGTTGTTCTGAATGTTCAAAAAAGAAAACTTCAAATGAAGTCAAAGAAAACATAATAAAAATTATTGAAGAAGCAGGTTATGAGTTTGTATCAATAGAAGAAGGTAGAAATGTAAATTATAAATGTAAACACGGTAGTTTTCATACACACTCATCAAACTGTCAACGAGGTAACTTTCGAGGAAATTGTAATATATGTAAATACCAAGAAAACGAAGAAAAAGATGAAAAAATATTAAAAGAAGTTCAAGAATCTGTTCCAATTTTACTGGAAAGAGGTGAATGGTATAGTGGTCGTCATCAAGGAGGTATTACTGAGACTGCAACTCATATAAAAGTTACGTTTCACTCTGATCAAGGAGGTAATAGCAAGTCTTTTGGTATAAAGCAATATGGCAGAGATCGTGCTATGAATTTAGCAAGCAATTATAGAATTAGAGAATCTATTAAACGCCAATTGAGTAAAAATAGAATAAGAAGTGTTAAAGTGGTATCACATCCTGTGTTACCAAAAGATTATGAGTTTCTTGAGATATTTCTTTCAGATGAAAAATGTATGATGTTTGAAAAAGAACATTATGATATTATTAAAGATAAATCAATATATCTTTTTAGAGGATCAAAAGACAAAACCGAATATGCTAAAATGGAAAAAGCTCTTTTACATCGTATATTTTACCCAGAATTCACAGAAGTAGATCATATTGATCGTAATGGTCTTAATAATTTGAGATTTAATGTTCGTGAGGGAGCTGACAAGGTTAATGCTAATAATAAAAGTATTCAAATTAATAATAAAAGTGGTGTTACTGGTGTAATTTTTGAAGATGGCTTAAAATCTCGTTGGAAAGCTCAATGGAATGACTCGGAAGGTAATAAGAAAACAAAGTCTTTTTCTATTAATAAGTATGGTGAAAAAGCATTCATTAAAGCATGTGAGTTTAGAGAAAAAAATCATCAAGATAAACTGGATAAGATTATGAATGTAAAAAAAGAAGAATCAGAAAAAGAATCAAAAGAAGAAGAAAAAGAAGAAGAAGAATCAGAAGAAGATTTTAAGGCTAAAGAGTATGTTTTTCCAAGCGGTCGCACAGAATTATGTAAAGGTTATGAACCAATGTGTTTTGATCTTCTTCTTAAAGATGGTTATAAAGAAGATGATCTCGTTGTAGGCTATAAAGGTCGAGATGAAATTTGGTATAATAATCCTATCACAGGCAATAAGAGCAGATATTTTCCAGATGGTTTTATACTTTCCGACAACGCGATTCTTGAAGTAAAAAGCGAGTATTATTATAACAAAGAATATGACAAGAATATGGCAAAGTTCAAGGCGGCGACCGCAATGGGCTTAAACGTACATGTTTATATTTTCAATAATAACGCACTTGTAGATACAGAAGTACATTTAGTTTCTTAATTTTATTTCATTAACTCGGTCAAAAATAAGAGTTTGTATAATCAAATGATATACAAACTTACGTTAATAAAAGAAGACTTAGGATTTTTCTGATTTATTTGTTAAAATGTCTAGTTTCAATTGCATATTTTCGAGTTTTAATTCAGAAATTTCTTTTTGCATATTTTGAAGTTTTAATTCTGAATTCTCTTTTTGCATATTTCGGAGTTTTAATTCCGAATTCTCTTTTTGCAAGGTTCTAATAGTCATTTTTAGGTCATTATCTTTTAAGAAATCATCTATATCTTCAATAAAAATTGTTAGATTTTTAACTGGTTTATATACTTCTTTTTGATTGAAAAAATCAACCTTATAATGTTTCAAAAATTCGTGTGTCATTTTCTCTATATTTTTACCAGATACTTTGAAAAACTTAATCATTCTCCATTGAGGATATAATGACTCACTTGACATATGTTTTTTATCTCTCTTAACAAGATTAGAATCAGTAAAACCAATCTTGACTAATCCATTTCCGATATAAGCACAATAAATAACTAACTCATTTGTATACTCACACATTTTAACTTCATTTTCTAGTTTTTCTGCTTCAATATCAATTTCTGTAAGAGTAGAGAAGCTCTTTACAGGTCTTTCTAGTTTGACACTTCCTGTAGATAATAATTTATGAATCCATCCTGTTACATTAACAGCAAATTTAGGAGAAATCCACTGTGCAATCTGAATTGATACACGTGGATGAACCCAAGTTGATTGATCGGAATCATTATATTGATTAATTTTTATCAAACTTACGTTTGTATTTTCCTTATGGGAGTTACGAATTACAAAAAATAGAATTGAATTTAACTCAATGTAGTTTTAAAATAATAAAAATGTCTAGTGAAATGTTGCAAAAAAATATGGATGAAATCAGATCTATTTTAGTAGACAATGACTGTGAATTAATTAGTTTTGAAAAAGGTCATCAAGTAAAATATACTTGTTCATGTAAGAATATTGGAGAAACTAGTTTTTTAAATATAAGAAGAAAAGGTTGGAGTGGTTGTGCAAAATGTTCAAAACAGAAATGTAGTCAAGAAATAAAGAATTTTATAAGAGAAAGTGATGGATATATTAATTTGTCTCAAATATGTAAAGCTGGTAACAAATATTATGCTGATTGGTTTCGATTAGAAAAAACAAAAAAGTTTTTGACAGAATTATCAAACGAATTGAAACTAGATATTTTAACTGATAAAACAAGAAAAGGTAGATCGGGGTATGTAGGAGGTTTGATAGAAATTAATCAATATAATTCCGGAAAAGTTGGAGGTTTGATAGAAATTAATATGGGAAAGAGTGATGTAAATGATCAATCAACTTGGGGTCATCCATATGTTGCTAATAATATAGCACAATGGGTATCTGCAAAATTTTCTGTTAAAGTATCATTGTGGATAGACGAGTGGAAAAATATATCTGAAATAAACAGTAAAAAATACGTAGTCTCGTTAGAAAATATTGAGCCTGATAATAACAATTCTTGTGTTGAAAAGGATATCCAAAATAGGTTATATAAAGAATTAGGTGGTGAAATGGAAGTTTATACAAATTTTGGTTATATAGATTTGTTGACAGAAACAGAATTAATAGAAATAAAAGTTGGTAATAATTGGAAACATGGATTGGGACAACTTCTTGCTTATAGAAAATTTTATTTGAATCATAGTCTAAGATTACATTTATTTGACATTGAACACCAAACTGATATATCAGATTGGTGTAAAGAATATAATGTGTTAGTAACATATGAGAAATAAATGTAAAATATTTACAGCAACTGACTTGTAGACACAATTAGTTGTTTAATCAAAGAGTTTGTATATTAAAATGATATACAAACTTACGTTTTCCTAAACATTGTTGAGATTCAATTAATAGATCATACGTTACACCTACATCATCGCATTTTCTTTTTACTATCCGACTCATTCCAACGAGATTTTAAACCATCTATGAATTTAGCAAGCAACTATAGAATTAGTATTAAAGTTATATTACATCCTGTGTTACAAAAATGTTATTTTTTGTAAAAATAACATTTATATATTACAAATAATGGAATTGTCCGAAATGGTACCAAATATACCAAGTGTAGGTTCTAGTATAACTGACACTTTAAAAACAAAAGGATCTGGTTTTGGTAAACTATCTAGTATAGGAGGAGGATCGACAATTGATAAATTAATTATAGCAGTATTAGCAATATTAATAATAATAATATCATCTACTGGTTATTATGTTAAAAAATACTGCAAAGAAGAAAGTATTGGTATTAATTCAAGTATGATTCAATTTTTTATGGGATTTGGAACAGGTTTAATTTTTTACCTTATTTTTAATGTATTAAAAATTGTAAGCGTGCCAATTATAATAATACTTGGTTTATTTTTATCTATTATAGGAAGCATATATGTTAATATTTACAGTAAGACGACTAAAGAATGTAAAAAGGACACGATAGGGCCTGAATTATCTTTTGGAATGTTAGGTTGTGGTATAGGAATTCTTACATTTGTTATATTGTATAATGGTCTTGGTTTTATAAAAGGCCCAACACTAAAAATGCGAATTATAGCTCTTATTTTTACTGTTTTCTTAATTGTTATACCTTCTATAATCATAAATATGATAAATAAATGCGGTGATAATTATGCAGACGATGTAGATAATAATAAAATTAAGTCTATTAAAACAGCACAAATAGTTAGCTTAGTATTGAGTATATTAATTTTCATAGGAATATGTGTATCTTTTTATTTCATACCACCTATCTAAAAAATGGAAAATCAATTTGATATAAAGAGTAAATTTTATAAGCTCAAAATGAGCAACTTTGATATCAACGAAGAAATTGATAAACTAGTCGATAAGTTCGGTAGTAAATTAAAGACGCAGCTAAAATCAGCTGTTGCAAAAAGCGAAAAGCAACTTTTGAAGCAATATATTACAGCTCAAAAAGATACTTCAAAAACAATTAAACCAACAAAAAATACAAAGGTAAACGCAGCAACAATAAGTTCTGGATCTAAAAAGACTTCACCACGACGAACAGGTGCTCCAAAGAGAGAGGTTGAGTATGCAAACACAAGCGATTCAGATTCGGATTAGATGAGTCAAGATAAAAAATTACCTCCTATTGCGTGATACTTTTTATGTTTTAATTAAACTATATTAGTTTAATTAATGAAAATACGGTAGGTGCACGTATGTTGGTCTCCAACTAAAACACTAAGGTTCAGGTGAGTCTATTGAATTATTTCTTTTGATTTCTATTGGTTTATATGCGTCTAAATAAAATGGAGATAAGTCGGTCGGGATATAAGAAAATAGTGGTTGTGTAATTCCGTTCATATTAATACAATTAGTAACAGGTATATCGTAATCATATGTATTTTGTTCTAAACGTTTAAACTTCATATGAGTTTCTAGAAATTTTCTATATCTATTTGCATGAGTGTCTCCTCCGTATATTATAACGTTATGAGGATTTTGAGGCTCGTCAAAACCACGTTTCTTCTCTGGTTTATCTGTATGTATATCAAATACTTTGAATACGCGTGAGAGAAGATATGCATCAGCGACAGGACAGCGGAAGATAATTAAAATATTCCGAAACGTTGTTACATATTTTATAATTTTGTCAGAATCTTCAGAAGAGACAATAGGTTCTATTATTTTACCTGTTATATCTAAAGTAGTACGATATGTTGTAAATATCCTAAAAAGACGAGTTAGCATATTTTGTATTAGCCTTTTATATTTTAATGCGACTAATTTGATTTCATCAAGAATAAAGTCTAAAATGATTTGGTATATATGCGATCTTTCCATTTTTTTCAAAAGAAAAGAATGATTAAACAACACATGATCATTCAAAAATTCAACAAATTCTTTATCGGATGTAATTGTGTGAATGCTATTTATAAAAGAAGAAAATTTTATGTCATTTTTTATACTCATAAAATAGATCATAAATTTGTATATATATACCTTTATATTTTCATCTCCTGATGCTAATAAATGATGTAACTTATTAATTAATTGGGTTACTAAATCATTCGGTTCATGAGTAGTTCCATTCCTAACGTCAAAGTAATGAGAACGAGAAACACGACAGTTTATATTTGTATTTCGCGATTTTATATCCGATATACACTCCATAAAACGATCACGTAAAATATTTAGTCTTTCTTTCCTATTATAAGGTATTAAAGCTGGATCATAACCGATATGAGCTTTTTCCTCAAGATAAAAATCTATATAAGAATCTGAGTTCATTAACAATTGCTTCAAATAATCTTCTATAAACATTGATTTTACAGGAACTGCTTTTACATCTAGAGATTTCTCTTGTGAAAAAAGATTACAATCAGTCTTGGATTCGTGAAGTTCACCAAAAATATATATCATCAATTTCAGATGAGAATTCCAGTGCAAAGTAACACTCACAGGACCTTTAATAAGATCTGAAACAGGTTTATTATTTAATTGGTGATTATTAATGAGTATCATTAATGTCTTACGCTCATTGCATCTGGTAGGGTTGTCTGCTGTATCTGGGTTTTCTAAACATTTTTTTGCTTCTTCATACAAAGCTTTCCTAAGCTCTTCAGGAAGATCTGTAAGATCTGAAGTATTATAAGAAACTAGCATAGAAGATATAATATCATCAACACTTGTCATTTTTATTTTAACAATAATTTAAAAAAATGAATAAATATTAATTGAATAGAGACTTCATAGTATCAAACTTCTTTTTGATATCATCGTATTTCTTTTGTAATTCCGCAAAAGCAGTTTCGTTCTCCGTCAATTGAGATTTTAGTGAAGTATTCTCTTCTTTAAGAAGATTAAATTGAGCAAAAACTTGTTTTGTAAATTTATCTGTAAGATCTTCTAGCAAACTTGTTCCAGAACTATTTTCTGATTTTTTTGTCAAAACGGATGATTCCTTAGGAAAGACTGTTGAAACTTGATCTATATCCTTATCTACATTTTCTTGTTCAGATTCTTCTTGTTCAGATTCTTCTTGTTCGGCTTCAAGTTTTTCAGTGTCTTCTCCGTCAATGAGGGACTCGTCTGGCTTAAATTTCCACGTTTCGCACAAACTTAGTGCCTCTTCGTCAAGAGGTATTATTTTATCATCTACATACCTGCCAATTACAAGTCTGTCTTTTTGTGATTTAAAAACCAGAGTTGATTCTGGATGCCAAATAGTATTGTGTGTATTGAGTTTCTTGAGAACAATTTTCTTAGATGAAGAACTCATTTTCTACTTTAAAATGTTCTTTTTAGATTGAAGAAATAAATCGGTTTTAAATTAAGTGAATAACAATTCTACATGTATGATTGTTTAATTTCAAAACAATCGATCATTTTTTCTTCTTTTAATTTTTGAAACTCCTGTTCTAAAAATGATAGCATTTCTGTTTCGTTTTTAGAAGGTCCAGTGAATTGTTCTTCGTTGGTATATTTTGGTATTGTTTCTTGATCGACTGGAAATGGATAAGTACGACCGCATCCTATCCATTCCCATCCCTCTGGAATGTTTTCATACTTCCAATATTTTGTAGGCTTGGTATAGAATACAAATAGAGTTTTCTTAAGATCTTGTTTGGAGGGTTTATCTTGAATAGGACTATCTTTTGTAGATAACATTTTTATCATTTTACAGAGATTGTTTAAATTCATTTATTACTAATTAGTAATAAATAAAGAAAAGACTGAAACGTGTTTTACATACCCAAATAGACTTTTCTCATTTCTGAGCAGTCGAGCTCTTCATAAAATACGTAAGCAGTTATATAAATTATTCTAAATTATTCTAAATTATTCTAAATTATTCTAACCCCGCGAGGCTTGAACAGTGTTCATAGTTTGATTAGTTGAAATAGATCTTTCTGTATCAACACCGGCAACTGTTGTTCTACCTCCTGCGTTCTTAATAAACTCGGAAAACTTCTTTGAAGATTCAGAACCCTGACCACCTATAACGTTCATTGCACCTTGTTGAAGATCATCAATAGGATTAGCAGAAGTATTAAACCAACCGTTATTTATTGGAACAATAGGAAGATCACCACGAATTGGGTCACCTTGGCTACGACGACGATTATTCCTATTAGAATGTATAATACGTTCAAAAAATACACACTGTGTCGGCTGACCATTCTTGTCAACACCGTTAAGAGCGGACATATTTTGAACTGGAAACAAATCTGATGTAACCATTAAGTCTCCACCAGCTAAAGAATTATAGTTGCCTTCAGAATAATTAGGCTTCATAAGGGAATTTTCAGAAACGTATGGTTCGACAAATCCTTCAACGCAATTAGCATAACCCAATGGGTTGTTGGGAACAGCCATGTTCTCACGACTTGGTTGATCATAACGTACATATGTTTCTCTTGCATATGGACCGAGAAATGGCTCAACACCTCGAGGAGAAAGATTAGATTGGAAATTAGATGTGCTAAAAAATGGAGTCTCTTTATTATTAGTTACGTATTGATTAAGCAGTTCTAACTTGTCTTTCTCTGACTCTGTAAACCTTTCAACCGGTGCCTGCTGTCCTAAACCAGAACTATTGTATGTTCGTTCTGCATAATCTTGATACATTTTTGCATCAGAACTATTGTATGTTTGTTCTGCATAATCTTGCATTGTTTTGCCTAAACTAGAACTGTCATGCATTGTCTTATTTTTATCTTTAAGTCCTTCTACTACACCACGAGGGACAGAATAAGTCTTTCCGTCGAAATAGTCTTGCATACTATTCGCAGCAAAATATTCTTTTCTGGTCTCGGTAGAAGGAAGACCTCCGAATCCAAAACCTTCATTACTAGTTATCCTGTTAGTGTTAATATTACAAATAGCGATTACAGAAATCGCAACCGCGAAAAGCGTAGCAATAAATTTACTGTCAAACATTTTATTTATACTGAAGAAAGAAAATAAAAAGAAAATTATATATCACGTGTCTTAAAAAAAGAGTTTTTATTTAAGTTTTAAAACAATAGAATTATATAGTTTCAAATACTCTTTTGCGTCAGCGTCATCGCATAGCTTATCTTTGTTTCTTAATTTAACCTCTAATTCTTGCTTATCTTTTTCATATATTTCTTGTGACATAAAATGTAACGTTTTTATGTTAGAACTATTGTTTTTCATAGTAAGAGAGTTTGAAAGAAGTAGTTTCTCAAAATTTATCAAATAATGTTCTCGGTGATTCGGTTTTAATTTATAATATGATGATGTATCAAACAGTATTGTTTCAATAATATGCTTATATTCGGATAGATCATCCGGTGTCTCGTCTTCTAGAAGTTTTAAAATCTTTCTTGGGCATAGAAATGTTTCTTCTGTATACACTGCCTTTTCTAACTTGTTAAAATGATCAGATAATTTGTAAACAACATTTTTTTTTTCTGTTTTTCTTTCTATTTTTGTTTCATATATACTTCGTAAAAAGCTCATTGTATCTTGATAAATCTTTTGATATTTTTCATCTGGTATATGATTATCGTCTAAAAACTGTAACATATGATCTTTTACAGATGTTAGATTTCTTTCTAAACTCTGAGCGGTATAATAGATAAAGAAAAGATTATTTGGTTGTGGTAAAGTAGATTTCATCAAACGTGAGAACACATTAACATATGATTGAACTCTTTCATCTACAGAGTTTGAAAATATGTATTCAAATACTTGTCTGCCATTTCCTTTATCCATCAAATTTACATACTCTTTTACTGTTCCAACATCTTTAATCATTTTCATTCTGATTATATATTTAACTAGATCATAAGGAGTACGTTTTTCAAGCTCGTGTTTATCATCATAAACAAGAGATTCGTATTTTCTAGCATACTTTAAGAAATCACTCAGATCTTCTAACCTAAGAAATTGGTCTGGTCTATATTTAGTACCAGATATAAAATTTGCTAAATGTAGAATAGGCGCCATATCAATACCATCTCTCTTCAATTTATCTCTAAATTTCTGTTCAGATAAATATTTATTTACAATACGATCAAGAGATCTAATAAGAAGATTTATGATATCTTGACAACTACTAACCTTAAACATGTTAACAAAACCATGATGAACTCCATCAACAATAGCATGAGACTTTCCAAAGTCTATAATGACCGGTATAAGTTTAGTACGAACTTTGATTATATGTTTATGCGAAAGTAAATAAGTATAATCTTTTATTTCAGGAATTGGTCTTAAGACCACATTCCAAGGAGCTAAATCATAATGTACAAAACCACACATATTTTGTGCGGTCTCTATAGCTAGACATAGTTGTACAATGATAAACAGAAACTCTTTAAAAGAGAAATTATCTGTATCGTCTATATAATCTGCAAAAGTTTTCCCTTCAATAAATTCAGATATTACATTACATGTACTTCTGGTAGAGTCTCTATACATACCAAATACATACGCAAAGTTTGGAACATGTTGACTTAATTTATTGAGGCAGTTAGAACCAATAAATGCCTCGTGAATATGCTCTTTAATTTTTTGCTGATCTGATGTTGTTTTGATCGCTAGTTGAAAACCTGCAATTTCAGCAGCGGTAACTATACCTAGTTTATTTCTAAATATTTGTCGTTTCATAGTTGCGACTTTTTCAAAATCACCATTACTTTCTTCTATAACTTTTCTAATGGCCCACCCCAATCCTTGAAGAAGTCCGTAGCATCTTTCTATGTTTGGAACAACTTGTAGATCATCAATACCCTTTTGAATAGTACGATCATAAGCCTTTGGAATAGTAGGAAATGACATATCTATATCTTTTTCTTCTTTAGAAATAAGAGCATCAAGAGGGGATATAGAGTTGTAAAGATACAGTCCCATATCTTGTTTAAGATTTACAAGGGTCTTTTGCATATAATCCATTACACCATCTTTTTGAAGATATGTATCAAAGAATTTTCTTGCGTTGTTTGCGATTGTCTCACACTCAGAATCATTATCTCTACACCATTTGATTTTTTCGACAAGATCCGATAAATCTTCTTTTACAGAAACATAATGTACTCCATCAATTAATAAATCGCGATACCAAATTTTCCAATGAGATTTAACTAAAAGTATTAGAGAACCCATACTCAATTCCAAAGAAAGACGAAACGCAGAAACATGACCATCTACATGCACAATATATTTATATTCAGACTGTTCTTTTGGACTTAACTTATATGATATATATTTTCCACCTGTACCAACATTTGTGTAATTACCTTTTTCATCACTCACGAACCAGCCTCTTGGATTTTTTATATAGTTTCTAGTTTTTCTATCAAAACTATAATACGTCTTGCTAGTATCTGTTAAATATTCTCCCTTCGAATCGCGTTTGTAAACATCAATACCTTGTCTTTTGAGAGATTCAATATCTATAGTTCTTAATTTGGTTTCCTTCTCAAGTTTTCTAGGTCTAATATTCCATTTAGTAATACGAGCATCCAAATAAGGTATATCAGACTCATCTTGAGTATCAATAGAAAGTTTAGCTAGTTTTAATCTAATATTTGTTTCTACATCAACTCCGCAACCTGTTGTAGATCCTCTGAATACAGCAGTCGGTTTCTTATTACTCCACTTTATATCAAACTTACTAGAATAATTTTGAACTGTACGAGGGAAATATTTACCTTCTAAACTTTGTATTCGAGCCCAATCATCCCAAGTAGGCATCATCACATCTGCGTATCGTTGAGTTACCGACATACTTAAAATAGGAAGATATTTATTATACAAATGTGAAACCAAAGGAACATCTTCGGAACCCCAAAGATGATGATACGCTTCTGTACCATCGCGGGTAATAATAGGAAAGTCTCGACGATTGATAAAAAACTCTATATCTGGAATTTCTCTACTTTTACAAAGCTCTTCAAGCATATTTTTAACATTTCCAACATTAGAATCTCCTTCAGAAAGAGGCTTTTCATTACGAACAAGGCAATTATTTCCAAACCATTCTTTTTTATTTGTATTTACTTTATCTGAATCAAATAGTCTGCCTTCTGCGACAGAAATCTGTTCGAGCAACTCTAATATCTCTTTTGGATCTTGTTGTATGTTTTCATGCCATTCATTTGTAAAATTAGCTTTTGAGAATGGCAAAAACACTTTTAACTGGTTATTTTTTATTTTTACAAAAATACCTTTTTTAAATTTGTGAAAGATGTATCTGAATGTATTCAAAGTTGCGTCTGCATCAAGACGCGTATACTTATCCCATACTTCAAGTGGTAATGTTTGAAACAGATTACTTGATAAAGAAGGAATTTCCAAACATACGTCTCCGTTTGTAGCATCTCGATATTGTTGAAATTGTTCTTCGTCACCTGCATGAAATATATCCTGAAAAAAGGTTCGATATCTTTCGTTGGTGTTTGTATTTTCCTTATGTCGTAATGCTTCTTCTTTTGACGACCAAAAATCTGGTCCTGCTTGAAAAGATTCGGTTGTTGTCATTTTTATATCTAGTTGATATTTTAATACGTAATTTGTATTAAAAATCCAATTTTAAATTGTAGTTTTAGGTAGTTTTTTAAATTTTATAGTAGTTTTTTCAATAGGTGCTTCTTTTTGTGCGTCTTGAAACTTAGAATAAGCACTCTTTGGATCTGAAACACCCAATTCTTCAAAAAAGGAAATAAGTGCTTGTTCCTTATCCTTCTTCTTCTTTAACGGCCTAAGCTCTTTTTGTTCCAAAAAAATCGCTTTTCCTTGATATTTAAGACCTAGTTGACCCTTTTCGTTTAAGTATTGTGTTATATTTGCTTCTAACTCTTTAACTCTCTTTCTATGTTCGAAATTCTTGATATTATTTCTCTTTATTTCAATTTGTATGTTTTGTAATTCTTCAACATAGGCTTTTATTGACATCTTTTGCAAGGTAAATAATTTCTATTTAGATCAAAAACAAAATGATTGCTTTAGAACTGAAATTTTAAAAAGCGGAGGAGGAGAAAAAAATCCAAATCCAAAGGAAATTTTTAAATAATTTTAAAAAATATTAAAAAGGAAAAACCAAAACCTTTTTTGCTCCTCCGCCTTTTTCAAAAGTTCGGACGAAAAATACGTTTTTTCGGTGAAATGGAGTTTTTAAAACGCGTCTTACACACACACATTTCAATTTTTGTAAAAAAAAATCTTAAAAGTGACTTTAATCAGAGAATTGTGACTATTTTTATTTTTTTTAATACAATTAAACCCAATTTTTACCCATTTTTATTTTATCAGGAAAAAGTGATATTTTATGTTAAAAAAGAATAACATTTTCATTCTTAGTTTAAACAAAAGAATGAAAACAATAAAGATGGAACAATGTCAGTTTTGTAATAATATGTTTGGAGATACTAAGATGCTAAAACAACACCAAAAGAAAACTAAGTATTGTTTAAAAATCCAATCTAAAGTACTTGCTGATGCGGCTAAAGAAAAAGATGAAACAATAAACATAAATAAAGAATTAACTTGTCAATTTTGTGATAAGCACTTTACAACTAAATATTTGTTAAATATTCACCAAAGACAAACAAAATATTGTCTTAAGATACAAGAATCTCAAAATTTTGAAAATATTATAGAATCTTTATTTACTTGTAAATTTTGTGAAAAAAAATTTTCAACAAAGCATTTTAACAGACATGATTCAACATGTAAAAAAAAAATAAAATTTCTTCTTAATCAAAAAGATGAAGAAAATATTAGATTAAAAACTGAGAAAGATGAAAAAAATGAAGAAATTAATAGATTAAAAATTGAAAAAGAAAAAGAGATTAGTTCAATATATAAAGCAGCAGCTGATAGAGCTCAGGCTACTATTGATGAAATAGCCAAAAAACCTACTTATCAGAAAAATAGCACAAAAAATATTCAAAACAATTTAATGATCTCAAGTCTTACTCCTCTTGATCTATCTCAAGCACGAGTTAACAGTATAATCGATGAAAAATATACAAAGAATGATTTCTATGAAGGTCAGAAAGGAGCAGCACAGGTAATTCATAAACATATTCTTACAGATGATTCAGGAAAATCTCAAATAGTATGCACCGACAGAGAACGTGGTACGTTTCATCATATTGACGTTAATGGTGAACACGTTGTTGATTATAAGAATGCTCATTTGATAGACAGAGTACATTTACCTCTTAAGAGAAAAGCAAGTAAATTTGCATCAGAAGAATGTGTAAAAAATCCAACTGCTTATAAAGATATTGTTATGAATGAGAGTTCTATCAGAGAACTAGAAATAAAACCCGGTTTGTTCAATAGAACAATGGCACAGCTGACCGGAAAGAATTGTGCTAGACCTTTGATTACAACTTCTGTTGATCAAACACCAGTTGATTTGCCACTAACGAAAGAGTGGTTGTTGGAAAATGTTAAATTTCTTACTATAGATCATATTTTAAGAGGTCCAGATGGATACGTTGATTATTTTTTGTCTTATCCTCTAAAGGATCGACTAGAAGTAGACTATGCAAATGCAGTTGTAAAATTCAAGGACAGCGTTGGTGAAACAATAGTTGACACTGGCGTAATTATTTTAACAAAGCTTATTTTTGATTCTATTCAAGCTAGAAACGAAGAGTTGATAATGGAATATTGCAGGTGCTTGAATGATAATTTTGCAGATAATGGTGATCAGATGGTCCAGCTTTTAGATTATAGATTTGCAGTTGAGAAATGTGCTGAAGGAACTTATGTTGGTGACGAGGATGGAGATTTCAGAAAGGAGTTTCTAGTATTTTTATTAAAGATATACGATAATTAATTCGATTAGAGAATAGAAATGAAGATATTATTTTTCCTGATCTAGATGATTTGTCATTTCAAGAAGAGTTTATAGAACTCGTAATGAGTAATATATAATTAATTAATTATATATTATTTTTTATTGCTTTTTCTTTTACTTAGATAAAGATGACTGAATATAAGATTGAACGCTTTGATCCAGTTATTAAGGATGGAAAAACTGCATCACCACTTATCTATATCAAAGCAGATCAAAAACTTTTAAAGTTTTTTGAAAAAAATAAAAATATAGTTCCCTGTATGATATGTGGTACTAAGACTGTTTACGATGGAAATATAATTATCGGCTTTGTAAACTCAGATAATTCAATTGGCCCTATGTTTGGAAATACTGAATTAACAAGTATTTCACTCTTAACAGAATGGAGACGTTATCCAGAATATGGTTCTAAAGGAGTTATCAGATTTATATTATCTGACTGAGATCTTGATTTTCGTTTTTTTCTATTCACTAATACAAAAGTAGGATGAGAAAAAATTCTACCATGTAATTGTTTAAAAAGTAATCTAAGGTGACCACTTATACTAATGTTTCCTGCTTCTATACATTTTTCCAAACATTCAACTTTTATCCACCCAATTCCGTTGGCATCATTTGTAGGATCTTTTTCCTGTACAGACACATCGCATTCTTTCATTTCTAAATAAAAATATGTGGCTTTATTGTAAACAGCAAATGAAGTTGTTAATGACTCCTTAGAAATATCTAAGCCTGTTTCTTCCATTACTTCTCTTACAGCACATTCAGAATCTGTTTCATTGTCTTCCATTGTGCCTTTTGGAGGACCCCACAAATGACCACGTGATTGAACAATAAGTACTTTATTTGTTCTTGGATCACAAATAAAAACACCAGATTTTTTTCTTCTTACGTGAAAATTTTCATATTGTAAATCTTGTTCAACATAAGGTTTAATCTTGAGACTGCAACAACCATCTTGGCACAAAAATGTTTCCATTATCTCTATTTGCTTTCTTATACACTCTTAAATATCAAGTTGCAGATGGTGAACATTCAGAGATACTAGACGTCCAATTCTATTTGCCCTTCCAATTATTTGATTTTGTGTATTTCTAGACATCTCATGATATAGAATAATATCAGTTGCCTCTTGCAAGTTAATTCCTGCACAATTAAAGTTTGAATTAAGAAAAATTACTCTTGCATCTCCAGTCTTAAAATTTTCTATACTTTTTTCTCTAGAATTCCTATTACCAATTACAAGTGAAAAAATAATACCAGACTCTTTTAACATTCTGCAGATTGGTTTAAAAGTCGCATCATATTCAGAAAATATAATGAATTTACCATCTTTTTTTGATATTAAAATTTCATTAACTTTTTCTAAAGGAGTCATTGTTTTTTGTTTATCTTTAGAAACAAATTCTTCTTCAGAAGCTTCTTTGATATACACTAACTCATTTGTAGAAACCACAGCTCTGCAAAGAGGACAGCTCTGCTTTCTGTGTAACCAAGTAAGAAGACATTCACCGCAAAAAAGATTTTGGCATGATGGTTCCATTATAGGATTTTTAAGTTTACCAGTGCATATAGAACATGATTCTTTTAACATCGCTTCAAATCTACAACTGAGTTGTTCTATTTTATTTTTAACACTTTCAAGATTAATCGATGCAATTTCTAGTTTTTTATCATCTTTTTTAATATCGCGATGAATGATAATGTCTTTTTCAATAGAAGACATTTCTTCAACCAATTCTTTCCTAACCAATTCTATTATGTTTTCTGTGTTTTTTCCACCTAACGAAGCAACTGCACCTTCAATGTTACCTGCGGCTATCATTGTTTGAATAGTATTACTAACAATGCCAAATACAGCTTTAAGTACCGGTTGAACACATTTGTGATAATGATGATACGTTTGAGGTGTATTGAAAGAAGCTTGTACAAAAGCTAAATCGTTACGTAATATCATACCTGCAAATTGATCCTCTATTTTATACCACTCTTCTCCAATAATTTTTTTCATAAAACTACCTCTGCAATTTCTATGACGTAGATTAATATCTTCTGGTGTAGCTGTAACCATCCAATAAAACCCGGCATGAATTTCTTTCATACCAGAAACTCGTACATGACCTGGTTCGTCAAATATAAAGCGTTTCCACGCATATTGAGAGTAAGATATTGCTAAGTTGTTAAACATTGAAGTTGTCACTATAACAACGTCATAATCTTCTACCGACACTGTCTCAACATCTTTTCTAGATTCAATTATTTTAACTTTCAAATTAGTATATTCCATCTCCTTTTCCCATTGAGAAACAATAGAAGTCGGAACTAAAATTAAAGTAGTTCGAAGTTTATCATATCTCTCTATTCTACGAGTAGTTATTAAACCAGCTGACTCGGTAATAACTACTTCTTTTACAAAGGGAGTATCTAAGTTCCATTCCATTTTATCCCTAGCAATCAGTCCTATCATTGATAAAGTTTTTCCATAACCTGTTACATCGGCATTAAAACCTAAACTCGTTTCTTTGACACCCCACGTGAATTGAACAATTTTTTCTCTCTCCAAAGTCTCCATCTGATATATACTAGCCAGTTGATGTTTGAAAAGAGTCTTTTTTAAATTATGTGGTTGAGTTACAAGCGGTATGTTGTCAAAATCGTTCATTTTTATTAATTGAATTCCAATTAATAAACCTTTTTTATATTATAGATGCCATTAAACTTTGACCCCACCTTATTGCGCGTTCATTTTGAGAGAGATTTTTTAGGTGAAAACGAAAAATATCAGAAGATTTAAATTTAGCAACCCATTCACTTAGAATATCTATTAAATCCAATTCCAGAATAATAAAATAAAACTGTAAGTATGGTTTTAAAGTATCTTGATAAATAAGTATCTCCTCTAGATTTTTTACAGCAGTTTCTTTTTCTTTTGCATTAAGATGGCGTATTGTTAATTTTAATACGTTCTCAATACACAAATCGAGATCTTCTTGTGACGGAGTTTCAATTGTAAAAACTTTTTTCAAAATAAGCTTATCTGCATTTATCAAATCATCTTTTAATTTAAGAATTATATCACGCAATGCATCTATTTTTGATTTCAATTTCTTAGATTCTAGACATTCATTGTATTTTTCCAAGATATTAACACCATACAATGACATAACATAACTAGATTTAGACATTATACATTTATTTACCATTTTGACGGCATTATTAGGGTTGTCTTTTCCATCATTTAACCTCGCACAACTAAAAATGTCTTCAAAATCTTTGATTAGTTTTGAACACTGAATAGGAATGTAAGTTTTTCTTTTCTTAACTATAACCTTTGATTTTAACTTATCTGAATATTTTTTTAATAACCATTTTATCATCATAAGAGGTGTTCTATTTGCAGCCTTAGAAAATGTTAAGTCTCTACAATAAGTGTTTATTGCAGATTCAATACCCTTTTCACTATTTGCTATAAGGTAAGGATCATCATCTCCGTAAAACTCGAACATCTTAATAATAGAATCCTTCAATTCGCTATTTTCTGTTTTACGAGCGCAATAAACCATAAATTTATACATATCATGCCCAGGTATCATAAAATTGAGCATACCATGGGAAATATAATCATAAGAACCTATATATTTTCCCTCTATGTAAGCAGTTGATGCGCCAAAATCAATCATAACTGGAATAAACTCTGGTTGATTAATAATATAAGTAGACATATCAAGTTGTGTTATCGACGTAGAGTCTCCAGTACCAACTCTAACCATTACATTATCTGTATGCAAATCAAAATGAGTAAATCTAACCTCTCTTTGTGCAACTTCTAACGCTAAAAGTAGCTGAATAAATAAAACTAGAAATTGGTTAAAATTCAAACGATCATTTTTTAATAGAGTTTGGACTGAGTCGCCTAATATTTTTTCATAAAATACAAAAGCCGTGTTTTTACATGAGTCATTGAAACTAATTTCACCTGTTTTGCTTGGCTTGGGACACAAAAAAGCACCAAGAGTGTAAACAAATGAAGGCGTTATATATCTCAGATTATTTATAGCTTTAATACCAATAAAATACTCTCTAACCTTTGAATCTATTCCGTTTGAAGTTTGAGGAACCTTGATAATTACTTGTATACTTGATTCAAAAAAATGTGTAATATATATAAAACCTTCTTTGCTTTTAACAGGAAGATGTTCCATCTTTTTTACGCAATCTTTCATATTTTTGGTTAAACTATACAAACCTTTCTCTCTAACTTTTTTGTTTGAATTGGATAAAAATAACGTATCGATTAGATAAAATACAGCTCTCATATCTGAACCGGTTGGATATGCTTGATTTAAAATCATGTTTATACGAGATGAAATCTCAGTTAAATCGTATTTTTTTTGTTTCTTATTTAATTTTTCATTTTCGCTTTCAGAGTTCAAATTCTCTAAAATGAACGTTCGTTGTAAACTTTCCATTTGCTGTTTTACAAGAATAAAAACATAAAAACTCTAAAAATTAAAATAAAATATCATTGTGAATATGAGTCAGTAAATGGGTTTACTCTATCAAATCTTCCATTCATACTTTCCATAACCATACGATTCATTTTCGCTTTCTCGGATTCTTGATCATAATATATATGATCCCGTTCTTTCATTGGAATTTGAGCAGGAATAGAATAACCGCCTGCACTTATTTTAGGAGCTAATTGAACTTGTGTAGATAAATAATTTGTATTGCCACGAGATGTTGGATTGCTCTCGCAACTAGCAGAAGGATTATTACGTTGCAATTCAATTTGATTATCGTAATTTGTTCTCTTATAAACTTTTTGATCACCCACATTGGTAGTCGCATTGAAATTCGGTAGTGTACGTGAAAGTGCGATATCATCGTGAAAATACTTTGTTTGTTCTACACCAGAAATATTTGCATTGACATTGTAATGATTAAGATCATTGTGAACGGGTATATTAGACGAATCAAAAATATTTTCAATAGAAGAAGTGTTATGAGCATTTGAAGACACGTTGGTACCCGCAGAATACACAAGTGGCTCTTGAACAAACCTTCCCGTTTCCATTTGATTATCACCTGAATAATTACCAATAGAAGAAACGTTGCTATATGCAGGATGTACAAGTGTATCCTGTAAAAATCTTCCTGATTCTAATTCGTTATTGTCAACATGACCAATTGAAGAAACGTTGCTATATGCAGGATGTACAAGTGTATCCTGCAAAAATCTTCCCGATTCTAATTCGTTGTTGTCAACATGGTCAATTGAAGAAACGTTGCTATATGCAGGATGTACAAGTGTATCCTGCAAAAATCTTCCCGATTCTAATTCGTTGTTGTTAACATTGCCAATTGAAGAAACGTTGCTATATGCAGGATGTACAAGTGTATCTTGTAAAAATCTTCCTGATTCTAATTCGTTGTTGTTGACATTGCCAATTGAAGAAACGTTGCTATATGCAGGATGTACAAGTGTATCTTGTAAAAATCTTCCTGATTCTAATTCATTATTGTTGACATGGCCAATTGAAGAAATGTTGCTATATGCTGGATGAGCAAGAGAATCTTGTGTAAACCTCTTAGTATTAAATTTATTATTATTTACGTGTTGAACTTTTGATATAGCAGAATGAGCTGTTGGATGTAAAAGATCATTATTTATTTCTTTTGTAGGTGTTCCCCAATGTCTCTGTGTAATGTCCATTTGGCGTACACCGGATGATACAGCATTCTTAATTGAAGGTTGAATAACGTATTTGACCTCAAAAGGTTTTTCAGCCTGTTTTTCAATACGGTATACAGCTGTTGGTCGTACGGAAGTTTTTAAAGTATTTTTCTTGACTTCCTTAGTGTTTTCAGCGGTTCCGCACGTTCTCAATTTGCGCGAAAAATCTGTGAAACCAGCGTTAGAAAAAGCATTTGTTATAGTTCGAGGTAAGCGTGAGAGAGGCAAAAGATCTTGTTGTAACAAAACCGGAGGCCTGAAAGCACCATCTTGCATTATTCTGTGTGGAAGCTTTGCTGAACGTCCTCCTCCTTCTACAATTCCTCCATAAGTTCGTCCACCATTATTTCCTACATTATCATATGAAACACTAACAAATGGATTAACACCTCGAGCGTATACTTGAATAGCTTCGGATGATCTTCCATCGCTTTCCTCGATCATTTGTGTTATAGAACTAGTCTCACCTACTTTAATTTTCCTTCTTGTAGTAATAGACTTAGGCGGATCCTTTAAAATGTTCATGTTTGTACCCCAACTTTCTACAGAAGGGAGATTTACCTTGCCGTGGTTGACAAGTCCTGAATAACTTAAACCACCTGCTGCCATTTATTTATTTATATTCAGTTTATTTTTTTAGCTTATTAATTAAATGAGATCCTCAACAAATAAATTATCTATAACCTTTAATTATAGATAAAACTACTAACTACAAATAAAATTTGTATTTTCTAAAATTGATTTTAGATATAATTTTTATATCAAAGATATAAAAATGACTGCCTGTGACATTTGTTGTGAATATAGAACAGGTTTCATTGTTTGTTCTTACTGCAATTTTCAATCTTGTGAAATTTGTATTCAGAAATTTATTGAAGATAAACTTAGAGAACCATTATGTATGAAATGTGGAAACATATGGAGTCGAGAGTTCGTACTTCAAAACACAACTAATAAGAAATGGTTCTTACAACACATCGGAAAGTATATACTTGAACAAGAAAAAATGCTTCTCCCAGAAACACAGGAAGAGGCATTTCTGATTTCTCGCATACAAGAGTTATCACAATATATCAAGTCAATTCCAACAAATCAGCGTCTAAAGAGCATGTACAAAAATGCTGACTCACTTTCGGAAGCCATAGAAGAAAAACGTGATATATTATGGAAAATTAAATCGGAAATACACTCTACAAAACAATTGACAATAACCTACGGTGGAATTGATTCTTCAAGAGCTTCCGCTAAAGGTGACCATTATATATTTAAATGCCCATCAGATTGTAGAGGTTTTATTTCAAACAATTACCATTGTGGAACATGTAAAGGTATAGTATGCAAAAAATGCAGAGTTCAGATAAACAAAGATTCAGAACACATTTGTAATGAAGATGACATAAAAAGCGCGTCTTTAGTTTCCAGTTTAACTAAACAATGTCCAAAATGCATGACACCAATTCTAAAATCAGGTGGTTGTGATCAAATGTTTTGTGTAGTATGTAACACAGCATTCAGCTGGAACACAGGAGAAATAGAATCCGGAGTTATTCATAATCCACATTACTATGAATATTTGGCAACTTTAACAAATCCGAATGTAGATATCGAAGTAATTGCATGTGGTGATATTCCTGATGCGATGACTTTTATGAACAGAATTATGAGAGTTACAGATTCAGAGATTTTTATCAAAAAATTGAGAAACTTGCATATTATTGCAAGACACATCAGACATGCTATCGTTCCATCGTGGCAAATTAACAAAGTAAAAGATAACATTGATATTCGAGTTCAATATCTTCTTGGAGAGATTAATGAAACTACGTTGGAATCAAAATTGTTGTTTCGAGAAAAAAAGCGTATGAAAATAAAGGCATTCCATGATCTTATCCAAATGGTTTTAGTAATATTGGAAGATTTTGTAAGACGGGTGTTTTCATTTGATATATTAGATATAAAACAATGGCATTCTGTTGCAAGCTCAATAATTGTAGAAATTTTGTATCTTAAGAAATATTACACTACATCACTGTCACAAATATGTAAAGTACATGGAGGAAATATTCCTATTGAACTATTGAATGCATTTCCGTATTCGGACGAATAAATATTTTTCACGTTGTTTAATTTTTATTATAATCTTGGTTATAATAAAAATAAAAATGCCAAAGAGATCAAAGAAGAGATCGAAGAAGAGATCAAAGGAGAGCTCAAAGGAGGAAGAACTTAAAACACCTGAGTTTATGTGTTTTTGTTGCAAAAAGAAAGTTAAGGCCAAATCTGGTTCAATTTGTGTCGATATGTATACTAATGGGCGATATGCTATAAGAGGTAATTGCTCTGAAAATAATTGCAAGTTGTCCAAATTTATCAGTAATGACAAAGCTGAAAAACTAAAGCGATTGTACGGTAATTGCGATGATGATGATGATGATTGTAATAAAGTTGCTGAGACTGGAGGTATTCTTGCTCTTTTTGCTCTTCTTGGGGGTGCAATAGCATATGCTGTCAAAATGGCTAAGAAATGCTAATTTTATTAAAGTAAAAAGATAGATCTAAATCAGATGATATTTATAATAAATAATGAATAATAATCTAGAATGCCCTATCTGTCTAAAAAATATATCTAATGGAATGTTTATATCTCACTGTTTGCACGTTTTTTGTTTAGAATGTATACAAAAAGCTTTGATCTATAAAAAATCATGTCCACTTTGTCGTAAAAAACTTTATTATATTCCTAAACGTTATTCTCAAAATATAACAACACAAAGAGTTTGCATTCAAAGAAGATTTGGAACAGATATTTTTTATCTAATGGAAAATTCTGAGAACGGAAGCAGATGGATGGAAAACAGAAATTCTTTTGGTATACTTGTTTCATCACTACCTTTTTGGATTAATAATTTTAATATTTAATCATAAATCTTTATGATAGATAAATGCCAGAAGGTGTTCCAATAATGTCGAAACGAAATATAATAATTACATTACTCGTATTATCGACAATTTTATCTCTCTTAACAACTTTTTTGTCCTATTTTGGAATAACAAGATATTTCAGTTGTCATATAAATAATTGCAAGAATTTTATACAAAATTATAGTAAATTACCAAAAACTTCCGAAAGAAGAGTTGTTATTTCCTTTTCAGTAAATCCTAATAAATTGAATAAGTTAAAACCTTTCATTAATTCAATTCTTGATCAAACAGTAAAAGTAGATTTAATTGCTATGATAATTCCGGACGATGGCAGAGATATGAATTATGTTATACCAGACTATATTAAAGATTTTGCTGTCATATTCCATACAGGAAGAGGATACGGAAAAGGAACTAAATTAATTACTATGTTATTACGTGAAAAGGATTGTGATACTACAATTATTGCGTTGGATGAAAATATAGTGTATGGACAAGACTTTATTTATTCTTTAATTGAAGAGTCAAAAAAATATTCTGATTCAGTTTTGACTGATAAAAAAGGAACTTTTATGCTGTTTAAGCCTGAACATTTTGGTTGTGATGTAATTGATAGAGAAAATGATAGTCTTGATAATGATTGGTTTTTACAAAAAGCCTTCAAAAGCAAAATCTTTAAATATCGAGAAAATTATAAAATTATGTGATTATGTGATTATAATTTCTAAAAACTACACATGTAATAAATAATATACTACTGTACTCATTAAAACTAATACATATGCGTATTAGTTTAGATTATATTTTTGATAATAAAAATCCTATAAATTCCATCCTAAAATCCCCATCTTCGTCTCCAATATAATTTCCATCAGCACATTTTTCAACTGCTACTCTATAATCTAAAAGTTGGACTATTTCTTCTCCGTTGTCTGCAAAATTATCATTCAAGCAAGTGCAATATTCCATTATCAACTCCTTATTTTTAACTCTAAGAGAATCAAATATTAGCTTTGTTAAAATAACAACACTAGGATCATCTATTAATTCACCACATCCGTCCTTAAATTTTACAATTTCTTCTGCATAATCAAGTACTAATAGCCGATCTTTTAGAGGATAAGACATAAAATAGTCAGCATATCCCTCTGGACCTTTTACTATATGTTCTATAGTAAAGAATTTAACATTTTCCAGTAACCAATCTTTGGTAATAGGAAGAATATCTTCAAGTTTAGGTGTTGAAATTAATTTAGCACAGTTCTTTCCTGTAAGCTGAGCCATTCGTTTATTAAACACACCTGGTTTAGAATCCAATTCTGTTATAGAAAATGAATTCTTTGTTATTTCAGCTATAAGCATTGGGTTTTTTGTTATTTCTACTGCAGCAATCTCTCCAGCCTTTTTCTTAATTGGATCGTGAACTGATTTTATTAGATGAGCATTTTCATAATCAACAACTTGTTCTCCATCAAGAGATTTGTGATGAAACGCACCTTGTTTTGCATCAGTGCATACTATTTGAGATTTACCTGTTGTGTCTGTAAGAAGATGTTTGTGAACAACCTGTGCTACTCCTTTTTGACCTTGGTAGAAATCACTTTTAGTATATTTTTCAGCTATTGTGAATGCAACTCGAGCCTGAGATAAATCTAGAGGCGTTAAAGTAGCAATTATATTGTTTTGAATATTTTTAGTAGTTGTTTTTTGGTGTGTAGGTTTCTTGGCTATTTCCTCAATTGTTGTCTGTGCTCGTTCGGCAATGTTCTTATATATTTCTTGTTGTGTTTTCAACTTAATAATTTCTTCATTAAGAAATTCTTTTGTTTTTTTACATGTTGATTTGTGCCTGTTAAAACTTGCTGTTGAAAAATTTTTATTACAGTGTATACATGTTTCCAATGTTGATATAACATGTGCATTTTGAGATTCTTGTATCTTAATACAATACTTAGCTTGTGTTTGATGATTATGAAGTACATATTTATTTTTAAAATTCTTTTTACAATATTGACATTTTAATTCAGCAGAATTAGCCTTTAAAATTAAGTCTTCATTTTCTTTAGCTGTAGTCTCTTGTATTTTCAGACAATATTTGGTTTTCTTTTGATGCTGACGTAACATCTGAGTATTACCAAACATGTTCTTACAAAAATGACATTGTTCCATTTATTTTTCATTTTGTTCATTTGTTTTTAAATGATTTTATCATTTTTACACGATATAAAATCATGATTTTATCTGATTAAATCTAAAATGACATAAAATGACATAAATTTAACAATTTAATAAAAATAACTAATTTTTGTCATTTATTTTTCATTTTGTTCATTTGTTTTTAAATGAAAAATCATTTATCTATCAGGTAAATAGTCATTTTAGATTGTTAAATTTAAAAATGTCATAAATTACACAAAAATGACAAAAATTAGTCACTTTTCTCTGATTAAAGTGACTTTTTAGAAAAAATGAAAATATATATATATATCCATTTTAATTATAGGGTCGGGTTTTGAAAAATAAACTTTTTTTGCGGATTTCCTCCTCCGCCTTTCTAAAAAAGTTCGGAGGAGTAGGAAAAGATTTTTCCTTTTTTTATTTTCTAAATAATTTCAAAAATTCGTAGAAAATTTTCTTTGGATTTGGATTTTTTTCTCCTCCTCGCCTTTTTAGAATTTTTGTTTTAAAATTCATACTAATAGTATGAATTTTAAAAGAATACTTTTTGTGCATTTATAAATCAATAAATACTGTGTTAACACAACAATTTTCAATGTCTCCGTAATATGATTTGAAAGTTCTAGGTAATCCAGAAACATATTCATACTTATAAGAACGTCCTGTTATATTACACTTGAGATCCTGAGGTGATACTTTACCAATTAATTTAAGATAACAATCACGTACGAGATTAAAATCAACCATTGGTAGTATAACAACGCCTTCCCATTCCTTTCTTTTTCCACGAAGATCTACTTCAAATTGTTCAGGACACTGTTTCTTAAGAGGAGACTTTGAATCTGTCAAAAGACGACATAAAGGTTCAGGAATTAGATCAGCACTTTTGGGAGGCAGAACACATAGTAATTGCTGAAATGGCGTGCTTGGAATAGTTTTTACGTATTTAGGATGAGAGAATGATTTTACATGAGTAGAGAGCACAGATGCACATGGGGCATAATGATAACGAAAATTCCACTTCCAATTTGGAACTCCTCGTGTATAATACGATAATACCCATTGCATTCCTTCTAGATAATCATGACACAAAACTTTTTCTTCAGTAAGAGGAGGAAATGAGTAGCTGTAATATTCTTTTTTATATTTTTCAATGTCAACGTCCCATTTATCAGTATCACTATTTTGATATGCGCAACTTTCTAAAAGTGGATCTGGAAAAAAATCTTTCTTCTTGCTTAATTTTCCTTCTAAATTTTCCTTTTCATATATTCCAATCTTTTCTAAAAAAATACAAAGAGGAATTGGAAGAAATTCAACACGATCATCTTTTAAATGAGTGATATGTCCATATGTCATTCCTGTTTCCTTATAAACTTCTAGTATTAACTCTATTCCCCTCTCTATGATCTCTATAGATGGAATATGTGGAAGAAAATCATTACCTACCATGAAACAAAGAAATATAAAGTCATCTATCGATGTCCTTTCATTAAAAACAAATGCTCCTTCTCCTTGAGAGGTCCAACGTAAAATCGAAGCAAGTTCTTTTCTAATAGAACCTATATCAAGACAAAAAAAATCATTATGCAAATCATATGCATCTTCTCGTAGAATATAAAAGTTTGGTACATGAGTACCTAGAGCAAGCATTATAAGATCGGCGTCCATACCATTAATACAATATGTATCACCGATATCACCGTAATACCGGATATAGTTTATAATCTTATGCTCTCCTTCTCCAGGAGCCTTCTCATTCGAAAAAACAACTTCAATTCCACGCCAAGATTCATCCTCATTTATCCTCTTTCGAATATACCAGTCTATATATTTTGTAAGAAAATCCATAAATTTTGTTCCAGGTGTAATACAATTACTATTGAAAGGACATTTTCCATCTAAAGACTCTGCGGCACTGCGAAAGCGTCTCTGGCGTTGTTGATTTTGCTTGCTAAGAGGAGCTGGACCGTCTACGCACAATATTAATCGTTTATTTGGCTTAGATATTTTAAAAATATGTTCTATCGAACGACATACATCCTCAAACATTGCTACTTGTTTCTCTCTGCCATTGTTTCGTCTGTTATTGGTACGCAGGAGTCTTGGATTTGGCTTGTGATTACCATATTCATATATCTTTTGAGCAGAAGCATGAAAAATACCATTCATATCAATCATTAAATTATCAATGCTTACATTTATAGATTCAAGATCTTGTCCTCTTCCCATATTCTTCACATGCGATCTAAATTGACTTTTAAACCATTGGAAAAAATGTTTGATACCCATGATGTCTTTTTATTTATTCTTATAAATCTTGTCCTTAAGAATCAAATTTAAATTACGTGTTTTTCCGTAACACACAAATAAGTCACAAAAACTTTCTTCATATTCTAAGTATATGAAGAAATGATATATTTATTTCTTTGATAAAAGTCTTTTAGGCTTGACAGGAGGCACATCTTCATCCGATTCTACATCTGAATCGAATACAACAGAACTTTTTGCGCCATCTATATTATGATATTTGCAAAGTCTCTCAACCATCTTTGTAAGAGCATCAATCTTTGCTTCGAGTCGAGACGTATTGTCACGATTGGAATTAAAATTCTCAGACGAACTCTGAGATTTTTCGAATCCACCTGATTGGGGTGCACGTTCTACCGTCTTACACCCTTTCTCAATCCATTCGGTAATCTCCTTGCGCTTTTCACCCCAAAAAAGCCACGCACCAAATTTATCTCCAGATTGTTTATCTGTTAGACTACTATTCCATTTGCCGCCAAGAGCAAGAAGTGAATCCTTGTGTTGTTTCGTTTCGCCGCGAACAACAAATGATTTGGGTGAATATTCTTCAATGTAAACGATATGTGACATTATTTCTAATTTTGTTAGAAAATTCTCGATAAATAATTCAATTTTATTTTTTATTAAAAAAACGATCTTCGCTTGATGGCAGCTTTTGTTCTAAAATTTTCTTTAATTCTGAAGTCCTCTTAATAAAAGCGTTTCTGCTAATACTACTATCCTGAAATTTTGTAATTTGTTCATTAACCTTTTGAATATAGTCAAACTTATCTTTATAGGCATTGTCACCAGAATATCCATCCTTTATATCTATAAAAGTGAAATTGAGACGATCGAATATCTCATTCGCAATTTTATTTGCATCAGCAACTATAACTGCGATTTTAGAGGAAGCGGCCTTAACAGCTGCAACTTCCTTTGGAGCAACAGCTGTTAAGGAAACTTCCTTATCTTTAAGAGACGATATGTCAATTCCTAAGTTTTCCATATATTCTAAAGTCCTTTGAATAAAAGCTGCACTTCTAACATAATCAGGACCCTCATTCTGAAATTTATTAATTTGTTCATTAACCTTTTGAATATAATTCATCTTGGCATTTTCTAAATTTTGTTTTTCTGTGATCATTATATTATTTTTACTTTGTTTCTCACTTAATCTGAAACTACATCTGTCCCCAAATCTAGCTGCCATAAAATTGTTTGTACAATTTGTGTAATCATCACTAGCTTCATTAAAATTTTTAATAGCGATATTATATATATTATTAGCTGGCTCGACGACATCACTGTATATTTGATCAGCAAGAGTAAAGACAACATTGACCTTGTCAACAAGAGCGGCAGTGGCATTTGCAATTTCGTTAGCAACGGCCTTAGCAGATGCAACTTCCTCGGGAGCAAAAATTTTATTTTTAATATCTACAGTTTCAAGATAATCCTTTGCGTCCATAAAATCGATTTCTAAAGTTTTCATATTTTCTAAATTCCTTTGAATAAAAGCTGTACTGCTAACAAAATCAGGACCCTCATTCTGAAATTTATTAATTTGTTCATTAACCTTTTGAATATAATTCCTCTTGGCATTTTCTAAATTTTGTCTTTCTTCATTCATTATATTATATTTGGCTGATTTTTGTTCATGCATGTACAAACATGCATCTGGTCGAGGTACACATATTATATTGTGTCTATTGAATCTATCTTCAGCTATTTTATAATTATTCATAGCGGTTGCGAAATTATTATAACCGGTCTTTAAAACATTGCACATTTGATCCGCGAGAGTATTGGCATCATTAACCTTTGTAACAATAGGAGTGAGAGTATTGGCACCATTAACCTTTGTAACAATAGGAGTGAGAGTATTGGCATCATTAACCTTTGTAACAATAGGAGTGAGAGTATTGGCATCATTAACCTTTGTAACAATAGGAGTGAGAGTATTGGCATCATTAACCTTTGTAACAATAGGAGCTTTTTCTAAGTCTTTACTAGTGCACATTTCATACATATCTTTTATAACAGAAGTGATTATAGAACCATCTTTATCTCTTGGTATTTTTGTAGGATTTTTATATATGTCTTTAATCTTATTTAGAATACAGGTTGGTAAGTTTACATCACCCGTTTTGCCATGTTTAGTAAGTGTTTCTTTAATTATTAGTGTATATTCTGTATCATCGTCAGGTTTCCATATTGAAAGGCAATTCATAATAATTATTTGATTAAAAGTTTTAAGATAGTCTCCCTTTAATTTTAACTTTAATTTTTCATATTCTTCTGAACTTTTAAATATATCTTCAATTGTATGTACAATACAGTTTATTTCTTTGTCAGCATTATCTTTTTTACCTATCATGTCTTCAAACGTAATACTAATATCTTGTCTTAACTTAGTTTCGTCTGGCCAATAATTAATAAATTTTCTTAAATCACTTTTTCTACATTTCTTCTTACTTTCTTCTAATAAAGGTACGGTTATATCATCTAAATTAGTTATTTGTGAACTAATATCTTCTGTAACACATGATATCAAGCCTTTTGTATAAAGGATAGGAACATCGGTTGTTGATATATCGGTTAATATTATTCTAAATTTTAACATTATAATACTATCTTCATCCCATTGTATTTTAGATCCTTGAGGTACTAGGTTAAAATTGCATTCGCCTGTGATTCGAAATATCAATTCTTTAGTTTCCTTTTCATTAGTTCGGAATAATTTTATCATATCTCTTGGATTTTCAAATTTGCGTTTTAACTTATCTATTATACAGTCTAATTGATCCGAATTAGGTGATTTTGGATTAATTTGGTTCGAATTAATAGGTTCATAGGATTCTATTGTAAGCATTCTTTCAAACATTCCTTTAAACTTTTTGATTACGCTAGGTGACCATACTGGAGGACCTGGATCGGAATCGGGATAGCGTTCTGGGTCTTCTTTCGTTTTCTTCATACTTTCCTTACAATCTGTTATAAGTTGTTTTACTCTAGAATCAAAATTACTATCGCCAATAAGTTTAGGATCATTATATTTTAGAGTAAATGTATGTGTTACACAGTCTAGTAAGTCTGGAATGTTCGGAGAAATTGAAAATTCGTTTGTGAAAATCTCTGCATTTTCTAATTTTATTTTATCTTTTAGTTTGTCATAACTGTCAGGAGTCCATTTCGTCGTCTCCTCCTCTGATTTTGTCGTCTCCTCTGATTTTTTATTACAAAAACGTTTTGCTATTAAATATCCACCAAAAATTAATAAACATATTGAACTTATAATACATATTACAAACAACACTGTTTGTATATTAAACCCTAATGTGAATTCAGTCATTTATTTATATCAAGAAATTTATAAAATAGTATTTAAAAATTAATTATTTCCAAATTTATAGATAAATTGAATCCTATATACATAGAAAATGGCTAAATGTGTGTTGTGTAAAAATAAAATACATAGTTTAATGACAAGTGTCCACACTTGTAGGTGCAAAAATATTTACTGTCATGCGCATATGCATAATCACGATTGTACTTTTGATTATGGTTTGAAATGGAAACAAACTGCCGATAAAATAATGCCAAAAGTAGAAAAGGAAAAGGTTGAAAAGTTATGATCTTTTCTTCTTAAAAAATACTGACATATTTCTACTTGGCCACCAGCGACGCCATGTAAAATGTAAATTATCTTTGGGTTTTTCTCCTTCTTCACATAAATTATCAATTCTTGTTTCAACACGTTTAAGAGATAATTTGACCCTTGCCATAGATTCTTCTGTATCCTTATATATTTTATCAAGCTTGGTATGTGTCTTATCATTTTGAATAATTATTTTTACCATTAACGCATCTGTTCTTTGTTCTGCGACAGATTGTTTTCGTAGTATCTCTTCAATAGTTTTTTCAAGTCTAAGTATTCTGTCTTCACCTTCACTTTCGCTTACTAAAGCATCTGTTATTATTTTATTTGCTTTGGTATAAGCGGTAGGTGATATCCAAATAGCCAAATCTAAAAAAAGAATAGGATGTAAATATGTTCCACGTATTTCCTTTACTCCCTCTTTCACCTTTATATATAGGTCAGATGAAAAATTACGTACGTTGCTCATGTAATATGTCGCCAGAATCTTATATCTGCTATTATTTATATAATTAACGAAGTTCTTTGATTTATCCTTATATGCAGAACAAAATTTTGTTCCATTAATATATCCATTTGTCGTGTCCATAATACATTCCAAACCTAAATATTTGGCTTTGTAGTATCTGTCTGTAATTTTCTCATATGCAAGTTTAGTAATGTAGTTGTGTGTCATTTGACTTTTATTGAGAAAAGAAATCAAAGTAAAAATTCAAAATTAAATATCAATTTGATTGTATATTTTGTACAATCAAATCTCTTATACTACTGAAATTAACAACTATTTAATGCTTTATATATATCATCCTTGCAATGATTTTCCATATGACTAATTATTACATCTGTATTTTCTAAGGTAAATTTTAAATTCATGTCAAACAGTTGATCTTTTCTGAAATAATTATTGTTTACCCAAAATTCATTTATGCAAAATCTTATATCAAATGTAAATCCATTCTTAATTAAAATTTCTCTGCATTTGTTATCCTTTGTCTGAGAATGACCATCCAATTCTATCACTACTACATATATTGGAATGCTAAAATCTAATGTTTCCAACACTACTTGTTCTCCACCCTCTACGTCGATTGATAATAAATCAATATATTTTATATTGGCGTTCGAAAGTATATTTTTAAATAAATCACCTTTGACATAATATTCAGGTGAATTATTGTGATGAATGTTCCTAAAATTTTCATGCATACTTTCAACCAATCCTGCAGTTGCATGTCCTCCAATAAATTTAACATCTCCTTGCGTGTAACTAACTGCAACATTTGCACATATACACTTTGGACGATTGCGAGTCATCGACTCAAAGTGTTGTGTTGGTTCAATTAAAAGCCCTGAAAATGATAAAGTATCTTCAAAAAATTTTGTATTTGAATACGTAATTCCGTCCAAACCTCCCAATTCAACAAAAATACCGTCGTTAGCTACTTTGTTAATAAACTTTTTATATACATACATATCTTCTCCTTGCTGTGAGTAAAATGTAAGCATTTATTATCTCAGATAGTCTTTTTTAAACTAAGATATCAAAAACATAGATGTCTCTTTTACTCTTCGTCTTCTTGGAACGCAGGTATCTCATAATCGTCATCGTCTTCTTTCCCAATAATTATTGGACTTTTTTCTATAACTTGGTGCATCACATTTGCGGGAATAGTCTTAACAGGTAGCTGTTTAGAATAGATCTTTTCATTTATACCCTTTGGTAGTTTTGTAATATCAATACTCATTTTTATCATACCAGTTCCGATCGAAGCACGCTTTCCACATATAATAGAAGCAGAAACACCTTCTGTCGGTTCTTTATCACCCTCAGCTGCAGCATTCAAAAAATTATCCATTGTCTCCTCAAAAGAAGCTTTACCCATAGGTCCAGACTCCTCTTTCTTCATTGTATACCTTGTAATTGAAGAAATCGTACCATTATGAGTCATTCGATCAACCAAAATCATTGCGTGACAAGTATTGATACCCTCCATAATACTCATAAATTCTTCAATTAAAAACTGACGTGCTGCTTCAATATCTAGTACATCGTATATGTCCCACACATTATTTGAAACAGTACGAGTGTAGTCTACGTCTGGATGAGCTAAAAGTCTCTTAAATGACGAATATTGCTTTGAAATTGTATTGCTACAAAAACCATTTGTTTCTACTATCCATTCTGAACCCTCCTTAAGATAAAAAACTTCAGATATTGCTGGTATACCACAAATATAAATTTGCTCTAAAGTTGCCTGCACTACTTCCTCAAGATATATTAGAACTGCATTGTCTTGATCAACAAACAGAAGCCTAGCCTCCGGTAGACGAATATTCTTAGTATCTACAAAGACATCAAGCTGACCTTCTGCTGGTGGAGAAAAGACGCAATACAAATCGGAATACTCTTCATGAATATGATCTGCTATATGTTGCATTGTAAGCTTGAACTCAAATAATTTCTTCATGTCTAGCTTGAAAGTGATACAATGTTCGTAGGATGAAAACTCATCTGAAAACAAAATTTTGTGAGCTTCATACCAAGGTTCGCTTTCTTTATTTAATTCTACCTTTATCGATTTTGATATATCAGCCATAGTCATTCCAACGATGCTTGAACCGACTGTGTTACGCATCTCCTGAATCGAATCATTTCCTCTTTGAAAAAAGATTTTGTGATTTACAATACGAGGGTTCTTCGTAGCGTTTAATAATTCCTGAAAACGAGGAACTCCGGCCGTCATTGTCTTCTCGGATTGCCCGGCTCGATGGAAAGTATTAAGGGTCGTCTGTGTCTGTTTTTCTCCTATACTCTGTGCAGAAATCACACCAACGCTATCTCCTGGATCAATAAGACATGAATAATAAGATTTTTCAATCTCGTCTTTCAAAGCTGGAATAATTTCTGGATATATTTTTTGCTTTCTTAATTGTACGCGAAGTTTTTCTTTCTGTATGTTTGTTATACTCAAAGCTGTATCAACTGGGATACCTTTTTGTGGTTGAATAAAAGCTATGATATTCTCAATTTCTTCATTTGTAAGCAATCTAGTCATATTTCTAATTATTTTTATATAAAATATGTAAAAAAATCAATTTTAAATTGAAAACAAAAATTATATAAAAATTTCTATGTTTTATTATATATAAATTGTTTATAATATATAAAAATGTTAAAATATATAAATCCAGAATTAATATATCTTAATTTTTTAAACAAATGGATTACTGTAGATCCTGAAAAGATTCATTTTGTTGAGTTTGCATTTCCAAATATACCAGATGATTGCTTTGGAACATTTCTTATTAAAGATAAGAATGGTAATAAAGGTATTGCTTTATTATCAAGTAAAATAATAAAAGAAATGAATGCTAGAAAAATGTTGAATGGTAGTGACGAATTTTCTCCTCTACATTCGAAATCTTTTCAACGTTATCAAGATAAGATGATGAAACGTTACATTAAGAATATTTCAAAAGGAAAGACTGTATTTTTAAAGAGTGTTTGTCCAGATGCCCCATTATGTATTGCTTTTGGAAAAGAAAAACAAAAAATAATGAAACATTTTAATGGCTTTAAGGATTTTACATACGCTTCATCGGTAACGAGTATTGGTAGAAAAACTAAGAATGGTTTCGCCAGATTAATTAAATATGAACGCGATGGTTATGAAGCAAGTGCGGTCTTAAAATCAACATATAAAGAAGATTCTGATAATCTGTTGTTTGAATATTTAGTTGGTCAATATATAAATAAACAATGCTTTATTTTTCCTTGCTTTATTGAAACATATGAATGGTATGAATACAATACAGAAGAAGACTGGGAAAATATGAAAAATAATACAACATTAGATAAGGAAATATTAAAATCGCTTGTAATTGGAAAAGTTGCTTTACAAGATTACATATCCTTACAAGGTTTACTATCTTGCTTTGAAAACAAAAAAGATCTGTCGAGTAAAAGACAATGCACAGAAATAGAATCTCTCATTAAATTAGGCTGTGCAAAATCAAAGTATTTATCAATATTGATACAACATATTAAATATCCATCAAATATAGAAATGATGATGCACTACATACCTGATTTTGTCAAGAATGATCTATTAAATGTATTATATCAGGTATATATGCCATTAGCAACTTTATTCGATACATTTACTCATTATGATTTACACTCTGGTAATTTGATAATATATGAACCAGATGAAGACAAATATATTGATTATAAATACGTAATGAAAGACGGAAGTCTTGTAAAATTTAAATCTAGATATATGGTCAAGATTATTGATTATGGACGTTGTTTTTTTGATGATAAGTCTAATAAAGAAATAACAGGATCGTCAAAATCTATATATAAAACTATATGTGAAAATATTGAAGAATGTAACGGAGGTGGTAAGTTAAATCTTCCTCAAACATATTGCGGAGAAGATCAAGGTTTTTCAAATTTTGATACAAGTCGAAATGGAATTGGTTACAATATTAATTCATCTGTTAGTAATATGACTCACGATTTACTCTTATTATATAGAGTAAAAAAAGAGTTAAAAGATGAGCTACCAGACAAACGAGTAGATCCTTTATTGCAGAGTATCTTTGATAGATTAGAGTATGGAGATGAACTACAACTTGAAGCTGAACAAATTAGAACTGGTAAAAAGATATATGAGCATGGTTCGGAAGAAAAACCTACTACAGGAAAATTAATAGATGGTATACCAGACAAAATAAATAATGTAATTGATGCACATAATGCATTAAAAACACAAGTATTGAAGAATAAGGAAGCAAACGATGCTCTTTACGAAACAATGACTTCTTTAGGAGAATTAACCATTTATGAATCTGGAAAAGCTATGGAATTTAAACCAAAAATTAGAGGTCTCGCATAAAATATGTATGTAACATTTTGTATTTCAATTTTTAATAAATTAGAATATAACTCTATTTTTTATTCTTGCTAATGAAGAAATGTCAAAAATATACTGTTTACGCATAAAAAACCCTGATGAAATAGAAATTAGTATAGAAGATTTAAATGAATTGACTGAATTTGTCAGAAACCTATACATACAAAAAAGTGACGATCCATCAAAAATATCTTTTCTATCATATTATTCAAAAGCAGATGATAGTATATGTATAAGAATTAAAGGCAGAGGAAAGGAAAATTTTGAAAATATCAAAAAAATAAACTCAATTCTCAAAGATACAGATTTAGAGTGGAAAGATAACATTTCTTTAACAAAACCATATGAATTTAATGCTACACAAGTTCTTTCTTTTGATGTAACTTCTGGAAGAAAATGGGATACTATTGTACAACAAGGACCTTACTTTACTGAAATTATGGAACCTTATAAACCCTTAGGTGCTAGTTTATTCCTCAGAAAAAAAGAATATAAATTAAAGCCTGAAGAAGAAAAGGTTGCTGGCTTTTATGCTAAACGCAAAATAACAGAAGAGAAAGATAATATCACCATAACATACACAAGACCAATCAAGGGTGAAACAAAGGATCAAAAAGATGCACGAGAACTCTTTAACGAAAATTTCTGGAACGATTTTCAAACTTATCTCAGTGCTGCCGCAAAAAAAATCTTTAAAACAAAACAAGATTTTTTAGATATTGATTGGTCAGATCTCATACAAAAGATCCGTGAGAATAAACAAAAAGATGATAAAGATACAAAAGATAGAAAGAATGCTGAAAAGGTCGCTCGTTATGGATACGTAACATTAAACGGTGTTCCATTTCAAAAACTATCAAACTTTTCTGTTGAGCTATCTGGAATTTTTACAGGCCGTGGTGCTAACAAACTAATAGGTCATATAAAGGAACAAGTTTTGCCAAAAGATGTTACTCTCAATCTAGGAGAAACCGATCCTGTACCATTACCTCCTGATGGACACGAAAAATGGGGTGGTATTGTGCATCATCATAATTTGGAATGGGTTGCTACATGGAAAGATAAAATAACTGGTCGTAACAAATATATTTGGTTCTCTCCGGAAGGTGCTTTTAAGGCGCAATCAGATATTATAAAATATGAAAAAGCCAGAAAATTACATAGACAACTTGACAAGATTAGAACTAAATATATGAGTGACGCTAAATCATCTGATAAAACATTACAGCAGCTTGGGACAGTTCTTTATTTGATTGATCATTTTGGCATTCGTGTTGGAAATGAGAAAGATGAAGATGAAGCAGAAACGGTGGGTGCTACTACACTTCTTTTTGAGAATGTAGATTTAGATTATACAAATAAACGTGTAATTTTTAACTTTCTTGGAAAGGATAGTGTTCCATACCAGAAAGAACTAGAGGTAGATCCTATTATTTTTAACAATTTTCAACGTCTGTTAAAAGGTAAGACGAATGATAACAATAAAAAACAAATATTTCAAATTTCAAGTGAAGATATAAACAAATATCTTAAACAGTTTGATCACGATTTTTCAGCAAAGGTTTTTCGCACCAGATTGGCTAACGATATTATGTATCATGCTTTGCAAAAAGTTGAGATACCGGATAATCCTACTAATAGAGATATTAAATTTAATTTTGCTAAAGCAAATGTGGAAGTAGCTAAGGTGCTTAATCATTCTAGATCTCCATCTATAAAAGCACTCGAGAATTTAGAGAAGCTTAAAACTGAATTGGAAGCATCAACAAGTAAAAAAGATGTAAAAAAGATTGCAACATTAACACAAACTATTGAATCTAAGGAAAATGGTTTGTCTGTTGCGATAAATACATCTCTTGCCAATTATATCGATCCACGTCTTGTTATATCTTGGACAAAAACAAATCAAGTATTGCCAACCGTTATTTACACTGCAACATTATTTAATAAATTCAAATGGGCTGTTGAAAGAACTGAAGAAGGTTGGGATTGGGAAAAATCACCTTTAGAAGATATAAACGAAGAAGATAAAAAGAAGACAGCGCAAGCACCTCCAAGTGCTGGAAAAAGTGCAAAGAAAACACAATTGGTAAGGGCACCACCTCCAAGTGCTGGAAAAAGTGCAAAGAAAACACAATTGGTAAGGGCACCACCTCCAAGTGCTGGAAAAAGTACAACAAGGGCACCTCCAAGTGCTGAAAAAAGTACCGAGAGAACACCACCAAAAGATCCGTTTTTTGGAGAATTAAGATCTGATAGAATAGAAGATTATGAACTGTTGATACAACTATGTAAAGAATTCGACAGACATAAATCAAATATTTATCGAGTAAAACTTGATGTATTGGATTGGATTTATCCTTTCTGTAAAGAAGCTGTAGAAAGAGGAGTTAATATAGAAGCAACAAAGTTTATAGTTGATTATTATGAAAAACATAATCTATTAAAAAGACCAGAAGATGATACTCCTGTTGCCGAGGATGTAAGAAAACCAGATCCTGAGTCGTCAGATGACGAGGATGCACCTCCAATCTCACCTTCTCAAAAGAAGAAAATTCAAACAGCAAAGATTCAAAAAGCACCTCGTACATATTACAAAGTTCCTAGTGATGATGTTGATTTCATATTTCTTAATACTCATAATAATGAGGGTATTTTAAGAAAATATTGTAAAAAATACACAATTCCTATTAAACCTGAACACAATATCGATCAAATTAAGTTGGCTATTATAAAATTTTACAAGGATAACCCTAAAAAACCAATTATGTGGGATTGAATGTTATAATTAAACCTAAAATGGTTTAATTATATTAACTTTTTTACATTGTTCTTAATCTCTTCTACATTAACACCTGTTAGAATCATATTAGTTTGAAAAATACCATTTTTGTAAAAATGGAAAGTTGGTACAACTTCTGGGTCCGCCGGAGAGTTTCTAAGCTCAAGATCAACATCTTCTTTAGCAAAAAAAACAACCCCCTTCATCTCATCATCTTTGTAAAAATCGTTAGCGATTTTGTTGAATCCATTTGCAAACGTTTTACACGGTCCACACCATTTAGCGTGATAATAAATCACAACAACTTTATTGTTTTTAATAATAAAATTTCGTTCGTCAAGACTTTTTATACATAGGACTTCAGGATACATAATTTCTTTATCTTTAACTGATAGTGTTGCATATGTCGCGTATCGCGCCATTTTATTTCTAAGAAAATCAAATCTTTATGTTATTTTACTAAATAATAAATTTTACTTTGTCTTAATATAGTTTCCAAGAGAAGATACAACCGAATTTATTTTGCGGCGAGGCGTGCATGAATAGAGAATTTTTTTAGCAGTACCTTTTTTATGCCATATTTTATATTCTTTTTCTGTTGTTTCGTGAATAACAAGAACTCCGTCCTTTTGTGTTTCAAAAAGAATCACTGGCTCTCCAAGATTTGAAGGACGTTCCCCGTAACAATAAATACTCTTCCAAATATACCCTTTATTATTTGGCATATTTTTAAGTTTTTTGAGCATATATGCTGGAATAGTTTCCCTTGTTTTAACAAAATATTGCCAACTTTTTTCAATATCTCTCTTATTATTATCAGACCTTAATTTATGAAAAACAAGACTTTTTTGTTTAGCAACGGGTAATTTTTTCTGTTTTTTTGGATTTTCAATTCCAATAAATTCATTATCAAATTCTCCTCTTTTAACACCATCTAATCTTTTCTCTAGAGAAGAAATCTCAGTCTCTCGTAGTAAATTTTTAACTTTCCTATTCTCAATCTGTTCAGAAGACCATTCTCCAGTGAACTTTCGCATCCTTTCAATAGCAGACTCATCGTTTTGAATATATATTTTTTCTTGTCTTATTTGACTGTTTATTCTGATCAATTCTCCTCTCCTTTTGTCAATAACACTGGTCATCTTTATAATCATTATCCTTGACTTTAGCTTATTTTAAACTTAAGTAAAATTGAAAAAATAATAGCCATTATTTTACTCTTTATATTTTTAAAGACACACTTCCAGACAAGATAAATTATAACTCATACTAAATCAAATATTATTATTACATAAAATTTGTATTTCGAATGTTATTTTAATATTCTTTGTAATATTAAAATTGTTAACTAACATTTTTCAGGCCTTAGCTTTTAACTTTCTATTTTTTATTTCCAACTCATGGAGTTTTCGTTGAAGTTCGTTTACCTTCTCAAATAAGTCATCATGATTATTTTCAGTTTTTTTATACGATTTGTTTTTTATGGGAGTATCTGGACTCGGAAAATCATCAGAACTTTCAGATCTCGATGTAGATGATGAATAAGATCCACTATCAGAATTAGAATGACCGTATAGTTTTCGAAAATCAACAGGCTTTTTAGAAAAAGAACGAAAGTAAGCTAATGGATCTTCGGATTCCATAGTCATTGCGTGTTCTGCAATATTTTTTATTTCTTTATTAACCTTATTTTTACGTTTTTCATTCTCTCTTTTTCTAGCTTCCTCCTTTTCTCTAGCTTTCTTCTCTTCTTTTTCTCTTTCGCGAGCTTCCTCCTTTTCTCTAGCTTTCTTCTCTTCTTTTTCTCTTTCGCGAGCTTCCTCCTTTTCTCTAGCTTTCTTCTCTTCTTTTTCTCTTTCGCGAGCTTCTTCATTTTCTCTCGCTTTTTTCTCTTCTTTCTCTCTTTCGCGAGCTTCCTTCTTTTCTCTAGCTTTCTTCTCTTCTTTTTCTCGAGCTCTTTTCTCTTCCTTTTCTCGTTCAAAAGCTTCCTCTTTTTCTCGAGCTCTTTTCTCTTCCTTTTCTCGTTCAAAAGCTTCCTCTTTTTCTCGAACTTCTTTTTCTCGAGTTCTTTTATCTTCTTCCTCACTATCTTCTTCATCACTATCTTCCTTCTTTCTATCTATTTTATCTTCTTCCTCACTATCTTCCTTCTTTCTATCTATTTTATCTTCTTCCTCACTATCTTCCTCACTATCTTCTTTATTTCTAGATTTCTTCTCTCTTGCTCTTTTATCTTTCTTCTCTTCCTCACTGTCTTCTTCATTTTCTTGTGTATCACAATCATATAAGTCTTTTTTATCTAAATCACAAGGATCATTAAGAGATTTGATTAGATCTTCAAGTATATTTCTTTTTTCTATAGGAATTATCCAACCTTCTCCTCCATGCATGCGCGGGTTCCATCGACCTCCAATTTTTTTAACAAGATCATTATAAAGGGTTCGATCTCCTCTTACAGCAAGACGGGTCTTATTATATACCTCAAATCTTAGTTTATCAGACATTTTGTATAAAAAGTCTCTTTCTCTTAAGTAGTTTTTATTTTCTAACTCATGTATAGTCTCAATCTTGTTAGAGAAGTATGGAATATAATTAAAAATATAATTTTTCAACAACTGAATAATCTAAATTAGAACTAAATGTTTTGTTATTTGAAATTACAAATTAACAGGAAGCATTATAAATCAAAAAATTACAATTGATTTAATAGATTAAAAACAATATTGAAACATAAAAAGAATTATGAAGATCAGAATGAAAGATTTTTTATGTTATTCGGACTCGACTTTTGATTTTGGAGAGAGTGGAGTTGCATTATTATCTGGACCATCTGGTGCCGGTAAGACTTCTATACTTAGAGGAATATTTTTCGCTCTGTTTGGTGAAGGTAATAAACTTCAGGCGTGCGGATCTACTTCTTGTCGTGTCGAACTCGAGTTTGATGGTGTCAAGATAATCAGAACCAAAAGACCTAATAGACTTGTAGTAAATGACGTATTTGAAGACGAGTCTGGACAGAATTTTATTGACAAAATGTTTGGAGAAACTTTTAAAATAAGTGGTTATATTCAACAGAATAATTTAAATAGTTTTATTCTTATGTCTCCAATTGACAAGTTAGCTTTTTTAGAAAAATTTGCATTTCGTGATGTTGATTTGGCTAAGATTAAGGCAAGATGCAAAGCATATATTACACAGACGTCTGATGCATTAGTAGCAGTTGGTTCACAATTAGACATGGCTAGAAAAGTTTTAGAAAAAATAGAACTACCAGAAGAGAAAATCTTTCCATTAAAATGTAAGAAATCTGAAAGAGAAAAGTCTATCAAAAATGAAAATATTAAGTTGAAAAACTGTCATACTTTAATAAACAGATCTGCTCGTAATGCAAAGATTATACGCGAAGAAATTTCAGACACTAGAGTATTGGAAGCAACTTTGAAAGCAAGAACAGAAGCTCTTTTGAATCTAGAAAAAACTCTTTTAGTTCTTGACGAGGAGATTACAAAATCAGTATACATAGGAGATGATGCCTTGAAATCACTTGAATCATCTTTAACAGATGTCATTGCGATGCGTGATATCAAAATTCTTGAAAAACAAATACAAACAGATTTTGAAAAACTCAAGAAAATGAAAGAAGATGAAGAGACTATAATGAATAAAAGATTAGAAGAGTGTATAAAAACAGAATGGAAAGAATACAGTAAAGAAGACCTCGCTTCAAGTATAGAAGACATGAAAAAATGTCTAATTGATGTGACAAAAATTCAAGCTCTTAAAGATGATATAAAGAACCTTTCTTGTGTATGTTTGGAAAAGCATGAAACAAACAAAAAGGAATTAGAAACTATGGAAACAGAATTAGAAAAAGCACAATCTTTATATGACAAGCTTATTGCTCAACAATCTTCTTATTCATGCCCATCGTGTTCTGTAAAACTTAGATTAGTAAACGAAGAACTAATTATGACATCTGTTGAAGTCATAGAAGCGGATTTGGATGCATTAAAAGATGAAATAATTAAATTAAAGAAAAATATATCGAGACTTCAAAAAATTGTTCGTGATGAAGAGAATAAAATAGATAGAAAAATTACAAACGAGTCTGAAATAGATAAAATTGCATCTACATATGAGGAACTTCCATCTTTAGAAGAGGTGAGAGGAGATTTAGAATATTTGCGTAATTATCAAGCAATACAAACAGAATTGGAAAAGAAAAAAAAGAATTTAGAAAAGGATATTAAAGAAGGTAATTTCTCATCTTCGTATTTTACATTTAAAAAGGGTGTTGAGAAGATGGATATTAAACTAAACTCTCTTCGCGAAAAAATTGGCAATAATATGCCAGATACTGATGAGGAAGAACTAAGAGAACTTATCAATAATCAAAAACAAAAGCGAGATATTATGTGTTCCGCAAAAAAGAAACGAGAAGAAACATCTAATGATATTACAAATTGTAAAAAAGTTTTGGAAAATGCATCAGAAAAACATATAAAAGATTATGGAAACGTGAAAGATTTAAAGGAACTAGAAAGAAACGTATTAATAGAAGAGGATAAACTTCGGGAACTTGAGATTAAAAAGAAAAAGCACGAAGAAAATTTAAAAGGTGTAGAAGAATGGGAGAAATATCAGTCTTCTTTAGAAAATTACAGAAATTGGGAAGTTAAAATAGAAGAGTTAGAAGCGGAAGAAAAAGTAGCTGTAAAAGAACATGCATCTGCTACAAAATTGAAGGATAAAATACTTGAAGCAGAGAGTATGGCTATGATTAATATTATAGATAGTATTAATGCTCACGCTCGGGTTTATCTTGATTGTTTTTTTCCTGTAGATCCAATTTCAGTGAATTTACAGACTTTCAAAGAGACTAAAAAGAGTACAAAACCTCAAATCAATATAGAAATTGAATACAAGGGAATGGAATCGGATCTTAATATGCTCAGTGGAGGTGAACTTTCTCGTGTAGTTTTGGCATATACAATGGCTTTAGCTGAAATGTTTAATACACCCCTTTTACTTTTGGATGAGTGTACTGCTAGTTTGGATCAAGAATTATCAGAGATTGTTTTTAGTGCGATTAAGGAGAATTTTAATGGCAAAATGACTCTACTTATTGCACACCAAGTCGTTACTGGCTCTTTTGATAAGATAATACGCTTAGATTTGAATGCTAAGAACTAAGAAATATTTTTAATTATTTGAAAATAATTAAAAATATTTAAAAATAGTATATTATAAATGAGTAGTGATGAGTCGTCTTACAAACAGTATCTGGAGGAAGATAATTTGATAGATAGTTTTGGCAATCATCTTTTGTACTTAAAAAATAACAGAGAAATGGATTCCAAAGAAATGGAGTCCGAAGAAATAGAGAAGCAGAAAAAATATTGTAACACTGTTATCAATTCTTGTAAAAAAATTTTTATTGAAAAAAAATTAAAGGAAAAAGAAGAGGAGACTCCTACATCAAAGTTCAAAAAAGAAGATGTGTTTGTGAATTTTGTAAAGAGTATAAACTCGAATAGTGATACAAAAGTAATAATTTCTGGTATATTGGTTTTTTTGGTATCATTGGTGTTGTTAATCTGTATTCTAGCATTTTTTAGTGTTTAAAAGCAAAAACGTCTCAATAAACTATATTTAATTATTTTCAAAAATAATTAAATATAGTTTTGATATAAATGAGCAAGGAACGCACGGATGATAATACTTTAAAAGAAAAATATAAACCAACTAATACTAAAACAACTACTAAGGTAAATAAAGGAGGAATGGTTGGATTATCTTTATCATCTTTAGTAATAATTATTTTAGCATATTTTGCGTATAAATATTTTACAACAAAAAAATCAAAGGATATATGAGTATTTTTAGATTTTTTAATCTAAAAATCGTAATACGTATAAAATCATTCTTATTTTACTATTCTGTAATTAATGTATCCATCAGGACGTGTAATACGTATTACGTCTCCTTTAGAATAATCATAGAAACGTGAGATTGCTCGATCTACTCGAAGGACTCCAAATTTCAGACCAAATGTTTTCTTGAACTCAATAGCTTGCTCGTCTTTTAATTTTTCAAAGATAGGCTGAAGTCTGTGCTTTGTAATATTAATCTGCAAATCCTCTTCTGCAAAAAGTTCTATTTTCATATCGTCACACTGTTCAAGAGTGCTCTTAGTTGCTGGAGTAACTTTATCTTTATAAACAACTATAGAATGAACTACACCTGCTTCATTCATGACAGATAACACTTCTTTCATACTTTTTGTATCAAAACTTGGAGATTCGTTAAAAAATACTATTATTTGAGTCCCATCAGGCTTTATCGCCATAATATTATCTGTATCAACGATAGTATATCCTCGTTGCTCAAGCATTTCTAAAATAGTATTTTTTATGCGTTCAGTTGTCATCTTTTGATTTAAGAAGATTTTTATTCATTTTTTTCAATTTTAATTATTGAATATATTAGTAAAACATAAGTGGTTTAAACTTTTAAACTATTTTTTTGAATTTTAGAAAAATATTGCATAATAATAAAATGGCTTGTGGACGAAAAACGGAAGAATATTCTCCTGTCCGAAAATCTAGAAAGAAGTGTAAGAAAAGTCAAATTCGTAACCGTAAATCCGGTTATTGTCGCAAACGAAAGTGTGGTAGCGGAAGGACCCGTGACCTTGTTAGCGGTCTTTGCCGTAATAAGAAGAGTCGTAGAACGCGTAGTCGTAAGTCTCCAAAACGTAAGTCGCGTAGCGTTAAGTCTAGTAGTCGAAAGTCGTCAACTAGGAAGTCCCCATGTCCTACCGGAATGATTCGTAACAAATCAAACGGTAGGTGTCGTGTAAAGTGTGTACCCGGAAAGACTACTCGTATTGGTTCAAGGTCCGGTCGTTGCCGAAAGATTAAATCAAGCACTCGTAAGTCAAGCACTCGTAAGTCAAGCACTCGTAAATCTCGTAGCCGTAAGTCAAGCACTCGTAAATCTCGTAGCCGCAAATCTTCTCCAAAGAAAAAGTTACCAAAGTGCACGAAGGAAGGGCAAACTCGTAGCCGCAAGTCAAGACGCTGTCGAGTTCCGCCGTGCCCTCCTGGAAAGATTCGTAATAAATCGACAGGGGGAAAGTGTCGTGTAAAGTGTAAGCCTGGTCGCATTCGAGATCCAACCGGTAGATGCATCAAGAGGCCTAAAAAGAGTGAAATGGGTGAAATGGATGGAATGAATTTGATTAATTCTGCAAATCGTGAATTAGATGATTTAAACGATTTGATTAATAATTGGGATAAAAACGATATTATGTTTCCGAATATACATGGAGTTATACCACCTCCAGCTCGGAATTATCTTGATACGCCTGCGTGGTCAGTTGATTCTAACAGCCGTGGTATGGGCACTCCCTCGTCATCGTCAAAGCCTGTAAGCCCAGCGTTTGCACGTACAAGTAAACAACTTGAAGATAAGTTAAAAAGATCAGGCCGTTATCATTTGGAACCTGCTTACCCCTCCTCTTCATCGTCAAAGCCTGTAAGCCCAGCGTTTGCACGTACAAGTAAACAACTTGAAGATAAGTTAAAAAGATCAGGCCGTTATCATGTGAATCCTAATTATTTCGCATCCACACCAGAACAAGAAGCTAAATTTTTTTCACCAAGGAGGAGACGTCATCGTCATCATCATCATTAAATATCCAAAATTTTCAATTTAAATAAAATTGAAATTATAAAGCAAGTATACAAATATAATACAGACAAATGATTCAAACCATCGGAGTATGCTGCTTTTGCGGCGATGATTGTTCTGCATATTCGCAGAATTGTGGAAATTGCTCAAGATCTCTGGTAGGCGAAGTTATGGGGTGGGACATTCCACTTGAAGTTAGAATTTATTACACAGGTATTGGATCTATTTCATCGGAGCCTTCTATTTCAGAAGAGTGCTTTCGAGGAATCATGGAATTGGAAAAAGACAACTTCAATGAGAAGTGTCCGTTCGATCCAAATACGTGCGACCTTCTAGATCTTATGGAATGGGCAGGTGCGGAGATATACGTCCCATAAAATGAATAAAATTCAATAGAATAATATACAAAAAACAACACCAAAAAGGTATTGTTTTTATCGCAATTTCATTTCTTTCATTTTTAGAATCCGATGCTCAAAAATTATTTACAAATTATTTTATTATAAAAAATTCTACACGCCTGAAATTTTTGATGAACCAAACTTTTTCATTCGATGCGTTAAAATAATTTTTGCAAAAAATGAGTCCTCAAGATACTTTATTTGATATTAAATATCAGGAGACAAAGTATCAGACTGAATGAAAATCTTTCGTTGTACACAAAAATTTTAGCGATCCGCAAAAAAGGATTTTAGTTTTGGAAAAAGGTTCAGGAGATAAGAGAATGTATCAAGTTTGTAAAATAAAAGTTAATTATGCTTTTATTAACAAAAGAAGAAAAGGTGGAGGAAAATTTCAAATTAGAACACGTTGAGGAAGGCATCTAGATGAAAATGTCTCTTTTTCTAAAGAGATGACCGTTTTATGAACCTAATCCTTTTTAATAATAAAATAATTCTCAATAAAATATTATTGAGAATAAATAACTTGAGTTTACTATATTACTTTTTCGGACGCTGCTTTTTCTTTGCAAATCTCGGAATATCGATCTTAGCAACAGATGGTGGTAACCCCTTTTGACCAAGAGACTTATTCTTGTTATCTTTATCAGAATCAGTAGAATCATCTTCTGTGTCATCACTATCAGAAGAATCGTTATCCGTCAAATCTTCTTCATCTAAATCCTCATCGCTAATATAATCTTCAATTTGACCATAACCAAGAATATCAAAAACTTTGCATATCATACGTTCATTTCTAGCCTCGTTATCACGATTATCCTTTTTCTTAAAGTTAAAATTAATAGTTTTCAATTTACCATCAAATTTTCGATGGAAAGCATAAGAGTTCATCTCAAGCTTAGTCATTTGTTTGGCGGTAGTTGCACTTACAGAGTGATCAAGATCAAGATCAAAGGTACTAAGGTCGTCTAATATAAACCAATCTACCTTCTCAAGTTGATCCTGTAGATGCTTAAGAGCATCCTCATTTCCTTCACGCCTAATAAAGTAATACCAACTTTCAAACTCCTTTCCATTTGTTTCCATAAGAGCTACATAGTCACCTGTCATAATATGACTAGGTTCACGTTCTGGAGATTCTTTTTGATTTTCCTTACTAGTTTTCTTATCTTTTGTGCTAATTTCAGAAGACATTTTATAGAATAACAAACTGTTTTTAAGTTGATTTCAAAATTTGTGTTTAATTCTTTTAAAAATTAAACAAATATTTTTATTCCTCTTCGAGCAATTCCTCATCTTCTACATCATCCTCCGCACAATTATCCTCTTCTTCCTCTTCTTCCTCTTCTTCCTCTTTTTGATCGTTAATAGTTTGATCTTCTTCAATATGAACAATATCACTTAGCTGATAAGGATTTTGCGTTCGTCTAGCAATAGAATTAACAAATTCAATATCAATTGGCATAAGTTTAACTCGTCCGGCGTGAATAGCAGCAAAATTGGCATTTCGAAGAAGAGTTGTCAATTGTTGTTCGATAAAGTACTGAAGGACAATAAAAACATCCTTGCTAATTTTCATTGGAGAATTATTATGATTCTTTACCACCTGACGAACAAGCTTTTCAAATGGAAATTTTGCAAAAGTAAGGCAATTACTCATCTTTTGAAAACGACGAATCTCACGAAGAGACACGGTACCAGGTCGGAAACGATGCTTTTTCTTATCACCATCTTGTACTGTTTCAACCTTCTTACAACGCTTCTTATTTTTAATTTTCTTAGACAAAAGAGATTTGTGAATAAATGGTGTGACACCACCACCTAGAAATGAAATATTATTATTAGAAAAAAACATATTTAACTCATTGTCATTACGAACACCTAACTCCAGATCGCGAATGTTAATTCTAATTCTTTTATTATCTTTTGCGGATGCCGAAGCATTTTCCAGAATCTCTGATGTTAAATATTCTAGAGCACCTGCCATATAAACAGGTGCTTGACTAGTTACCATAACCTTTGAGTAACCAAAGTTGCGAAGAAATTTCTCTGATATGGCTGGAGAAAAGAGAATACTTGCCTTTTCTTGTCTGCTTGTCCCTTTTACATTACCGACTTTTTCAAAACTGGCTACTGCTTTTTGACCTTGTATAATTGCATTAGCCGCTAATTGTTCTGGAAGAATAATTAAAAGAGCGTTCTTAATCTCCTTGTCTGACATAGTCTTTTTCTTTGCCATCTCTGTCAACGTTATAACAGTTGTTGCTATTAGTCGAGAAATTAGGCAAAGAGCGCTATTAAGTTGTTGCTTTGAATTAGAAGTAATGCCGTTAGAATCAGAAACTTGCTTTAAAACTTTAGAAATATAGGTTTCAAAAAACCTTGTCTTCTTCTTCTTCGTTCTCTGCAAAGCAACTACATCTTTCTGCGGTATAACGACATCTTTCTGCGGTACATCCATTTTATTTAATGATCTTTATTCTATCTTTTAAGTCACGAATTGATTCTTTACAAGTGTTTTAGATTCAATTCGTGACTTAAAGCTTAGTTATTAAATACAAAATGGAAAATATTACGAAACCTTCTATCACACGGTTGGCCCGTCGAGCAGGAGTTAAAAGTCTGTCAGATGATTGCTACAATAACATTCGAAATATTGTTAACACGCAGCTATCAGACATTATAGTTGCGACGCTTGTAGTTAATTCAGAACATAATACAAAGACTCTTATGCCTGAGGATGTTTACGAGGCTCTTCGATTGCGTGGACATAACGTAACTCAATCGAGTGATCTTGGAACATCTACATGTGCAAAGTAAAAAACGAGAAAATTTATATTCAATATCGAATATAAATTCGTATTTTAAATAGTAGGATCTGTTTCGCAAATAACAATAGATGACCATTCATCGTTACTCAAATGATATCCATACTTTGATATTCCACAAGGATAGCATATAAAAAAAGCCTTACTACCCATTTTCAAAGAGAATTGTATTTCAATAAAGCTTTTTGTAGAAGTATCAAATTCACGATATGAAAAATATACGGGTCCGATATCTTTTGGATTGCCAAAAAACTCATCTACCTTAAAAATAGAATCGTTAACTTGAATAAAATCACCAGCTGATATCTCAAGAACATTTCCGTTCGGTTTTGTAAGTATAACAGAGTGTGGGGCATCTTTCCATGCTACATGAGACAAATCAGGTGTGTTCATTGATGTTTATATATTTATTGAATTTTTAACTTAATATTTCAATTTTATTTATTATAATAAAGTAATTTTGCTTATATCAGTTCATTATTTTGATTTAGAGTTTTGTAGGAGTTGCATGTATCAAACCAACACTTTCAAAATGCTCCAAAGTTTTATCTATTGGAAGCTCAATATTTCTACCAGTAAATGAAGAAAATGGAATTTGTAAATATTGTACATCTCTATGTTCATAAAATCTGTTTGTAAAAGGATTTGGAACAAAATCACTCCGATTTCTTTCGTCAATCATACTAGCACAAATAAATATTTTACAGTTCGGAACAACAGACAATATTTTATCAATCCATTGAGGGATTGTCCTGTATGTTGCTAGAGCATAACGGTCCATTTGATAAAAAATAAATGCAACGTTTGCATGTTTGAAAAGTTCTGGATCTTGATTTCTTTCGATTCGAGACAAAACTCTAAAATTAAAATAGCAATCTAACGTCCGATCTGGGTTTGAAAGTTCTTGATATATCAGATGTGGTGCAGGTTTTTTATTCATGAAATATCTAGGATTAAAATTTATACCTTTCAGACGGTTAATGTATTGAGACTTTCCTGTTCCTCCTTCTCCAACAATTAAGGCATTTAATATATTTGGTAACCATAAATTTACATGCCTACCTATTGTCTGTGTTTTTCTTATGCTATATAAGATTTTTGGTGTATTTAATATTTGACGTCTTAAATTAGTGAATAATTCTATCAAACATAAACGCATTTCTGGTGTTAAGATTATACCCATATATTCATCTAAATTTTTTAATAATGTTATTTGCATTTCATTATACAAAATTAACTCTTCAATTCTTTCTCTAGACATTTATTTTATAATTATAAAATATATAATTATATAATTATATATTTTATAATATTTGAATAGTTTAACGTAAGAAATAAGATAAACACTTTTTATTAAAAAATCAAATTTAAAGAGAGTATGTTATATTTATAATATAAAAATGACATCTAATTTTGCTTCAGCAATGACCTCTTGTGCTAAAACATGGAATGGAGCAATTTCTTTATCAACTCCGGATATTACAGGAGAATCAAACGGTCGTATTGCATTATTTTTTAAGTCTGTTCGTGGATTAAAAGATGAGAATCTATATCAATATATGAGAAAATCGGCAGATGAGAACCTTATTGACACTTTTTTAATAGCATTTTATATTCGTGACTGTCGAGGAGGTAAGGGAGAGCGTGATTTAGGCCGCAAGTGTCTTATATGGCTTTTTTTAAATTACACAGAAGAATTTAATTGCGTAACTAACTTTATAGCAGAATATGGAAGGTGGGATGATCTTATTGAGCTATGGCCAAATGTATTAGATCTGCGAAATATTAAGAACGAACATGATGAATCTTATTTGACTATTTTAGATGAAGCAAGATTGAATAGAATAGCAGAACTACAAATTTTATTTGTTAAGATGTTTGGGGATAAATTAGTTAGTGATCGTGAAGACATGGAAGCTGGAAAACCTATCTCTATTTGTGCAAAATGGGCACCTACAGAGATGGATTCGTATGATCGTAAATACGGGGTTGTCCTAACATTAACTAAAGTTATGGGAGTCACTTTCAAACAATATCGTAAGAAATATACAACTCCGTTGCGACAATATCTAAAAATCGTAGAAAGATATATGTGCGAGGGTAAATGGGATGAAATCGAATATAGTAAGGTACCTTCTTGCGCTATGAAGCGTTTGAAAAAAGCTTTTGAAAAGCATTCTCCTGAGCAATTTTTGGAGTGGAAAAATAAGCTTCAAAAAGGAGAAGTTACTGTAAAAGCAAAACAACTATTTCCACATGAGTTAATTCACGAAATTCGCACTAAAAGAAAGGAAGATCAAGTATGTGAAGCTCAATGGAAAGTACTAGAAGAAGAAGCTAAAAAACTTGGAGTTCTTGAAGATACACTTTTTGTTTGTGATGTTAGTCAGAGCATGAGTAGTTGGACTGGTGATTGTCAAGGTTTTTCTAAAAAGACAGCTTGTCCAATGGATGTAGCAATTGGTATATCTCTTTTGGGTGCTAATACTGTTCAAGGACCATTTCATAATCATATCATAACTTTTCACGAAACACCAACTTTTCATGTTATTCGTGATGAAAGCATATATAATCGTTGGTCGAGTCTTATAAAAGCTGATTGGGGTGGATCTACAAATTTGCAAGCTACGTTTGAATTGATACTTAGTAAAGCTATTACACACGGACTTTCTCAAAATGACATGCCAAAAAAGTTATTCATCATTTCTGATATGCAATTTAATATTGCTGATAGAAATAATAATATTACAAATTTTCAAGCAATCAAGACTAAATACTCTGCCGCAGGTTACGTACCTCCAAATATTATTTTTTGGAATGTTTGTGGTTCAAGCTCTGATTATCCGGTATCAGTAACTGACGATGGTACAGCACTAGTTTCTGGTTTTTCAAGTAGTATTCTGTCATCTTTCATAAACCAGAAAGACTTTTCTCCGTATACTATTCTGCGCGCTGCACTTGATTCAGAACGTTTAGCTCCAATTAGACGAGTGTTGAAAGTCTCTTGTTTGGAAGAATTAGATTAATTATTTTGTATATTTTATGAATATACAAAAGCATTTACATAGTAAATTCAGCTGCAATAACTTTAACATGATTTTTATCAGTGTGCATATGAAGACTTAACACAGTATGGTTATTTGTTAAATTAGTAAAAGATGTAGTTGAAAATACGTGAACTTCGTTTTCTTTTCCAGACAAATCATATTTTGTTTCAGCAACAGGATTTTTTGAAATCGCATCAATAAGATATAAATACACCGGACCGCAACCTTGAACAACCAAATCTAGCCTTAAAAGATTATACTTACGACCATCGTACGGAATTGTGCATATATGTCGATGAATAGGAGAAACTAAATTAACAAGTCCATTCCAAATTACCACTTTTGGTCCTCCTAAATCACCTTTTTCACCCTTATCACCTTTTTCTCCTACGTCACCTTTTTTTCCTACGTCACCCTTATCACCTTTTTCTCCTACGTCACCTTTTTCTCCTACGTCACCCTTATCACCTTTTTCTCCTACGTCACCTTTTTCTCCTACGTCACCCTTATCACCTACGTGACCTTTTTCTCCTACGTCACCCTTTTCTCCTACGTCACCCTTCTCTCCTGTATCACCTTTTTCTCCTACGTAACCCTTCTCTCCTACTTCACCTTTTTCTCCTACGTCACCCTTATCTCCTCTTTCTCCTACGTCTCCCTTATCACCTTTTTCTCCTACTTCACCCTTCTCTCCTACTTCACCTTTTTCTCCTACTTCACCTTTTTCTCCTACGTCACCCTTATCTCCTCTTTCTCCTCTTTCTCCTACGTCACCCTTATCTCCTCTTTCTCCTACGTCACCCTTCTCTCCTCTGTCACCCTTATCTCCTCTATCACCCTTATCTCCTCTATCGCCCTTATCTCCCACGTAACCTCTATCACCCTTATCACCCTTATCACCCTTATCACCCTTATCACCCTTATCACCCTTATCACCCTTATCACCCTTATCACCTATTTTTTCAACAGTAGTAAAATTTTGAGAACCATTATTTTCAGATAAAGATATATTATATTTATCTATATTCTCAGAATCCGGTATATTTGAAGATTGAACAAAATCAAATAAATTCATAGAAGGTAATCTCATTTTTGGAGGCATATTTGAAAAAATGTTTTGTAGTTTTAGATAACTTTAAGTTAAAAGAAGAATATGATAAAGCTAGCTTAAAACGGTGAACAGAATCTTAATAAATGTCGAAATTGATGGAAAATAAACAAATGATTCACATTGCATCCGAGATTGTAGCTCTTGTTGGTCTTACTTTCTATTTTAATCAAAAGAATAAGAAATTATTGGGACATATTGAAAATTTAGCTCAAAAAATAGAAGAACAAGAGGATCTTCTACAAAAACACGAACATATAATTAAAAAAATGTTAGAATTTATGAATGATCAGAATGAAAAGAATACACCTCATGTTTTGGCTAAACAACTTGAAACAACTAAAATACGTAAGAAACCACCACCCCCAGAAAAGGAAGTTCATACAAAGCCCCCTTTAAAAGTTCCAACGCCTTCCAAAACAGAATCAACAAAAGTATCTTTTAGTGACCAAATTTTGAAAACAACTAAAAAACCTCCTCTTGTTGTAGAGAGTGAAGAAAGTAGTGATAGTGAAGAGAGCGATCTTGATGCAGAGCTTGCAGAAGAACTAGAAGAATTGGAGATTGAAGAAGAAATTAATCTTTCAGATTTAAAAAAAAGAACTTAATTATTAAAGATTTACTACCATTTTCGTCTAAAACATGCCCCACACAAGACTTATTTTCAAAAACGATTCCGCTAATGGATATGTTTACCCCATTCCTAGAATTAAACAATATCGATATTCATCATCTAGGATTTCCGAACGATCAAATTATATCCCTCACCCAACCCCAAGAAATGCTAATCGTCATCAATGGCATGACAGATATCTTCCCGAATTAATAGACATATATAATATTATATCTGATGTTATAAAAGAACGATATCCACATAATAAAATCAAATGGAATTCTAATAATGAAATTTTTCATAATCTATCTCGTATAATTTATCATTGTTCAAGTAAACATATCTAAGAATTTAATTATAATATACAAAAGAGATGGGAAAAACAAAGTGTGATGAAATTATTAAACGAAAATTTAATAAATATGAAGATACACTTGTAAATGATGAGTTTGACGATATTTGTTTTGAAAACAACCAAGAATCTCAAAAAGAGGATAATGAAATTTATATTAATGAAACAGCAATTTTAATTAGACAAAAAATTTTTGAATACGTAAATGATGGAGTTCACCCTCTATGCGAATATTTAAGCATTGACAATGTCGAAAATTATGTAAAATGGTTATTGTCTTAATTTTAATACTTTTATGAGTATTAAAAATATATTTATTACTTTTTAGCAATTAGTCCTAGACATTTTTTCAACTCTTTTTCCATCTTTTCTAATTTTTCTATTTCATCATCATCGTTTTCCTGTACTTCTACAAGTACATCTTCGATATTTGCTTGTTTTATTTTAGGAGGTTTTTTTTTATCCTTATCACGTGCAGGAGGTGTTTCTTCAACCACAGGTGTACCATCGTCCATTTTTTTCGGAACTGGAAGTGGAGGAGTTGTGGGAGGAGAATAATCAGGAGTTTCTGGATGTATTTTTATACGTGGAGGAGTTCCAAGACCTTTTGAAGAAAATTTGTACACTACAGGTGTCTCAGCAGGTGTCTCAGCAGGTGTCTCAGCAGGTGTCTCAGCAGGTGTCTCAGAAGGACCAAACCCAACATCTAGAGGCTCTGGTGTATCAACAGGCCTATCAACAGGCCTTAGAGTTGTTTTTGCAGATGTATCAGCAGGTCTATCAACAGGCCTATCAACAGGCCTATCAACAGGCCTTAAAGTTGTTTTTGCAGATGTATCAGCAGGTCTATCAACAGGCCTTAGAGTTGCTTTTGCAGATGTATCAGCAGGTCTATCAACAGGCCTATCAACAGGCCTTAGAGTTGTTTTTGCAGATGTATCAGCAGGTCTATCAACAGGCCTTAGAGTTGTTTTTGCAGATGTATCAGCAGGTCTATCAACAGGCCTTAGAGTTGCTTTTGCAGATGTATCAGCAGGTCTATCAACAGGCCTTAGAGTTGCTTTTGCAGATGTATCAGCAGGTCTATCAACAGGCCTTAGAGTTGCTTTTGCAGATGTATCAACAGGCCTTAGAGTTGCTTTTGCAGGTGTACCAAAATCAGCATCTTGAGACATCGGCTCTGGATTAAAAAAAGGTCTATCAGCCGCCTTTTGCGGTGGTAATCTAACAGTTGAAAGCACTGGTCTTTGAGGTTCAGGACTTGGTGACCTAACAAATCTTTGATAAGGCACTGGTCTTTGAGGTTCAGGACTTGGTGACCTAACAAATCTTTGATAAGGCACTGGTCTTTGAGGTTCAGGACTTGGTGACCTAACAAATCTTTGATAAGGCACTGGTCTTTGAGGTTCAGGACT